CATGAGGCGATATTAGCGCTACCCCACTTCTTAGCAACATAATCTTTTACTTCTTGCCTGCGACTATCTTGGAAGTCATTGTCAATATCGGGTTCCTTGATACGTTCTGGGTTCATAAAACGCTCAAAGAATAAGTCATACTTGATTGGATCAACTCTTGTTATACCCAACAACCAACAGATAAGACTACCTGCAGCGCTACCTCTACCGGGTGATTGAACTATATCATTCTCCTCAGCCCAGTTACAGAAATCTCTTGTCAATAAGAAGTAATCAACGTAACCCTTACTGTGAATCAAGTCTAACTCCGTCTTTACACGCTCTATGTATACATCTGTCTTTTCTTCGGGTATAATACCAGAATCAACCTTACTCATCAAACTATCCTTGAGTAACTTTAGAATATACTGACGATTGTTGTCGTATCCACTTGGAACAGAAAACTTGGGTTCCTTGAGTGATTCAACATCAATACGAGCGTGACAACGCGTAGCTATTTCTTTGGTTGTTTCTATAGCTTCATCTAAGATAGAGTTATCAATACATTCATGGTGTCCATTGTCATGCCAAAACCTACGCATATCTTCTTCGGGTGCAATGTATAAGTTCTTACAGTTAGTTTCATCAAACTTACCATTGGTGTTAACATTCAACATAAACCCATGAACATCAGCATGTTTCTTTTCGGGGTAGTGAGCATCATTAGCTAACACACATCGAATGTCATAGTTCTTACGAAACATCTCTACCATCGCAAAGTTATACTCACGTTGAGCGTGTTGATCTCCACCGTTATCTCTATAAGAGAACTTTTCATGTGGGTGTAATTCCACAAAGAAACGATCCTTACCAAATATATTATACATCTTGTTGAATAAGGTTCTCATCTTATCAGTTTCACCTTTGAAGTAATACTTTGCAAATGGTGAAATAATACATGTAGTTGTGGCGATAAGCCCTTCGTTGTGTTGAGCTAATAAACTCAAATCAATACGAGGTTTACTATAGAAACCATCTTTGTTGGCGTAGTAGTTTAAACGATATATGTTACGTAAACCTTCATCTGTTTCAGCCAACAAAATAAGGTGAGGGTTAGCTTGTCTTTGTTTTTGTAATTCTTTTTGTTCTTGCTTTGATAGACCTTCTTTTTCATCATCAGTTAAGCCCTTACGGTGCCTATCTTCTACAAAGTAAAACTCATTACCTAAAATAGGTTTTACACCATACTTATCACACGCTGTTTGAAACTCATACAAGCCTGCACAAGAACCGTGATCAGTTAGTGCCAGAGCTTGCATACCAATATCAGCAGCTCTCTTGGCGTTGTCAGATGGTTTACCAATACCATCCAACATAGAATAACTACTGTGAACGTGTAAGTGAGTATACGTGTCAACCTTACTATCATAATTATACATAATTTATCTCCCGTAAAATTTGTATATATAATATAATAAGATATTCACTATTTGTCAATATATTATTTGCTGTATTGTTCTACCTTTATGCCTGCTTTTTGCATCATTTTTGTGCCTATATCTTGGTTGCTTTTAGAGTCCTTGGATATATATTCTGTTCCATATATAACCTTAGATATGCCAACTTGAACAATGCATTTTGCACATTCACAACAAGGCAAAAATGATACATATAAAGTAGATCCTTCTAATCTTGAAGAGTCAGAAAATAATATAGCATTAAGTTCGGCATGAACTATATGACTATATTTCTCTGGTCTGGTGAGTGGAAAGTCTTTCTGTGATAATCCTCTAGGTAAAGAATTGTATCCAGTTCCAACAATTCTACCATCCTTATCTAATATCACAGCTCCGACTTTTGTATGAGGGTCTTCAGATCGAATAGCTATGGGGCTAATCAACCCCATAGCATATTCATCCCAACTTATTTTATCGCGCATTTCTTACATTTATCACATATTAAATCAATCATCACCGTGATTGAATCCGGACTTAGTGATCCTTTTAAATCTTTTCTTTTTGTGTATATCTCTTCTTTAAACTCTTGAAGACATTTTTCACAAAATCTTACTATCTTAACACCCATAATTACTCAAAGACTTCTTTCGTTTCTGGATTGTATGCTAGTTTACCAGTTCTTATATTCCATATCATTCCATTTTTTTCTTGATACTTGGTTAACTGACCTACTGTCATATATCTTGTCATCTCTTTTAAATCTCCGTTGAAGTCTTCAACTAATTTTTTTAAAGATCCGTAGAAGTAAGTTCCGGGTTTATCTATTTGTTTTTTAGGCATTCTCACCTCTAAATTCACAGTTAAAATCTCCATAATTATTGCATACATATAAATATACACAAGATTAAGTAAATTAAATAAACCACATTTACCTTTAAGAGATATAACCATTGTATAATAAATATAATTATATAATTCTTTTAGTTACATTTAGAATATCCACAATCTAAACAACTACCACAACCATTTTCGTTTTTATATGAATTAGAGCCACATTTAGGGCATTTTTCTAAATTAGCCCCGTCTTCATAATTTTTTTCTTCACCATCATTTTTTTTTGAAATAGTGGTGAATTTCTGTAATGCTATAGCTACTGCCTGAGATCTGGTGGTTATTTGATGTCTTCTTTGAGCATCCTTATCATGCCAAAACACAGGGTCTGCAGAAGATGTTATTTTTGAAAGATGTTCAATTATGAAATCAATATCATCAACATTCTTAAGTAATGCTGAAACTAAAACAGCTAAGGCTTTAGTTTCTGAACTTTCTTCTCCAAAAGTGTTAATAAAAACCTCATATGGTTTTTTAGGATCTTCACTATATGGATTAATTGTTATATATAGTTTTTCATCTACTCCACTAGGTATTTTATATGTAACACCACCTAATTCAACAGGTCTCTTTTGAGGCTCTTCTTTTTCTTTCTTTTTATTACTCTTTCCATCATCTGTTATTAAAACACCTTCTCTACTACCCTCTCTATAAACTGTAATAGATTTTAGACCGTTGCGCCAAGCATCTAAATATATTTGAGCAATAGTATCTTCGGGAGTTTCTTTAGGTAAATTAACAGTTGATGATATACTATTATCAACATACTTTTGTATTACTGATTGTAACTTTACTCTAAAATATGGATCTATTTTATGAGCTGTAACAACAAAGTTAGGTAGATTATTATCATTATTGAAAACTTCTTCAATTATTCTTGGATAAGTCTTATATTCCTTGAATGTTTCTCCATCTTGTTCTCTTACTCTACGAGTATAAGAAGTTGCAAAAATTGGTTCTATGCCAGATGATACTTGACCAATAATACTTCCACTACCAACAGGAGCCATTGTTAACAAGAAAGAGTTTCTTATACCTGTTTTGTTTAACATATCAAACATACTTTCATCTAACTCTGAAATCATATTAGCTACGAATTCGCTTTGACCCCACTTCTCTATGTCAAACAAAGGAAATGAACCCTTCGCCTTAGCTAACTCTATGGATGCATTGTAGGCCGCATCTCTATAAGTATGCATTATTCTTTCTACAACTTCTAATGCTTCTTCTGAATCATATTTGACCCTTAGTCTAATTAACGCGTCCCCCAAACCAGTAATACCTAATCCGATTCTTCTTTCATTAACCGCTATTTCATTCTGTTCTGGTAGTGCGTGCTTTCCATCATTCCACGTAATACAATTATCCAAAAACCTTACTGCGGTCTTTATATCATCTGCAAACTTATCAAAATGAAAAACCCTAGTTGTAGGGAATTCATCGGGTTGTCTTTCAACATATCTGTCAAGATTCATATGACCCAACAAGCAATTAGCGTATGGGCCTAAAAATTGTTCTCCACATGGGTTTGTCGTTAATGCCGGATTGGCATATGCTAGTGCGTCATTTCTCTTATGATTATCTACAAAGAATATACCGGGTTCCGCATGAGCATGAGCATTCTTAATAATTGCATCCCATACCTTCTTAGCTGATACTTTTTGAGATACGGAAGGATTATTAGAATCAACTGGCCAACGCTGTTCATATCTACCTTCATCCTCTAAAGCTTGGAGGAATTCATCAGTTAACTGAACGGATATATTAGCATGTTCAACTAACTTATATAAATTATTATAACCGTTTCCTTGACCTTCTTCATACTCTATTTTTCCAAGAATCTTTTTTATATCAATAAACTCTAAAACATCGGGGTGATGAACATTTATTGTTATCATCAAAGCACCTCTTCTTAACTTCTGATGAACGGTGTTTGTTGATTGACTCATTAGATCCATAAAACTACAAGCGCCCGGAGAGTTGCCGCCTGAGTTCTTTACTGGCATACCCTTTGGTCTTAAAATAGAAATATCTGTTCCAACACCCCCTGTGCTTCTATATGTTAAAGCACTCTCTTTTAACCAATCATATATTCCTTCAATTGAGTCTTCCTTAATAGGAATAACATAACAATTAGTGCAAGATACATTCTCATCTCTTCCCAACGCATACATAATTCTACCACCGGGAATAAACTTAAAATCAGAAAGAAGATCGTAATATCTTTCTTCCCATATCTTTTTACCAGCTTTATTAATATCTTCTTGCTCTGATATTTCTATAGCTAATCTTCTCCACATTTCTTCTGGAGATGTTTCATCTTCTTTTAGATATTTATCAGCCAAAACTCTTGCTGCTAACTCATCTCCATTATAATATTTAATTAAACTGTCAACCTTATTAATTTCACTCAATTGAAACTCCTTTTAATTTATTAGTCTAAATATTTTTGTAATTCTTTTTTATTAGCACTACCAACAAATCTTTTTACTTCTTCACCAGTTTCGTTAAATAAAATAGTAGTAGGTAAAGATCTAACTCCTCTTTTTGATGCTAAATCACTATTCTTTTCTACATCAAACATATTCAACTTTTCACTACTTATAGAATCAATAAGAACCGGCTTGAATGTTCTACATGGGCCACACCAATCAGCCCCAAAATACTCTACTCTAGAAATCATCTTTACTCTCCATTATAATAAAAATTTATTAAGCTATAAACTGATTATTGCTATTTTTTTATTCGTCATTACTCGGACCTACATCCTTTGCACTCCTATAACCATCTTTGAAAAAACCTGCTCCAAACTTGATACCAGTCGGTGTGTAATGTCGTCTAACATTTTCTATATTATCACACTGAGGGCAACTTTGTTTTTTGAACCTATCATAGTCTTTGATAGCTATTGATACCTCAAAAATATTATCACAATCTTCACAAATGAAATCATATGTTGGCATTAGATACTCACCGTTCCTTTCTTATCAACTTTGTGAATTATTTCTTGAACACCATTCTCTCTTGATAAGATAACCTCATACTCTAACTCTTCATTAGTTCCAACCTTATCATTGGAAATCATCTCATTGCAAGCTCTAATAGCATCATCATTTTTATATTTGCTTCTCTCCAAAACCGCCATAGTTTGAAGACTTGTTCCTGTTGTTCCCCAACGACTAGTTCTCATTATGGTATATCTCTCTGGCATCTTAGACTCCTATATTATCTCTATATTTATCAAATATTCTTTTTCTACTATCACCCTCACTCAACAAATTGCTAACCTTATCTGACATTGATAATCCACCTTGACTATTGTTTTCATGTAATCTGATTAAACTTCTACCATAATCAATTTCAATATCAAGATTAACACCAGCTGCACCCATTCTATTCTTACCAATATGAAACTTACGCTGAGAGAATGTGGCGAAGAAATCAGCTACATGAACCTTAGATATTGCCTCACCAACTTTATCAATAGTAATAATATCATCACTAAAACCTTCTCTATTAGATTGTGTTGCTGTCCAAATAGGAAGTTTAGTTTCCATTGCAAATCCACGTAAATCTTCGTAAATACTTTCTAATTCAAATCTCTTCTGATCGTAACCACGGCGACTCCTCATCAAATCACCATAATCAATGATAACTAAATCTGGATCGAAACCACTTGATTGCAATCTACCTATGTGAAACTTCAAAGTATTAACTGTTGCAATCTTTGTTGGATATTCTTTGATTATCAAACGACCACCTTGAAATCGTTGAAGATTTATTTCTACCTCTCTGTTTCTTGTAACAATCTCCTTAGTTGGAACACCAGTTATACGACTATCATAACGATTGCCAATGTTGTTTTCACTCAACTCAAAGCTATAATGAACAACATTTTTACCTGCTGCTAATGCACCATATCCAAAATTCACCAACATAAAACTCTTACCACCACCAGTTGGAGCCATTACAACACCCAACTCACCTGCAGCTAATCCACCCTCAAGTATATCATTATGATCTAATATTTCAAAACCTGTAGGAACAGTATTAGGTCTCTTATCTTCCTTACTTCTACTGCTAAATGAATCAAAATAATTGTGACCCATATCAGTTTTATCTGTCATCTTTAAACTTTCTTCAATAGTTTTTTGTATCTCATCAAATCTTCCTTCTTTGAGGAGTTCTACTGAAGTTAGAATTGCAGCTTTCATAGACTGATTCTTACAAAATTCAAAAGCTTTTTCTTTAGCGTGTTCAATCTCTTGTCTGTTTGAGGTTTTCTCTATGTCAACAAGAATAGTTAAGGCATCATCTTTGTCTTCGCTATCAGCTAAAGCAGCTATCTCTAATCTTAACATATCATATGTTGGTGAAGAATCATACTTATTAAAAAGTTTTGTTATCTCACCCCAAATAATTTTATGTGCTTCTGTAGTAAAATATTCTTGTTTTAATATTTCAAATATCTTTTCAAAAAACAACCTATCAGTTAATGCACCTTGTATAACTCTATTCTGAAATTTACTAGAACCAAATACGTCAAAATTAGCTCCATCTACCATTACACACCTCCTTTATATTTCAATATATTCTGTTTTTAATGTAGCGAAAGAAGAAACCCAGTTATCAATATTATTAGGTGAAATTCCTTCGGATAGTAATTTAATTCTAAAATTAGGTGGATTAAACTTTAATTGTGTTTTACCAACAATATTAAAGATTGTGCTTACAGAAGTTGTTGATATATTAGGATCTAACAACTGAACTAAACTATAATTATTTTCTATTAAGTTCTTATTATCAATATATTTCTGATATCTTTTTTGTTTGTTTGATACTTGTTCAATGGAATATTCTTGTATATCGTCTATTGTATATTCTGTTGTGTTTGATAGAAATGGAAAATCTTTCTTTACTGTTTTCTCACCAACGCCCTTAACACCTTCAATATTATCTGAATTATCACCACATAATGATTTTATCAATGTGTAATTAGGTGGATAACACTCTTCTATATCACTCATCCACTCAGTGTTAATAAACTGGCCTATGGGGTCTTTCTTGGTTTTAATGGGTCTGAATACTGTAGTTGTGTCATCAACCAATTGAAAATAATCCTTATCACTAGAAACTATTATCTTTTCGTAATCATCTTTTAACACTTTTTTGCAAAGGTATGCAATAACATCATCGGCCTCTAAATACTTTACACCTAATTGCAAAACAGGTAAATCATTAAGACACTCCTTAAGTAATAGTAACTGACGCGCGAATGATTGTGTTTCATCTTCATCAGAAGAATCAAAATGACGGCGATTCAAACCCTTAAAAGATCTACCCTCTTTATATGAGGATAATGTCTTTCTTCTTCTCTCTGATGAACCCTGACCTTCCCACGCAATGATAGTATAATCGGGTTGGTGTAACTCTATTTGACTCCTAATAGAAGCCAGACTTCCATATAACCCAGAAACTAATTCACCATTATCGTTTGACATAGCAAATGCAGAAAAGTTTCTGACATACATATTCAACATATCAACTATTAAAACTTTATTTTTTCTCATATTATGTGACACTCCCACCCGGTTGGGGTTGTAAAATAAACTTTTTTAACACCAGCTTCTCTAATAATGTTCATACAATAAGAACAAGGCTTAGCTGGCTTTAACATACCATGTCTATCTTCTCTATAAACATACATCTTACTACCTTTTATACAATCATCATATCTATATGAATTTACTGAAAGTATTGCTTGAAGTTCGGCGTGTATTGATACAGCGTAGAACGGATAATGTTTTTTGAGTGCAGGGTGGGTTTTCATATCCTTATTGTGAGACTTATAAACCTTGCCGTTCTTTAACACTAACACCGCGCCAAACCTCGTTTTATGGTCTGACTTGAACATTTCTGAACAAGCCATTCTGAAAAACTTCTTCTTCTTTATCTCTTTTTTTACGAGTGAGTTACTCGGCTCATACTCCATAATTTACCAACTTTGATATACTAAATATAACAATATTTTTTGAAAAATCAAGGGTTTTCAAAATAAATTTTGCTACCCTTTTAGAACAACGAAAAAGCAAAATACCACACAAAATAGTGGTCATTTTTACATACCCATTATGATCTCTTTGAGTAAATCCAAATCTTGACATATGGATTTCTTCAACTCTTTCTTTGTTGTGTGTTTTGTCGTATTTAGATAAAAACTACACCTACGTTCGAAATCATTCATAGTTCTAAAAATAACAGCTCCTGCATGAAAACCAGCCACCTTATTCTCGTCATTCTTTGACTTATAATATGATTTATACAACTTGTAAAGGTTATACTGCTCTTCATCCACAATATATGACTTAAACGCAGAAACCTTACTATAATGTGTGTCTCTCTTAGAACTACTACCTGTCATCTTACTTGAAACATTATCATCAAATGTTTCTTGTGTCTCTACCACTGGTGACTTCTTTCTTCTTGGCATAAAAAATATCCTTACGTTATATAACCATTAATTTGATGTATATAATATAAGGATATTTTCTGCTTTTGTCAACCTATATTTTGCTTATTTTATTAGTAAATTGCCCCTAACGATAGCACCTCTATGGGATGTCGCTGACTTATAATCAATACTAAATAGCATTGAAGTTTGATATATTATAATATCATAGTAATGTATCCCATACTACCCCCTCATCCGTTATGCGACCAAAGGATTACAAACCATGCAATATACTAATTTTTTAGATATTTTACAAACTTAACAAATATAAAAAAAATACCAAAAAATGCAGCTGAGTTTTTCCATGTTATAAAAGGTAATGAAAACAATACAGCAATAGAGTTATTCCACGCAATCGCAGAAACATAAAATGTAAGGAACCAAAATCCAAAAAAAATTGACGTAAATAACAAACCAAAAAATGAAAGACCAAGAAAAAAACCTAATGTCTCTACTCTTGATAATCCCTCAACTGATTCTTTTATTCTCGCTACTGTTTTTTGTTTTTCTTCTTCATTACTATCTTCTTCTACAAAAGCTACCATCTTATATATCCTCGTCTTCCTTTAATTCTTCTAAAACAATTTCATCATTTCTTTTATAGGGATCTGGTTCAATATACAAACACTTCTTAACTTCTTTCCTTAACTTTTCTCTTAACTCTGGTCTCCCTAAGACATAATCAACAAACTTTCTATTTTGAAATTCATAAACTTCACCTGTTGATTTATCTGTATAAGAAGATTTTTGTGCTGATATCTTCTCGCACACACCAGATTTAATTAATATATCTAACCAACTTTCTTCATCAATAAGACCTCTACTAAAATACATTTTCAAATGGCACTCTCTGTGTGGTGGTCCCATTCTATTCTTTGCAATCTTAGGTTTAATACCCATACCAATTATATCTGATCCTGCCTTCAACTTACCATCTGAATAAAGTTTTATTCTAACAGAAGACATAAAAGGTATTGATCTTCCACCCGGAGTTGTATCTGGATCTCCGAACATAACACCAATCTTTGTTCTTAACTGATTAAGAAAAACTAAAGAAATCCTTTCAGAAGCTATCAGTCTTATAACTTTTCTTAACCCTTGGCCAATCAATCTGGCGTGAACGCCAACTTGGCTTTGGCCGAAATCGTTTTCTAACTCCAAATCTGTTGATGTAGCAGCCACAGAGTCCCAAACTATACAACAAAGACGATCCTTGTTTTCTTCTCTTAATTTTCTTATAACCTCTTCTATACTCTTAAATACTTGTTCAATACTGTAAGGCTGCAAATAAATTAAATTTCTATCTGGTTCCAAACCTAACATTCTTAAGAAATCAAAATTACAGGCACTTTCTGTATCAATCAATACGGGTAATCCGCCCTTATCTAAACAATCCTTCAATATTAAATATGATATTAAAGATTTTCCAGTAGCTGCTTCTCCACTCATTTCTACTAATTTACCTACCGGTATACCGCCATCAATGTCTGGATTGTTACTTATTATACTGTCTAAAACAGTGCTTCCTGTAGATAACCACTCTCTTACTTCGGTTGGTGAATCGTCTGTTCCTATAATATAAGCTACATCACCAACACTCTTATTAAGAGCATCTACAATTTGTTTATGTGGTAAATCGGTGATGTCTTTAGTGACATCACCGGAACCATCATAATCTTTAGTTGTTTTACTAATTACTTTCTTTCTAGCCATTTTAACTCAACATCTTATCGAACTTATCTGATACATCAGATGCCGAAGTTTTATTATCAAAATCAATGTCACCATCATTTTTGTTATTTGAATTACTGAAATTCTTAACACTTCCTTGTGAATTATTTTCTTCTGAAGAATCATTAGCGAAATTAGAAATAGCTTCCTTCATTTCTTCTGGATCTCTAAAAGAATATATATCATTAATATTTGTAACGGTGTCAATAAGTTCATCAACATCTCCATCGGTAAGCTTTGAAGTCTTAAGAGCGGTGTCTATAGACTCTGGAATTAACCAACCGTTATATCCCTTCTCTACTCTTACGATTAAATCCAAGCCTTCATTAGGATCAGTTATATCAATACCTTGTGACATTGCATTCTTTACTTTTTGTAAAATTTCCTTGTAAGTAGTGCGAGGTGAAACAGCCCACCAACGAACACCAAGATCTTCTTGACCTCTTACTACAATAGGAATAAAAACTCTAAGTTGTGCAACTAACTTCTTGAATACATCCTTTGATGATTCATCGTTAGTGTTTGTAAAATCTGACCAAGCTTCTGTAGCCATATCACAAATCGCACAATCGCGATTATCCATTCTCTTTGGGCAAAGAAATGTTTTTCCACCAACACCATAGTGAAAGTGAAGTTCTTGAAATGGCATTTCTAAATCATACTTATAAGGTGCAATACGAACTACACTCTCTCCCTCTTCAAGTTTTACAACAGCTGTATTAGTATTGTTGTTGTTAGAGTTTCTTGTTTGAGGGTTAAGACGATCTAGTGCTCCGTTGATTTTACTAAGATTTAATGGCATTATAATCTCCTTTATAGATTTTAATTAACTGCTGCGTCATAACCTAAATAATTTTCTAAATCTTCAATATCTCTTTTATTGTTATCTTTACTAAAAATAATATAAAATAAAAATAAAAAAGGTAAAAATATTAAAACTTTTTTAATAAGTGTATTCATCTTCCATATCTTCCAGTGCTGCTGGGTCGTTATAGTCAATATTTTTCAATCTACTTCTGTCATTTTGACGACTTCTTTTAATTATCTTCTTACCACCTTTTTTAACTTCACGCTCGTTAAGAACATCTTCCTTAGACTTCTTTCTGATTGTGCGTGCCATTTACATTCCTTTCTATTGAGTTATTGTAAATTTGTTATGTATATAATATAATAAAATATAAGAAAAAGTCAAATACTTTTTTGCTATCTTCTATTTGCTCGTCTTGACTTTTTAGCAGTTTTTCTTGCTTTTTTACGCATTAAAAAAGCCTTATGATTAGGTTTCTTTACCTTATCTTTATCAATCTCTTGTTGATTAAAATCAAACTCTTCATCTTTATCTTTTATACTATCAGATATATATGACTGTAAACTATTGAACTTATTCATCTTTATCTCCTCTAATGTATTATATTAGATTGCATCCTTTTATGAAACTCTTTAAAAACCTCTTCTGGTAATTGCAATGTATAACAATTGGGGCAAACAAAAAGAGTTAAACCTTGATTTTTTAAACCATCACCACCTAAGGCTATAGGTAAAACTTTTACATCACTATCTTCAGTAACTTTAATCTTACATGAACCACACTGCCAATAATCATCATCATTATTATTTTCTGTTGTTCCACCTAAACCACCTGTCATATTCATAACTTATAAACTCCTTATTTGTTTTATTAAATTGCCCTCAAATATATTATTAGACATAAGTCTTTTTTTCTTTACATAAATATCATGTTCATGCATTATACTGTTTGAATGTGTCCACCTATATCTTGGATGATTATCTCTTTTTAAGATATACCAACTATTATATAAGTTGTTTTCATACATCATACATAAAAACCATTCTTCTAATATATCAAAACTCTCCATATTTGTCAAGTGTAAATTTTCTATTCTTTCAGGCAATATTTCTTGGCGTATATATTTTGGTATATGTGATGTTTTAAAAACGCATATATCCGTTAGTGGATGGCCATATTCTATGTTACGACCTAGACCTATATGTTTGTCTTTTTGTATACCCTCAAATATGCCTAAAAAATTATTTTGATCTAAAATCCAAACATCAAAATTCATTATTAAAGTATATTTTCTATTTACTAGTTTAGCAACTTCAAAAGATTTATTGTATAAATCTAAAGCCCCTAATTGATAACCTCTGTTTTCATTTAATGTTATAAAGTTATTTTCTCTTGCTCCACTACATAATTCATTTAAATCACCATTATATATGCAACTAATCCATATATCATTACCAAACTCATAGTTATCTCTTATAATCTCCATATTAGCATAAAAATTATAAACTTCGTTATTACCTATAAGTATAACATGTATATCTTTTGGGTTAATCATAATGAATTATATATCTCAATATACTTTCTATATATCATTTCTGGATTATAATCTTCTTCATATCTTTGTCTTGCATTTTTTGATAACTTTTCATAATCATATTTTTTATCTACAAAATTTTTCATTATACGAGCATACTCTTTAATATCATTATGTAACACAGTAAAACCTGCGTTTTGTATATTTTCTATTTGACCATTAAAACGATCACCGTAATGACTTATTACAGGTTTACTGTGTGAAAACGATTCGGCTATGTTTGTAGGACAACACTCGCCGTCTTTCCTCGCATGAGCAAGAACATCAATAGTGTTATAAAACTTAGATATATAAATATAATCAATATTTTGTGGAATGTCAACAAAATTCTTTATATTAAATTGCTTAATATCCTGCAGCATTTTTTGAGAAGAATTAACAGAAATAAAGCAAGTTTTATCTGTTTCTATCATAGAATAGGCTTTTATATTAATAGGATCATATATATTATCATCAGACCTTCCTATTCTACCAAAAACATATATATCATCTTCTATACCTAATTCTTTTCTTAAGTTTTTATTTTGAGGTTTATCAATAACAGGAACTCTTACAGTGTAGTGATTTTTTTCTTTTTGTTTACCCATAAAAAATTGAACATGCAAAGAAACATATATAACCGCTGATATATCTATTGTTTCGTCTTGATCACCAAACGTAGATAATGATACAAAATGATTTGTATGTTCTTTTACTTGTTCTACAAAAGGAAACTCTGGTATTCCTGCGGAATATCTTTGTATGATGTGAGGTTTTAAATGTTTAACTATTTCTAAAAAATCATGTTCAGTGTTATAGGGAAGCATCCTTTCTTCACCTATAACACTTATAAAATCACTTTCTCTAGATATATCTATCCATTTTTTATAAGAAACATAATGTTTATATTTTTTATCTTTTAAAAAATAAGGTAATAAAGTTTGTATTATTTTTGTTGTTCCACCAACAGACAACTCATTGATATGGTGTATAACTACATTATTATTTCTTATTTTTGTTGTAAACATTAATGTTTATACTCACCATATTCAATAAGTTGATTAACTTGTGTGTCATATGTTTTATAATGCAAACAATGAACACCATCAACTACTTTTTCTTTATTAGCGTTATTTATTTTTATATGTATCTTGTTACTATATCTACAATTGTTCTTATAAACTCTTTGTTGAACATCTGGATAATTAATCCAATTAAATGGTTTTGATAAAACCCAATTTTGTCTTTTTGCAAAATCTTCTAGCTTATCTTCATCAACACCAGTTATAACATTAATTCTTGGAAATATAATAGAGTCAAAATTATTTTTATCAGCATCTCTTATATACCAACCTAACTGATTCCAGAATATATCTTCATAAGTTTCATCAGTATCAATCCAAACAACCCAATCATTATTTGTTTTTTCTAAGGCTATATTTTTCTGAACACTGTGATTATTTGGCCATGGGTTTTCTATTATATGTGCGTTTCCTTCTTTTATATTCAATGATTGAATAAATGTTTTTGTTATATCAATTGTTTTATCTGTAGATCCACCATCAACGAAAACAAACTCATTATTTTCATTTGAAGATATATATGATCCTATATTATTAAAAGTTTTCTGAATGTGATTTTCATTATTCATACCTATCATACACACAGAAAAATTATAATTAGGAGATTTTTTATTTTCTATTATATATTTTATTTTATCAAAAACACCAGATGCATTTACAGCTTCTTTATATACTTTTTGATCATAGTATTCTACTTCTTCATAATCAGAATTTGTTTCAATATAACAAGTGTTCCAAAAATCTGATAGCCCTTTTGGTATATGATTCTGAATAAAGAAATGATTCTTCGTATAAAAACAAAATGTTGGTATACCAGCTCTTGATGTTATTTCCCAATCCCAACTATTACAGAATATACCTGCATCAACTGTTTGTAGAAAATATATTGTATCTTCTACACCCATTCTCTTATCTAAGACGCTGTATCCGTCTGTTATTAGCTCTTCTATTAACCCCCAATCCTCATCTCCATAACCAACGAAGGCAGGTGTATATCCATTATCACACAACTTTATACACAAATTCTTCCACTCATCTCTACTCCAAAACCTACCTTTCTCAACATCACTTTCAAACCCCTCTATGTTGCCAGATTTTGTTAGGGGGTGAATAGCTACTGTATTTTTTGGTGTAAAATTTATTTCTGTATTATATGGATGTTTTGTTGTTTTATAATGATAAGGAAATTGCAAATCATATTTATAAAAAACAGGTTCTTTATTACTAAAAATCTCAGAACAAAAACTCCAATCTTCTAATATGTCGTTTTCTTCAAAAACATTTTCTTTTATAAAATCATATGTAGATCTGATTTGATTATGAAATGAAAAGTTCTTAACAACAGAAGCTTTATAACCTTCTCTTTCTATTTGTTGTTTTGAAAACTCAACTGATTGGCCGATGCCACCTAACCAAAATTGTATTTCATGTTCTGGGTATTTTTCTTTTACTGCGGGAATTCTTGTTAATGCTGAAAGTGTGTCTCCAAAACCAGCTAATTGCAATATATGAAACTTTTTACTCATCTTTAACCATCTTTTTCAATAAATTAGTTGTAGAATATTCTCCAAACATAGGAGCCTTAATAACTTTACCTCCGTATGATTCAACAAATGATTTACCTACTATAAAATCTGTTGAACCACCTTTTATGAGAATACTAGGTCTTAACCATTTAATAGTTTCTAAAACACTAGTATTCTCAATCGGTATAATATAATCAATTTCTTTAGAAAAATAAACTAAATTTTCTACTCTTTTATTAAAAGTATCAACAGGTCTATTATTTCCTTTTAACTTCTTAACTGATTTATCTGTGTTAACACCAACAACTAATTTATTACTTGGTAATTTAAAAGATAATGCATAGTTTATTAAAAATTCATGCCCTTTATGAAATAAATCAAAACAACCATTAGTAAAAATAACTTCTTCAATAAAATATTTAGGTTTATATATGAGCATATTATATTTTTATATCTTCTAAATCTCCAATTTGATAACGCAAACCACCATATTTATCATCACCTATAAAAACACCATCATCTATAATAACCATCTTATTTATTCCTACAGGTTCTGGAATAAATGTATCATATTGATCGGTTCTCATATTATAAGATATGCCAGATTTTTTAATCATCAATATATAAGAGCCACTTTGAAAAAGTATATTACCCTCTATAGAATAAACATTTCTACTAGAACTCTTTGGCTCACTTTTGAACCAAATATCTAATGAGTTTGTTTTAATCATTCTATCCATTTTAAACTGAAGATGGTAGAATGGGTCGTCACTTTTTTCAAAATGATAAATTTCCATATATTGTATTTCACCATCTGTAACATTAAAACTTCTTTCTAAATATGCATATTTTTCATCTAATGCATCAACCATCATTAATGCGTAATTATCATAGCTATATACATACTCCCTACTATCACTAGATGTAGGGTTGTCTGAACAACTGACTAAAATCGCAACACTTGAAAAGAATATAACCTTTGATAATAAGTTTTTTATTCTTTTCATCTTATCTCTCTACATGGTTTTTGCCGCCTCTACGCTTTCTTTTCTGTAGTCGGTAGCTAATTTCTTTATTTCGCCGATGGCCTTCCTCGCTCTAGTTCCTGCTGACTTATTATTGCTTTCTACAAACTTCTTATGATTCATTACAAAATCTTCATAAAGGGCAATTATCTTACTATAAGTTTCCATATTATTCTCCATTAATATTTTATATTATAAATATCTTCTATTATTTATTTAAAGATAGATTCGTGTGAACTTCTGGCTGCTTTTTCAATATATTGATCTATTCTATCAATACAATCATTTCTTAACTTATTATACTCAGAAACCTTATCAGCGGCCTCTAATCTTTCATTATCAGTTAAACTCTTATCTCTTCTAATATCCTCTAAATCCCATAACTTATTATTATACTCATTTAGAAGACTAATAACTGATAAAAAACTTACTTCATTTTGTATTGATACTTCTTTATCATAAACCTTATGTTTTTCAAATGTAAATGGCCGACGACCACTAAAACACTCAGTAAGTTGATCACCAATACTTTTGAATAACCACCCATACTGATTGTATAGGTGGTAATATCCTTCATCTTTTTTTCTTAACTCTTGAATTCTTCTTTCTAAAATTGTTATTTTATCTATTATACTACCAAAAGTCTCCATTTAATTTTTCCTTTGACAAAACAAAAACTTAGCATCAGTAGCTTCATGCGTAAAATATTGCTCAACTATTTTAAACCCATTATCATCTAACATAGATTCAAATGTTTTATAATCAAAAAATGATATTTTTTCACCAACACCCATATCTCTCCAATCTCTTGGGTTATCTCTAAATGAGTCATTATCTATATCATAAAAACTTATATATAGATAACCACCAGATTCAGAAACATCGTAACACTTAGATAAAAATTCTCTTGGGTTGCTAACATTATTAATAATATCATGACACAATAATGTTTGAAACTTTCTATCAAAATCATAAGTAACAAAATTACCAGATATTAATTTATCTTTTAAATCAGAATATATATTAATACCATTTGTAATAGAGTCTATGTTTAAATCAATACCCATAATATCATCCGTATACTTAGAATATCCATCTAAAAATATTCCCATATTACACCCAATATCTAATAAAGAATTATTAGTTATTGATTTCTCTGTCATATGATTAATTATTGGAACAAAGTTCTTTTCCCACACTGTTTCTTTTTTATCTATATAAAACTGAGATGTATTAAGTCTTTGATCTGGGTGATGATGCACATCTTCTTTCCAATATATACCAGTAACATCATCTCTATAATATGCAAAACCCTCAATCAAATCTTTGCTGATGAGATTTCCTATGATATTAAAAGCATAAGTCATCTCATTTCCATCTGGTGATGTCTTTTTATCTGTTAAAGATGATACTGCTTTTTTAACCATACTTGGTTTAATATCATTAATACCACAACTTGGATCTTTAACATTAATAGGTATAAATGTTAAACCACCTTTTTCTGTTAAATCTATAAACTTAGAGTGCTTTAATCCTAAACAATCATTACCATGATTTTCAAGATAATAAACATTTTCATTATTGGGATTAGTTAATCTTGGCAAAGCAGCTCCTGCAATAATCACACACTTCTTATTGAAAGATCTTGCAATATGCATGGGACCATTGTCTGCTCCGATATACAAATCACAATTTTTAATCAAATTAATTAAAGTTTTAAAATCACAATTGTGATATGTTGGATCTGTATCATTTGTGACATGATGGCTTCCAGTTTCTATAACATTATATCCTTCATTTTTATAATGAAGAATAATGTTCTCATAATAACTTAATGGCCAAGTTTTTCCGGGCCAACCAGATCCATCACCACAAACAACAATATATTTTTCTTCTATAATACGATCTTCATCACACACTAATTGTGGATACTTATCTCTTCTATCTTCAAAGAATACATTTGCAACTTCAGCATAAGAGTCAATAAAAGGTCTCTTAACTCTGCTCTCATATGATAAATCCAAATCAATACCCATTTCATATTCTGTTTTAGATAAAAAGTCTTCGTGAAGATTGACTTCCTCCAACTCCTTTATATGATCTGGTGCGTGCTTGAAGTAATTTGGTATATCTGTTGATTTGGTAAAAAGTGTTATTTCAGCTTTAGGATGATCCTGTCTCAACTTCTTAATGATTGGCTCAATTAATATAACATCACCCAACCCTATTGTTCTCTTAATAGCTATTGAGTTTATATCACCCATATTCTTTGACATAGCAACAGTGTGCTTATTATGATTTGCAAATCTATAGTTACCAACTAAAGTTGGAAGTTTTCTTTTTATCTCTATCTCACCAGTCTCTTCATTGATAGAATGTTTGTTATCTATAGGGGCAGGTGCGCCAATCTGTGCCTCAATATAATTTATAGTTTCCTTATAACCACCATCTCTTTCAATCCACTGAATAACACTTATTTCTGTGGATACAGTTCCTCTTAATTTTTCATAAGACCACTGATTAACTATTTTACCCGCAGAAAAATCATGTTCGCCATTTGAATCTTCAGTGATACATAACGCCCAATCTGCTGGTATGCCTTTGCGGTGAGAAACTTCATCAATTATAATTGTTGTTAAGTTAGGTGGGTTTTCTATCCTATAGTCAAAAGTATTAGCTTTACCCTCTGGCTTATTAATGTCTTTGCTTTCTAAATTTGAAAGACACCAATTAACATTTGAATCATCGTATTTTTCAATATGACTATCAATATGTCTTGGATACCACTTAACATTATTAATAGTTCTATAAAAAATAATATCACCTACAGCTAATTCCAAAGCTTCATTTATAAATGTTGGAATAGGTTTATGATTAATCCATTGCACATTTAAAAACAAACTATTGACTATTTTTTTAACTTCTTCTGAATTTTCTTCCTTAAATGATGAAACAATCAAATCAACATTCTTATATGTTTGTTCAGATATATTTTTTACTGCCTCTACTATTTGATCGTCATCAGAATTTTCTACAAACAATAAAACACTAACCATTTTGTTTTCTGACATTATAACCTCATATATTAATTATTTTAATTAAACTTGTGTTAATTGATTTTAATACTGTTTTACTAGATAAATCATCATAATAAGTTATTAATAAAGTATTTCTATAATCTTCCCAATTAACAGTAAAATCCTTACTAACCTCACCATTGTTTTGCTCCTTAACAATTTCATTAAGTGCATTCAATGTATAAAGAGTATTAGTTTCTTTCTTTCTATGTAAAGATATAGTATTACTTATAACATCAGAAAATATAGTGTTACCACTCTTCTTTATATTGTAAGTTAATATTTTCTTATGTTTACTTGATTTATCTTGCAAGATGAATATCTTATCACCCATAATATCAAAATTATTTTTTATGTCTGATATAATCTCATCTATATTTTTTGATTGGCAAAAAGTAGCCAACAATAATGTATTTAACATAAAAACCTCCATTCTTTTATAATTAATATAATAACTTTTTTAATACTTTTAAAATTTATTTAACCTACAAAATCACTATTTCTTTTTTGCCATAATAAGCTTTCTATAGCTAATCTGGTTTGAAAATCGCGGTGATATTTTATAGTATCTTGTTGTTTAGTTCCTTGACCTCCTTTAGGTCTAACATCTTGACTACCTATATTTAGTCTTTGTTGTTCCCCTTCAACATCTAAATATTCATAATATAAAAGTGCACTGCCTGTATTACCTTTACCTTGTTGCAAATACTCTACCTTTATATTCTTCCAATAATCTTCACCTATTTCAACACCAACACCAGATTGAAGAGCAGCTGCCAATATCTCTCTATTTATTACTATTGAATTATCAGAAGTTTTTATTTCTTTCTTTTCTTCTTTTGAAAGCTGAGCTGGGGTTTCTTCCAATTCACCTGTTTCTAAATCTAATTTAAAAAGAGAATTACCTTTTTTTATATAATGTTGACCATCTGATGAAATACGTAAATCGCTCTTATCAACACCCATTATTGTAGAAAAATTTTCATTTGGTATACCTCCGGGGTTGTGGCCACTAGATATATCTAAATGTAATCTATCCCAAAATAATTTTGAAAAAGCAAGATCTCCAGCTCCATCTGTAATATTATTTAAAGTTTCTCTATAATTATTCTGAATATCTAGTTGTTCTCCATATAATTCCCTTAATTTAATTTCATCATCTTCTGTATATAGAACTCTATTGGCACCGGCTATATTATCATTATTTAATGAGTATACAGTTGCACTCTCGCCTTCTTTAGGGGTATATTCCATACTATCTAAAAACATATTAGCTATTTTTTCTTCATCTTTATCGGTTAATTTTTCTCTATTCTCTACCCTTTTAATAAATTCTTTATACTCTTCTTTTATCTCGCCATTTTCGTCTTTTTGAGAAAATTTTTCTAATCTTTTTCTAACATTTGTCGTTAATTCTCCGTTTTTATTCACCCCACTAAATCTCTCTACAGCCAGATTCCAATATTTTTCATCACCTTCATTTGAACTTGCGTTTTTCAACCCGTCTATAAAACCACGAATATCTTCACGAGCTTCTGACACTCTTTCTATAGCTACTTTTTTTATTTCATCATTTTTATTTTTTAATTCATCTATATGTTTTTTTGATATATTTTCCAAATCTTCTGCAGATATATTTAAATCTTCCATCTCTAATAATGTTTTTTGTATATTTTCAATATTCTTAACTGGTCCGGAGTTTGCTTGTATATCCGCGGATGTCATTTTATTTGAAGTATGGAGAATATGTGCGTTACCATCATTATCAGTTACAAGTATCATTGTATCTGTTGGGTTTTCACCTGCACCACCTGCCATTATAATTTCTTCATATTCCTCAATATCTATATCATTTACTGTATTCACACCCATCTCTTTTAATTTTGATACAGTATTAGAAAGTGACTCTTGTGCACCCCATATATGACTTACAATAGCCGCCTCTGAATTTATACCCTTTTCGGCAATTAATTTTAAAACTCTTATATACTCTATTTTTGAAGCGTTCGCAGCTGATTTTATAGCCTCATCATTACTGCTTTTTTTATTACTTTTGTATATTTTTGATGACTTTACAAATTCTGTTATATTACTAATTAAATCATCATCACTAATATTTGGATTAACTAATAACTCATATAAACCAACACCAACACATATTTCATTAATAACAGAACCCTTATTACCCGGCGCAGACTTTCTTTCTTCTAATGCTTCTTTTTTAATAACTTCATCAACTACACCAACTGTGGCTGCTTTTAAATTTTCTCTATTTTTATCTTTTAATCCTTTAATTTCAGAATCAGGCAACTCTGTTTGTGTATCATCTACAGGTTTTTCCAGTTGTGTATCATCTGCAGGTTTTTCCAGTTGTGTATCATCTACAGGTTTTTCCAGTTGTGTATCATCTGCAGGTTTTTCTGAAGTTTTTGAACCAATTGGTTTATGAGTTCCTCTTTTTATAGCATTTTTCATGGCTTCAGCGGATCTGAAATTAACCACCCTTGATTTACCATCAGAACCCTTTACTATCAAAGCTTTGAACTCACCTTCATTTAATATATTGTCAAATAGTTCATTTTTAGGAGGTTCTTTTTTTGTTATAATATTATATATATCAGATCTAAGCATCATCTCTCTCATTATGTCCAAAAGTTTTTCTAATATATTCTAACTCTTTATCATTCAATCCAGTTTCTACTTCTTCACCATCTCCGTCTTGACCTACTGCAGGTGTTCCTGCGGCAGCAGCTGCTCCACCCATTGACGCAGCTGAGCCTCCAGTATCACTTTTTTCATACTGATCTTTGGTCCAAATTATCTCGCCCTTATCACCTATCTTTGCAACAAAGTTTCCACGGCGATCATACCAACCACCACCTTTAGAAGTATAACCTCTTCCTCTTAATTGATCCATAGATTGTTCTCTTCTATTCTCAAGGCCGGGATCTGAAAATCTTTTATAAATTTGTTTTGGTTTTTCTTCTTCTTCCAGTTTTTTATTTAAAATATTATTTGGTTCTTCTGAAGAGAATTTGTTGTGTAAATTAGATAATATCTCTTTTGCAATTGAATCATCTATATCATGTTCTTTTATAAAAATATAATATTCTTTATCAAAGTTTTCAAAATTTCCCTTAAATATTTCTAATACATAATCTGGATTAATACTTTTTATAAGTTTATCGGCTATTTCTTCTTTACTCATACCTTCAACTATGTTTGAAGGGTTCTTTGGTATATCATTTGAATTAATGATAGTTTTACCTTCTTCTTCTGGAACATCACCAGATAATGTTGCATTAAGTTCATCAATTATTTTTCTCATAACTTGAGCTTGCTTTGTTTTATTAAAAACTAAATATTCTTCATATTGGTCTTCACTACCATCAAAAACTATAGGATTTTCTACACCAACAGAAATAAATAAACTGGTTGCAGTTTTAGTTCTTATTTTATTATTCACTCTATTTAATAAATTATTCATAACTTTAAAAAATAATTTATCATCATGTATAAATTCTCTTCTTAAATCTATCTTTATATTATTAATAACAAACATATATAATGTCTTTACTTTTTCTAAAGTAACATAATCTGAACGATATTGCACATCCTTACCTTTAGAATTATACCTATCACCCCTATCAGTATGAGAATCTACATAATCTTTAAATTTCTTTAAAATTTGCTCTTTATCAATTTTATAGTTTAAATTCATTTTATTTCCTGTTATATTAATTACTAGCTAACTAACTAATATTAATTTCTGATATATTAACTTGACCGGGTATACTAGTTATGAAGTTTTCAAATATTTGTGCATCATTAAGTGGTCTATTAAATACTCTAGTTAAACTAATAACTCCATTCATAAAGTTACTAGTTTTAGCTATATCTGTTCCTATAATTAGCTTAGTATCAGCAGCTACTACTGTTGGAGTAGTAAACATAGATGCTGATAATGTATCGCTAACAGTTCTTGTTAATATAGATGGCTCTCCGTTAATATATAACTTTGATCCTCTATCTATACCATTAGTTTCTTTTAATGTAGCTGCTATATTATACCACTTACCCAGTTCAACAGATCCAGTTGCTGCAATCTCATCAACAGCTGTTATAGATCCTGCAGTTATAGAATCTGTAGCTACATCAAAAACAAAAGAACCATTTCTTATTTTTAAAGAACCATATGTTTCAACACCATCAGTTAAGGTTAATATGTCAGTATCTGCAGATGTAAAAAACTTAGCTGATGTTAATAAAGTATATCCATTATCCAGTGGATCAGCTGCAGTAAATAATGTTGATGTTTCGCTTTCTATATATGATGATCCATCCAATCTAAATCCGCCCTCAACAATACCAGCTGTCCAACCAGTAACTCCTGCAGATACAGAGTTATCTGTTCCAAAGTTTGCCATATCTCCGATAGCTGTTCCAAATATAGAACCAGTATTAGAGTTACCAGACCAATCATACACTCCAGTTAATCCACTAGTTAAGAAAACATCTGTTTGTTCCATTGCATTATATTGGTATTGCAATACTAGTGTGCTGTCTGCCGAGCTGCCATTAGGTAGTATTGTTTGATCTAAGTTAGCATCTAACAATCCCTCTGGCTGTGGTCTGTAAGTTGAACCTATATAATTATAACTATTTAACGTTAAGTTTTCAACAACTATGTCACCGTGAAATGTTCCATTATCGTCAATCATAAGTGTTAATTTACTATTATCATCAACAGTAACATTAACAAAATATTCTTGAGCATCTGCAGTTGTAGTGTTACCAACCAAGTTTTCATTGTATTCGTTTAAACTAATAGCTTTTGTTATATATGTTCCACTTGAAGAAAAAACACTAGATCCATCACCATAACTTAATCCAATAACACCATCTTTTTCTGGGTTCTGATATTCATAATCTATATCTGAACTTTCTTCTTTTGATCTTCTTATTCTATAAAGTGATAAAAACTTACCACTAGTAATTGAGTCTTCTTCTACCAAATTTATAAATGGCTGTTTGTCAAAATCTCCAGAGTTACCAGAAAATTTAACACCAGTTCTTAATGTAAAATTTTTACCATTCATATTTAATCACCTATATTCCAATAAATTTGACCTGTTTTTCTGACTTCTTCTTGTCCCACAAAAGCTGATGGGTAATCACCTTGTTTAATCATAAATGAATCAACATTAAACAAAGATCCTTCATCTGCTCCTTCTACGGGGTTATGAAGCTGTTCTACCTTAACAGATCCGGTAATAGATGAGGGGTGCCCCGGATCACTAATAGCAGTATTCCTAACAAAAAATGGTCTCCACTCTAAGTTAGTCATAACAGCTGTTACAGATGCACTATTGCTTTCTGGGCCGAGAGTAAATGTTACTCTTGCACTAACTGATCCACTAGCGGCAATCATTCTTAAACCACAAATATATTTGTTTTTATCAATAAAATTTTCTGGTGAATAATCTATGGTGTGTATTGCCCCTCCACCCTCATATCCTGTATTAACTCTAACGCCAGAGGTTCCAGTGTATATCTGTCTTTCATCTACATTAACTATTGCTGTTGGATCACCGTTTTGTTCTAAGATAGGAGTCCAACTATTTTGTGACTTTAATACTAAATTCTCCCAACCTTCTTCTAATAGAACACTTGAGTTTCTATTATCAATGGTTAACATACCGCCATTATCTGTTGTTCCTATTTTTAAATCTGGGAAGTTATCCATTGCATTACTTCCATAAATAGAGTGTTGATCATCGGAAAAACTTGTTGGGCCTTCAAAACCTACAGGAGTAGCGTTGTGATTATACTCTGTGCTATCTTCTATACTATCAACTATAGAAGCATAAAGATTTACAGCTGTAACATCTTCAAATCTCCACCAACCTACTAAAGTGTTAGCACTTGGAGATAAATCATTTTGAGCTTGAACACTTAGTTTTTCTGGATATAACCCTATACTAGTTACAGAAGCAAGTTCAGCCATAACAGGATCACTTGCACTGAGACACCACAATCTCATCTCATCGACTTTACCATTAAATAGTATTAATCCCTTAGCATCTAATGGGGAACCCGTAGAAGGGTATGCAGGGTTGCTTAAAGCCCCTGCGGCATGAAGGTTGTCTAAAGTCTCTACTCTATCTAACACTCCATTTATATATACGGACATAGTGCTATTACCTTCACCGCTTCCATATGTATCACCCTCCCAATTATACTTTGTCATCAAATGAGTCCAAGTATTAACAGGTATACTAGAGTTTGATGTTAAACTATATGCTATATTTGTTCCACTAGTGAATTGAAAATCAACATAGTGAGCAGATGTTGAATCTCCCTCTGGGTCTATATATATTAATCTACTATGATATATTCCATCAAAACCTTCCGTTGTTGTTCCAAATATATCATCACCATTTTCGTCTTGACCATATGGGCCACTTGTAGTATCTCTTTGTATTGTAGCTTCCCAATATTGGTTTGCGTATCCTGCAGTATATTCTATGTCTGATAATTTAACCCAAGATTCAAAAATTAAATTGTTAGCTATGGGGCCATTAACACCTATATTATCCAAACCAAACTCAGTGTTATTTCCTTCTGCTGTTGGGAGTTTCATATACTCACCAATGCCGTCAAGTTCTATTGATTTAGTAGATCCTGTTACAACTTCCAAGTGAAAACCAGTTACTCCATTGCTTGGTGTATCTGTAAGATCTATTATAGTAACATCTTCAACAGCTCTTGATAAAATATATCTAAATTGCCCAGTAGCTACTGGATTTATAAACCTAAATGCCATTTTATTTTCCTTTATATATCAATTGCAATCTTAACAGTTAATGGTAAGTCTGTGGGTTTTTTAATTGGTTTTGTTAATTTAGCAACAGCCAATAACTCATTATTTTCATTATATAAACCAACAGATGTTATCATAGGTGAAAAATTATAACCAGACGAAACTAAATCTTCCCAATATTTAAACCTATCAGTGCTTCCTGTTATAGAAGTTTTAGTATATAAATTATCATGTCCCGCCTCTATACTTTCGCCGTTTGCACATAAACTAGCTGTAGCAGCTGCTGTGTGATTTAGTGTATAATTAAGTTCATTTGATTCACACTTACAATAAACATTTAAAGCTGTATGTTGAACTCTTGTATTAAAAACTAATGATGTTGTTGAGGTTGCAACCTCTCTATATTCTGCATTATCAATAACAATCATACCATCATCGTATAACACCTTACCTATTGATAATCCGTTTGATAGTTTTAAAAAGTTACCATTACCATCATCATAATAAGTATCAGCTATGCTATTACCAACAAAATTAGTGCCCGTGACAGTGGCAGTAACACTACCAGTCGCTAAGGCCATATCATAAAAGTTCTTCCTTATACTTATTATACCTAATTGTGCATCAGCGGGTTGAGTCGCTGTTAAAGAATAATTACTTGTTCTCTCTGATAATATTTTTCTTACCGTATACCAATATGATGAGTTACTACCATCCCAACTAGCAGTCATCGCACAAACAGAATCATTAGGTGAACTAATTATTTGATGATCATTTATACCCTTAGTCAAAGGACACTCTATATCATCAATAGCTATTTGTTTTGAGCTTTCAAATGTTACAAAAAAATAGTCTGATGGATTTATTCTAACATATCCACTTTCAATATCTTTGTTAGTTCTTATTGGTAGTAATGGATCTGGCATTTACACTCTCTAATAATCTAGCTTAACTTGAGTTTCTATTTGAATTTTATTATTTTTCTTAACAGTATTTGATAACTTACCTATAGCTAATAACTCACCTTCATTATTGTATAAACCAACAGAAGTAATAAATGCTGTTGGATCATCAAATATATTTTCGTTTGTATCTGGGTTTTTCCCCGTTGGGTTTTCAGTGTAATTAAATTCAGAACCCTCCGCTACTGCCGAAAACAAAGTTCTACCACTTCTTATAACTGCGTCATATTTTAATCTTTCAACGTTGATAGAGTTATTATCTATATTATCACTAGTTACAGAAAAACCAAAATCACCAGACACACCACTGGTTGGCCAAGTGAAATTCATACTTACAAACTCATCATCATTGTCTAAAACTATTTGATTTGTGTCATAAAATATAACACCAACTCTTTTTGCTTCATCAGAAATAGTTCTTCTTAATATTCTACCCTGATTTAAATTATTATTTACGGGCTTTGATCCGGCCGCTGGTTGATCATAATATGTCAGTGTTCTTTGTAGTGAAGAAACAGACTCTTCACTAAAAACATTTCCACTTGAACCTAATAATATGTTTTTAGAATTATATAATCTCATAGTAGAGTTACCAACCAACACACCACTACTTCCAGATAATTGACCAGTTGGGTCAGCAGCTAATGCAGGAGCATTCGCAATAAGGCCGGGTGTTAAACCTCCTGCATGATCTGCAGCTGTTAGAGACCCTATAGCGTTGAATCTCCACCAACCCACTATATTACCAGCACTTGTTGATGTTCCAGTTAAACCAGAATCATAAAAGTTATTAAAAGTTCCTATAATACTTTTTTCTGGATTTGCCACAACATCAACTGTAGTATTTAATAATGTGTTTAAATTATCATTATATTTAGTTGTTCCATCTTTTAGTCTTATATTCCAAACTCTTAATTCTTGTATTTGCCCATCATAAGGCCCAGATATTTTTGGATCATTACTAGGAGCTAAAACTCCTCTATCTCCATCAAACTCACCATCTGTTCTACTAAAGTTTGAAACACCAATATATATATTGTTACCACTTGGCCCATCAAGAGAATCAGTAGATCTTAATCTTTCTTGCCTAATTGGTATTCTTTGTTCAAGCATATTTGGTTGTGGTGTTGGGCCGTTTGAACTATCAGAACCCTTAAGTCTTGGAAAAACCTGTTCTTTATTAAGAAGTTTGTATCCATCAACATAACCCAACACAACCCCAGATCCTAACTCAGCATCCCCCACATTATTTGATACTAATTCATATGGACTCCATGTAACTATTATATGGTGAAAATTACCATCAAAAAGATTTATACCAACATCGTTAGGAACAAATAATCCAGAAGCTTGAACATTAGTGTCAGAAAAGTTTTCTGTAAAATTAGATTCTGTTTTATCCGCATATGTGTCTGAGTTATTAGGATATGTAGATGTGTTTCTTATATAAAACCTAAAAGCTTCGTTTATACCATTAGGGCCTTTAGTTAACTCTAACTTCATAAATTTATTTCTTGTTTTATCGTCTGCAGAATTAGCTATTCTTCTAAAAAATAAAACAGAATCTTTTTGGTGAGGTCTTATTATTGCCTCTATTGTTATACCATCAACAATGTTATCAATACCTTCAGCGGCCATATAAGGTGTATCATTAAGAGAAACACCAAAGAAACTTTTATCACTTAACCCAACTTCACCACCATATGGGTTTTTCAAATCCAAAGCCCCAGTAAATCCGGTAGCGTGAGTATCATAATATAAAGGCTCTGCAGAAGAACCATCAATATGGCCAGTAATACTTTGTGTTCCTAAGTTTAACTCCATTCTAAATGATGATGGTTTTATACCACTAAAACCTATATCTTTTCTCAAGTTAATTAATTTAAAAACAGATATATCCACACTTGTTGAGCCACTTTGTATGTTTGTTATGGATGGATCATAATTATCATCTAGATCTGCTCTATACAAATAGTATGCTATATGATCAAATATTCTTTGATGTGATGTTGTTGTGTTATATCCAGCAGCGGTGCTATAATCCATATCACCTTCACTCATATAAACACCATTAACCATATCGGCAGTTATTGATTGGCCAAGTATAGGTATTTCAGTAAAGTCAAATTTATATTTTATTTCATCTTCTTTATTAAAACCAAAATCTGGATTATCGTCGCCATTTAAAGAACCTATCTTACCCAAACTTCTTATACCTGTGAAAAAATGAGCATAAGAAGCCGAAGGACTAGTCTCTGATAATGAAACTGTCTCTATCTTCTCATTAACATAACTTTGGATAGTTTCGTCTTCAAAAGCTTTAAATGACATAATGTTTTAGTATTGTAATCTAACAGAAAAAACTTTTTCTGTATCAAAAGTCTTTTTAACTGCTGGAGAAACCTTGGCTATTGCGAGCATTTCACCATCATCATTATAAAGACCAATTGTTGTTATAAATGTTGTAGGATCTGCTGTTAATGAGCCAGTAATAGATCCAGTAGTTCTATCAGATAACGCTGTTATATTATTTGTGTAATTAAATTCTCTGTTTTTAGCTCTACAAAAAAAAGAAGTTCTTTTAATACTATTAACAGATTTAAAATTAACTTCATTAATAGCTATAGTTTCAGCTGTTGAACCTTCACCAAATATAAAACCAGATGCAGGTGATGTTAAAAAGTTTGTTGATGTATTACCACCGTGGAAAACCAAAGTTCCTGTGTCGTAAAATACTGTTCCAACAACATTTGTTTCATCATTTTTCTGAACTAGAGTTCCCTTTCTACCAATACTATTATCAATTGTTGTATCTGGTATATCAACAAACTGTAAGTTACCAACAGCCCCAAAAGAAAATATAGCTGTAACACTACCACTTAATATACCATCATCAACTGTTGTTCTCCCTAATTGAATAGCTCTAAATATACCAGTTGTTGTTGTGTTGTCTTGTGCAAGTGGTATAGATGCATCTGATGCTGATGAAAAATAGTAATTAGTAAAGTGTCTAAAGGCAGAACTAAGAGGTGTAGTTGTTGTTGAACCTTGAGCATTTACTAAAAAACCAGTAGAACTAGCTTCTGCAACAAAAGAGTATATATTTCTAGCCGAAGCTGCTGTAGCTGAATCTATAACAAAGTTAGTAGTATATTCAACATCACTAACTGATATATCATCTTCATTAAAATTTGTTAACGCCATACCTTTTCTCTAATTAAGTTGTTGTTGCTTCATTAACTGTTAAGCTAAACTCTTTTCTAGCTCCAGTGTTGATACCAATAATATCCATAATTGTAGTTCCTGTTCCACCGCTAGCATTTTCGCCAGTTCTAATAGTGAAAGTAGCTAAACCACCAGCAGCTGGAATTGCTCTTGCAGCTGTCAAAACACCAATAGTAGAATCTCTAATAGTTGCTGTATATCCCTGTGGATCACTACCATTTTCAGTAACAACTGAAACAGTTATATCACTTCCAAAATCAACTGTTGCTTGATTAGGATCTAAACTCAATGTAGCTACTTTTAGTGTTCCTCTTGGTAGAGTTACTAATCTATTTAACAATGCTACCTCATCATTTGATGTGGGTTCCAAAACAGGTAGATTAATAATATCTGCCTCTGGATTAACTGTGTTTGCAATGTTGAATAATTGGTAATTAATCTCATCATCACCAAAGGCAAACTTTGTTATTTGAAAGGAGCCATCATTTCTAGCTAACAATTCTCGGCCCCTCTTAGTAAGAATTGCGTCTATAACTGCTGTTGATGAATCAAGAAATGCCAATTTATTTCCCCCTATTATTATACATAAAACTATATTGTATTATAATTTAATAAAAACAATGCTTATAATAAATATAAGTATTATTCACTATTTGTTTTCTTACTTCTGCTTCTTCTTCTTCTTTTTGGTTTTACTTTTTCTTCCTCTACAACCACTTCTTCCTCTACTTCTTCTACAGCCGCATACTCTGGAACTGCTTCTTCTATATTAACAACTGGTTCCTCTATCGCTGGTTCTGGTTGTGGTTCTGGTTGTGGTTCTGGTTGTATAACCATACTTTCTTTTCTTTTTTGAGATATCAATGATTCTGTATTGATATGAATAATAGAGTCACCATCAACATATATAACATCACATATAATGTTTGATTTTACTATTTCGTCTAAAACTCTTGGAGGATAAGAAAAACTATTATCTATAAAAACAATATCTGTGTTTATGGTTTTTATATATTCATTTATTGTTTTTCTATCTAGTAAAACAGGTTTAACCATAGAAAAATTGTTTTTATCTAATACTTTTCTTATATGAGCTGTCGTCTTATAATCACTTAATGAAACAGGAATTATATTACTTAGTGGAAAAGTTTTTGATAATTCCAATGTTAAATAACCAGAATGACAACCCAACTCAGTAATAGAGTTTTTATTTAAAGAATTAATTTTTTCTGTAACTAATTGTAATGTTGCAAAACTAAATTGTCTAAAACTTGTTTCATACTTAAACATTTATAAACCCCTTATTTTATGATGTAATTTTTTCTACACCTTGTTGTGTTATTTGTCTAATCAAATCAGTATCCTTAGTATCAACAGCGTTTATACCCACTCTAAATATATATGTTACATCATTAAATAGGTTTGTAACATTAATAGGAACAATACCAATACTACCAGACGCCGAATCTTCTACCATTTGTAGTGTAACATCTCCAGCAACTGCACTGAGTGATCTTACAACACTAGCTAGTGTTAAGTTTAATTGTATTGTTGCACTCTCTAAGGAGACAACTATTGAGTTGTCTTTGTCTTTTACTATTCTACCCTCACCAGCATCTATATCACCAACCTCTGCAATAAACAAGTTTGTTCCATCAGCTGATGTGGGAAAATCAAACCTTAAGGCTGGTAAATCCGTTTTGAATTCAACACCACCAGATAACATTTTAACTCTACCACTTATGAACCCATTGCTAGCTGTGTTGTTTGCAGTAGGTGATATTAACATAGTATCCAAAGTTATTTCAACCTCTGTTTGGTCAACAGCTGCGGGAGTTATTCTTACGGGTAAGAATCTACCATATCTAGTTTGAGAAAAATTAGGTTCGTTTACAGTGCTATTAACACTAACATTTGGAACTTGAGTTATAGCACTAAACTCTAAATCTATAGTTTCTTGTATGTTGTTATCATAATATTGATAACCTTGAAAATCTGCAGTAGTTGCAGCTGATGCTGATAAATTTACTTCATTAGCCGAACCCGAACCCGTTGTAGCCAAATCACCAGCTAAATAGTGATTATTTAAAACAAATTCAAGCTCATTTAACGATAACACCGTAGGAACAGCATTGTTAGTTTGCTTATCATTATCATATGATATAATATTTCCATCTGCTGTTAATTGATATTGTTCGTTCTCAGCCAAGACCTCAGCCAAAGAATTCCATCTTCTACCAAACACTCTTTTTGTTTTATGTCTCTCTAATAAAGGTGATTCAATAAATAAACCTTTTGAAATAACATTTGTTTTTGCTGGTATAAATTGTTCTGAGAATGGAAATATACTTCCAAATGTATCATTGAAATTATTCATTGATTTAACAAATGCGTTATTGTTCATTAATCCAACGCTAGACCCACTAACACCAGTTACCGTCAAAACAGATCCACCACTTTTAAGTAATGCATTGTTTAATGGATCTGGATCAAATGTTTCGTTTTTAGATAAATTCCATTGTTCTGAAATTTCATTCCATTTATTATTTATGTCTGTTCCAAAATATGAGTTCTTTGTTAATACAGAAGGATCTCCTAAAAGATCAAACACATTAAAATCTTGTATACTATTGTATATTTCTCTATTTACTGCGTTTGTTGGACTCATAGAGAAGCTAATATAACCAACATCTTCTTCTTCAATATTTTCTTCTGATGTTCTTATTTTATCATTGTTAATAGAGAAACCTAATGGATAACTACTAACAATTCTTTTTCTATCGGAAAAGTGTCTATATTTTTTCTCTGTTGTTCCAAACCCCACAGGTTCAGCATGATAATTACTTTTTGCAGAGTTTACAATAAAATTATAATCACCACCAAGAATTATATCTTCTCTTAGTTTGAAGTGAGACTTCAAATTATTATATGTGGCACTTTGATTGTTTATTTTTGTATTTTCAATTGATATTGATTGAAAGTTTCTCGTATGTTCTTTTATGTCTTCTTCTTCTAATGCTATATCCCATGTTCTTACTTCATGCATATAACCAATAAAGTTATTTGGAGAAGGAAATTTTGTAGAGCCACCAACAGTTCCACCTGTTGAGTCATAACTTTCAGTTCCAACCGATACATCACTGTAAGAACCACTAACAACCTCTACAATATCATTACCACCAGTAGGACTAGCTGAGAGGGTGGTTAAATAAGCGTTTAAGGTATCACCACTTCTTGATACAGTTATATTAGTAAAATTATCTAAGGCTTGTATATGGGATGAAATAGACCCCTCTGGGGTGGATACTGTTACAGTTGGTGTTGTTACTGAATTAAATGTTAAAACACCTACATCACTTAATGTTATATTATATAGTGGGTGTTCAACCAATGTGTGAGATTGTGCCGCTGTTGCAGATACAACAGTTTGTATGGTAAAGTCTTGCCCAGCCGCAAAATCAAAAGCCAAAGAACTAGTTTCTGTAGCTCCAACTGATGTTTGAACATAATTCGTTCCATCAGAATATAAAGCTATAAAATCTACTAACTCTTGTTCTGTTTTTTTAACTTTTGTTCTAAAAATTGAGTGTTCATTAATTTTTAAGAAATTGTTTTTAATTCCATATATTCTACAAATAGCTTCTAAACTTTCTCTTGCACCTTTTGATTTTAATAAGTGTGGGATATTGTTTAATATTCTATTCCATACCTTACTTGTTACCTCTTTACTAGTATATCCAGCAGATGAAGAATTAAATAGTTCTTGTTTTATATCAATATCTGCAGATGTTTCATATAAATTAATACCATAATCTTTAGCTAAAACAGGTATGAATCTATCTGGAACTCTATCAACGCTATCGTATGAAATCTTTTTTAAGTTTGGTATGTTTTCTATATATAATTTATATTCATCAAAAGATTCAGACAATGCTGTAAGAAAACTTTTTAAGAATTCTGTATCATCACCTAAAAACAAATATCTTGGTATAAGATTTTCCAACTTGAAGTTTTGAATAACATCAACCTCTGCAGAGGCTGGAACTTCTTCGGTTATACGAGTAGAATAATTAGCATAATTACCTTCACCACCAGTGACTCCAAAATATGATAAAGTTCCAGCATCTAAATATTCTATTTCTTTATTAAAATCTTCGTATAATTCTATTCTTTCATATATTGCATTTATATTATCTAACTGATCACCAGTTACAGAATTATCAGAATCTCTATGTAAATGAATTAATGTAACATTTTCTTGATTATTATTAACAGCATTTGCAGTTATTGATTTTTCTGTTCCAGTAAAGGCTACATCTTTACCCAACTCATTCAATAACCATCTAGTGTAACCATCAGCTTCTTTGTAAAACTTATCAACAGCCAATATATCTGATTCTGTTAATGCAGCCACTGAAGCCCCACTCAAACCAATAGGGTATTCAGTTATTATTTTATTAAAGTTTCTTTCTGTCTTTCTTCTTATATCACCAAAGAAAGTATGTTTTGAGAATCTACCATAATCTATAAGAGGAATAGCTCTGTTTGTATCTGCTGTAAATGAAGTTTCTAGTAAATCACCAGAAATACTTCCAGCACTCTCTAAAGAAGATAATAAACTTTCGTATGTATAGCCGTCAGCCATTTTTTACCCCTTATAAAACAGTAAAGTTCCACAAATCTGGTTTGTCTATTATAATAGTTTCATTTCTAACTTTTAGTTTTAAAACAATCTTATATTCTACATTAGGATAAAGATTGTTAGTGTTTATCTCAAAGAAGTTTCCATCTTTATCATATGATAAGCTATCTTCTGAAATCTCCACATAATCAGTGGATTTTTCTCTTATCTCATACATTCCATTTTTAACAATAAAACTATCAATAAATGTTTTTGTAGCTGTTGTGGATTGTAAAACTTGTGTTTTGTCTTTAATAAAAACTCTTATATTAGCTACACTTCCATAATCATATTCGCTTTTTTGATTAACCAAGTTGACAATCAAGTTTGATGTAGTAAAATTATCATTACCTATAGAGGGTAGTTTAGGCTCAAAATTAAAAGTATAAGATGACTCATATCCAGCCGATGTTACACTCCATGTGTCAGTAAAATTAGTAGCGGAGCTTAAAGATATATTAACACCAGTTAACGCATTACCCAAATCATCAGTTGCTGTTCCTATATTTAGTTTATATATACCCTTAGAAAATCTACCTGCTGTTAGTGATATAGGAGCTATATTAACACCATCAGCTTGTAATGTAACAAATCCGGGAAACTTTCCTGTTCCATCTAAATCTTCCAAAACACCGTCAACAATATTGTAATAAAATAAATCTGCAGATCTAGAAAAGTATAATGTTTTTCTATCGTCTTTTATTGTCTCTGGCCATGTAAGTTCTAAATATGGTCTTCTATTTGTGTTTGTCTCTCTTCCATAAAACTTTTTAGTAAAATAACTAACACCCGTTACAGAAGTATTAACTCCAGCAGCTGCTGCCTCAGCATCAGTTTGAGCTTCTTCTTTATCACCCATTCTAATCATAAACCCATAATTAGAACTTAATCCATCCAAATAATCTTTAAACCACTCAGTAACATCTAATTTTAAATCTTCTTCACCATGAACAAATGATTGAATAGCTGAGTTAGAGTCATATATTGCATCAAAAGCCCCCTTATAAGCTTCACCCCCACTTAAAGCACCTAAATCTGTCCAAAGATTGATGTTATCAGCATAAAGAGCATTTGCATAACCAGTGTTTGTTTTAAGATCATTATCAAGACCCTTACCTTCAATCCATGTGGCGCTTAGTGGAAAGGCATATATGTCAAAATCACTAGCTTGTTCTTCTCCGTGAGTAACATTATTCATTCTTATAAATGCTGAAACAGTAGAAGAGTCTCTTGGATCTGGATAATTCTTATTAACTGATATTTCTTCTTTTAACTCATCTAAATCAAATTTTATTAATATTCTTGCATATTCCTTTTTTTCTTTTTCATTGCTATACTTGTTCCAAACCTCTAATATTGGAGATAAACCAAAATTAGCACTAACGGCAGAGTCGGTAATCCAAGTGTCTTTGTCTGCATATGCTCTTACTATTGACATTTATTTTCTCTAATTTCATAATTAAGTTTTAATTTATATCCGTAGTCATCCCAACCTTTTATTAATAAATATCCATTATGGGCCATTCTGTGATGATTAGGGCATAACCACACTCTATTTAATCCATAATCAGATCCACCCTCTGACTTATGTGTTATATGGTGATTATCCACAGCTTTTGACTCACCACATATTTCACATCTTTTACTAGCTTTAGAAAACTTTTGATTTCTTGGTATTCTTTTTCTTCTATTCATTAAACAACCGTTCCTATTATGTCTTTATTTGGATATTTTACCTCCCAAACCACATTTTGTGGTAGTGTTATTACGCCATTGTTGTTATATTGTTCTATATTAATACCACTAGAAACATAATCATTTCCAGAGATATTACCATTAACAGAGTATATATTAATATTAGAAACAGACAATATCTTAGGTGAATTTTGTAAAACGGATATAATATCACTTACTACAATAGTGTCACCAAATCTTATATTCTTATAAAAAAATCTATCTTTCAATATTTCAAAAGCTTCTAATAATGTTTCATTAATACCATATGTTCCATTTTTTATAATACTGAATGAAACTCTTATATTTACTATACTACCATTAGTTATCAATATGTTGTCAGAAAATGTTTTAAACTCTTTTAAATATGTCTCTATGTTGTTTTTAACTATATTATTTACATTCTTCAAGTTTTGATTTTCATCCAACCCAACAACATATAATTGAACTCCATTATTGTTGTTTGGATTTTTTCTTGCAGTTGTTCTAAATATATTTCCATACTGTGATGGTAAAGATAAAACCCTAGCTATATAGTCATTTAATGTAACACACCTATATTGTGAATTAATATTGTTTATAGAGTTGTGTTTAATATCTTCCAAACTTTCAGGATCTGCACCACCACTAGCATCTATTGAGTTTTTAACCAATAAACTATTAACAACATAACTAGCTATAGAAGGATTGTTTGACTCAAATACTTGATCATTAAAAGTTATATTTTTATTATTTATTCTATTAATGGTATTAACAGGAACATTAGTGTTAGATCCTCCACCCACCCTATATGAAATATTTAAAACAGTATTTTTGGGGGCAGAACCTAGTGTTGTAGTATTTAAAAAACTAGCAGAGTTAATTGCGGTAGGGGTAAAGGCAGAAACAGACCCTCTTAAATTAATTGGTAAAACAAAATTCTCTGGGTTTGGTATAATTTCTGAATCTTCACTTGAATTAAAACCATTGCCAAAAATCAAATAAATACTACCATCAGATGATTTTTCAGTTATATACTTGTTATATACTTTTTTTTGTTTTAAAACAAATTCAGTTTCTGCAGATGTTGATGCATCACTATTAACATCTCCATAAAAAACGCTTTGTCTGGCTAAACTATCAACCTCAATCCATTCGCCACCATCAGAATCAACAACACTCAAAATTTCTGATATATCAACATCTGGTAATTTTATTTTTAAAAACGGACTTGGGCTACCAACAGTATATTGAAAAGATTTAGTTTTACCAGCAACTACTACAACATTTTTTACATATGTTGTTTTACTTTCAGCCTCGTTTCTTATAGTTAATCTATTTGTGTCATCAGAAAAATCCACATCTTGTGTTAACTCAAAGTCAATAAAGTTTTCTGATGATACTACAGATTGTTTGTTTAACTTAAACATTGAGTCTGCAGATGAACTATCAAAAAATGTTGCTGACAAAGATATTATGGTTGTAGCTGGGGTAGAAAACTTTGGTTTATATCCCATATTTTGTGCTAAACTGTATACATTAGCTGGTTCAATAGCTCTATCTATAAACCCTTCATTAATTTGTCTATCCATCAAAAAAGATAAACTGTCACCAACATAGGCAACCATCTCTAATAAAGCCATACCTCCAGAAACTTGACTAAAATCTTGCCATGTATCTGGAAAATATTTTTTTAAGAAATCAATAAGATCTGTTTTATATCCATTAAAATCTTTGGAGATATAATCAATATCTCTTATCTCTTTATCAACCGCTTCTGTCATCTTTTTTCTCTATATTAAATTGTAATATCATTTATTGTAAAGTTAATTTCATCCTGTATAACCAAAGAACCAGAATTGTTTATACCATTTCTATTTGTTAAGCTATTCTTAAATTTATCTTCTAATTTTTTATTTCTTTCAACAAGTGAGTCTCCAATATACTCTGTTCTCTGATTGTTATCATTTAAATCCTTAATTATACCTTCATCATAAAACTGAGTTGTTGAAAAAGAATAGTTAATCTTTAACAATATTTGGTTTTCATCTTCAATTACAAAACCTAAACTTTCATTTATTGTTCTTTCTTTATTGTAAATTTGAAAATCGTCAATAACATAAAAGAAAGCTGCTTGATTATCTTGGTTGTTAATAGTCACAGCTTTATCAATATCACTTTTTATTCTTAATTGCAATTGCTCTATCGTCATAGGTTCAAATAAATAATTTTCACCTATACTTAGCAAATTAACTGCTGGTATATCACCTTCTGCCATCATAAGTCTTTCATAAGGAGATGTTAACAATATGGCTCTCATAAGTTCTCTTGCAGCAAACTTTGTTTCTTTATGAGTATCCCACTTTAAATCTTTAATAGGAAATTTTATAATATTCATTTATTTTCCTTAATTTATAAAATTATGTTTGCTTAAGAATTCAAAAGTTTTTCTTGATAATAAATTGAACTTATCATTTTGTTCTTTTATATCATCATAATATTTAAAAATATCTTTATATATATTATCTGTTTCTTCGTTTGTTTCTGGTGAAGTAGTAACTCTTCTGTTTTTCTCTCCACCAATAACTATCTTATCATAAGAAATAGTTTTCTTTCTAGTGACCGTTTTAATTCTACCAGCTAACAACCTTGAAGGTCCGGGAACAGTTATAGTTTTACCACCAACTATCTCTGTAACTTCTTTTGGGCCGACTGGAGTGTTAATGGTTTTCTTTACCGGAACGCCGTCAATCTTTACCTGTCTTGGTCTACCAGTTACTAACTTACCGGGTAATCTAACCTTTTCTTTAAATGATACTTCCTTGTCTGGTATTTGTATGTTTATTTCGGGTAAGTCATGTGTGTGATTTAAAAACATTTCCATAATATCTTGCAATGTTTCATTCATATTTCTCACAACTTCTAACATATCTATTATTTGATTATTAACTCCTTGTTGATAATCTTCTAACTTTTCCCCTAAAACATTTCTATATATGTAATTATCGCCATCATTATCAAAAAAAGATATATTATAAATTTCATCAGCTTTATTTAGTATTATATTTTTAGCTTTAAAATCACTTCTAACAGGAACTAACTGATAAGATCCGTCTTGAAAAGGGCCAATAATTTTTTTGTTAAAGTTTGTTTTTTTCTTAATATTGGGATAAACAGAGTTTATATTACCCCTATAATGAACAGTTTTAGTTCTTGTTTCCCCAATAGTGTTAATAAAATTTTTATTATGATAGCTTATGTTATTAGAGTTTAATATTCCTATTTCTAAAAAAGCTGTTTTTTCTTCTGTTTCACTATTAAAGGAGTGTCTTATAAAACTACCACTTCTTCCTTGATTTATAACATCCCCAAATTTCGCGGGGATTGTAAAATATCTTGCCTTTGCTTTGTTTTTTATTCTTTTTTCATCTATAGATGGCTGAAGATCTGATCTAAATCTTGAAACTTCCTCAACATCAAAACTAAACCCATATTTACTTTTGTTATTAGTATTATAATCTTCTCTGGCTAAATATCTACTAACATAGTTTGTTTCTGGAACTCTTGATATCCAATATGTTTTATCTGTAAATGGTTCATTTATTAGTAATATTTCTTCTCCAAGTTCTGGTATACTTATGTTATGTAATGAAGTTAACGGAGGATACCACTTATAATCATTAATGTTTATTTGAGTTAAATTTTTTATTTCATTATTGAAAAAACTTGAGTTAACATCTATGTCTTCACCTATAATAGAAGCCTTTACACTATACATAGGAACTTTATTGATATTAATACTATTTTTAGAATTAAATGTGTTTACATCTATAACAATACCTCTTTTTATAATTTTTTCGCCTATATAATCGGATTTATCTAATATTCTAGAATTAAATTCGGCATCTGAGTTTAATGTATTTACTATAGATTTACTCATCTTTTTTCTCTAAATCTTCTATTAATTTTTCAAAACCTCTTTTTTTTAGTTCTTCATTCATAACAGCAATTTCATTCAACTTATAAGATCTAACATTTAATAAGCTTTTTATAACACTTAAACAATCCCTATAAGCCAATATCATATCAGCATAAATAAGTTTTAACTCTTCATCTGATATGTTGTTTATATCTGGTAGTTTCTGTTCCATCAATCCTCTATAAAATTAAATCTTACTTCTTTATATAATAACTTTATTTTATTTAATGATTTTGTTATTTTTCTACTTGGTAAATCAGTAGCTTCTTTTATGTAAAGATATAATTGCTTTTTATTTGTAATATATAACTTATCATAACTTGTTAATATATCTTTAATAACACCTAAGACAAGTATATCGTCATCGGTAAATTTATTATTATCTTCTATTATACTACTAAACTTCCTCTCTAAATCATTTATAAAATTTATATTATCTCTTTCTAATTCTTTTTCTTCATAAAAATCAACACTCAAATCAGAAACAACAACTTCATTTTCGTTCTCATCTATAAATACCCTTTTCTTATAAGAATTGGATTGCTGTATTAACCAATTTTTAACTATTGTGCCAAAATAAGAATATGATTTTTTATTACGACTTGCATCATATTTTGACAATTTTTCATAAAGATGAGTTGTAGCTTCGTGTTTTATTGTATCAAAATCATATAATGTTCTATTAAAATTGAATGTGTAATATATATTTTCTATTAAATTTTTAAATGCCGGTTCTATTACAGAAGAATATATCTGATTTTTAAACTCTACATCATCTATCTGATTAAAAGAAACTATAGCTTCTTCTTCTTTTTCGCCCCAATACTTCATATAAATTCTCTCAATTAAATGTTTTATTAATTTAATAAAAAATCAAAAAAAATTATATTCTTCTATATTATTGCACCGCCCCAGTCCCACCAGCTCTTGTAGATGTTCCAGTGTCATTATCAGTATTACCACCACTTGTTCTTCTCCTCCTTGCCGTATCAGTATTAGATGTCGCTGCAGTTGGGGTTCGATTAACAACAACTGTTTTACCACTTTCAGTTACCGCGACAAATTCACCATCAAGCTCTAGCCCATCGTTTTTAGGGTTTGAAGAATCAATTACAGGTGGAGGGGTATCAAATTGATCTTCTGATGTGATAGGTTCATCATTTTCACCACCATCACTTTCTCCTTGAAAGAAAGATATTTCACCCAGCCAGCGGTCAGCCAATATCGGAGACATTCTTTCAAGTGGGTTTTCAAAAAATGATATGTTAATAACTCCTTTAACTTTATTATAACCTTTATCTGTTCTTTGATAGATATATCCAAGAGTTCTTAATCTTTCTGGGCTTGTTGATGCTGGTAAAAATCCATCAATACGCCTACCATTAAGTGTTCCAATAGCTGGCCTCATATCTCCGAGAGATTCAATTGTGTTAAGGTTTTGAATTGGGGAATATAATTTTAAATTTAGAACAGTATTAAATGAATTAGGAGTTAAGGTTTCCACAACAGAGTTAACAATATATATACCCTCTGCAGCATTAACAAAATCATTAACAATTATGGGATCTAATAAATATATTCCTGTTGTTCCATGTATAGTTGCGTCAACATTAAAAAGAAAATTTAATAATAAATCTGATACGACATTACTATCAATTGTTTTAAAATCTTGCAGCAGTAAATCCATAGTTTTGCCAGTTGGATCTGAAAATATTAATCTGTTTAAGTCATCAAAAGTTGTTTGAGTTATTCTATCCGGATTATTGTTGTTTAATAAATTAGTTAAATCTTCCAATCTTTTCGTTATATTTCCGGTTGATGATATTAATGATTGAAATAAAAATCCACGACCAGCCAACGCGTTATTAATTTGTTGTCTTAAGTGTTGTTTTAGTTGACCTTGTTGCGCGCCTGTTTCCTCATCAGTAAAAGATTCCATTATAACTTGGCTTATATCCAAAGATGTTATTCCAGATTTAAAAGGTAATTGAAATGTTGCATAAGCTAAAGGATCTATTTTACTAGATATATTAAATGATTCAACTAAGGATTGACTATCTCCGTGATTTAACGTAATTACTTTTTGATTTTTATTTTCTGATTCTATATATTTTTCAAACTCATATGTTTCTTTAAGTTGTTTATTTATACCACCTCTATTTTGAGATTCAACATAGATCTCTACAACATCTTCATCATTGTTTTGAGTTTTTCTAAAAGCCAATTGAATAGGGTTTTTCATATTAGATAATACGCCTGCATTAATATAATTAAGAATATTTTTTAGAAGATATATAACAGATTTGTTTGAAACATTATGGTTATTTAATATTGTGTCTACAGATTGATAATCAACTAATAAATCAAATGTTGTTTTTACTAAAGTAGCATAATTTTTTGCTTGGCCTTCTGCAGAAGATATATATAAGGCGTTGGCACTAAAAGCTTTTGTGATATCATTTCTTACTGATAGAGGTATTTTATTATATTTAAATTTTATATTTCTCTTTTTTGCAAACTCATCTGCTGTAAATTCGCCATCATCCTGAAGTTTGGCATTTCTTTCATTAACATTCTTAGCTATTGATTCTAAAACTGGGCCTAAAAAATAAGCTATGGGATAATTACTATCGCTATTATTATCATTAACATAACCAAATTGTATGTCAACATCATTTATAACACCTTGATCTGATTGATTTGTATTATCTGGTGGGTCGTCGTTTGTTCCGCCCTCTTCTTTATCTTCTTCCACTGTATTATCAAAACCAGCCATAGCTATTTTTATATCATTTTGACTATAAGACTCATTATCATATTCAACAGTTGTTGAAGATCTATAATTTGGATCTGTTATTTTTTCTTCTTGAATTCCTCTTTTTTCTAACAATTCTTTATACCATTTATATATGTCTTCATCTTCATATTTCCAAAAATTCATAAAAGCTCTTGTTGATAGATTACATAACACTTGATGACCAGACAAATTTGCTTCTGAAGTATTATCCACTTCTCCATATAATAATTTAGAACCTCGACCCGCGGTCGCGTTATTATAAAATCCCAATAGCGCTTCATCAGTCATATCTGTTTTTCTAATTAATATACTTGGTTCATAAAAAGAAGGATATAGTGGATGCTGTAAAGAATAATTTATATTTTCTACTTCAACACCATCAGTTTCTTCCTTTTGTTTTGTTATATACTCTATATAGTTTTTTAATATATTTCTATTTATAATATCCCCACTAGTATTTTTATATCCTCCATCTTTATTAATATTAAATGGGCAATTTTCTATTGCTTCAATAATAGAATCATATAAAATTTCAAACTCCCTTATTTTATATACACTTGTGTTTTGTTCATTTTCATCTTTTTCTATTAACAAAACTGGTGTTGTGTTAAAAAAATTTCTAGCTAGAAAAGAATCTTGTTGTTCTATAGAAAACGCATAACTTTCTTTATATCTGTTATTAGTCAAGGAGTCATAAATATCTCCATCAAAATTCTTAACAATAAAATTTATATCTGTATTAATACCAGATAAATTTTTATAGTAAAGACCCTTTTCAGCAATAAAAACGTCAACAAGATCACGGATTATAGTCCCTAAAACACCAAATAATTCTCCATATAAATCTTCCGGCGATTCAAAGTGGATTTCATTCGCTGGTGTATTATCTATGTTTGAGTAATAATAAGTAAAAGATTTTTCTTCTTTTTCTTCATAACTTGGTGCATAACCACCACTACCGCTCTCATCATTTTCAAACCATTTCGTTGTATGAGTTGAAGAAAGAGGTAGTTGTATTTTATAAAACCTATTACCATATTCTATTAATTCATTCATTCTTTTTTTAAATAAAAATTTATCTTTAACACTTTCTTCAAAACTTTCTTTAAATAAATTAATATTATCTAAAACCCAAGCTAACGGAACCCTAAATCCATTATTTTCTACAATATCTCCATATGGAGCTACTCCATCTAATTGTAAAGAATGTAAATCCCTAATGTAGTTTTTATTTTTCCGAGCATACTTTTTTAATAAATTAAAAGGTGGAAGTGTATAAGATATATTACTTATTTTATCCAAATCCTCTTGTGACACCACAGTAAAATATTCCTCTGGAGATGATAGATAGGCAACAACACCTCTTTCTTTTATAATGTCTAATGTTTCTTGTAATAATTGGTCATTATCTGAGTTATTATCAAAAATAGTTTTACTGTTATTTTTTACAAAATCAGAATCCGCTACACATATCTGACTTAAAAATTCTTTTCCATAATTAATTTTTTGTTTGAATTCTTTTAAAAATAAATTATATTGCCTCATAGATATAAAAGAAGGTTTAAAATTTATAAAATCATCTTGAACATTTACATTTTCACCAGTTGTTTGATTAAATACTGTGACATCTTTTTCATTATAAAAAGGTTTGTAAGCTTTGTTACCATAGTTAAAAGGTTTTGTTTTATCAGAATAGTTATATTTTCCGCTATCACCAATAACTCTTCCAAAATCACCTTCTATTTCATCTCCGAGAAAGAAAAAAGTGCCTTCTTCTCTTATTTTTTTATTATAAAAATAAGATAAATCATCATTAGAAACCAACCTAGTGTTACTTAAATCTACTTTTAAATTATATAAAAAACAACCATCAATTTGACCTGCTCGATAAATTATTGGAAGTCCTTGTTGATTACACACAAAAGGTGGCGGTGGTCTCAAAACAACACCACTGTTTTTTATATTAACTCCATTCCATTTTGTTTGAGAAGTCTCAACAGATCTCAGAACTTGGTTTGAAAACGAAGTAAATAAAGATCGCAAGACAGAAAAACTAATACCATTAGAACCGTTTGCATCATTTAAAAGACGCTCTAAATATTGTTGACTATATCTTAAATATTCGTTAGCGTTTTCTCTTCTTAAGGATGTTTCACCTGTTCTTTGAAATAATTCTGTCCAACCACTTATATAATCAGCTTGTATGCCGTTTATTTCTGCCTGCGTTGGAATTTGTATTCTCAAATTCATAAAACTATATATGGCTCTGTTTTTGTCAAACGCAGGCAAGCTATTCCATGTGTCATACAATGTATTAATCCATTCATTTAAAGCTTGTGTAGATGAAACTTTATCTGTTCTATCTCTATATTGCAGTAAATATAGATCCCCAGTTTCTCTAAAATCATAAACATTTTTTATAAGTGGGTTTGGAGAAGATTGTGTATCCTCTACAATAACACCCTCTTCATTTAATAAGTATTTTATCTCACTCCCAAAAATGTATTTTTTAGATTTTCTATTTTGGGATGTGTCGGGAACACTCTCACGAATATTAGCTGTATAATCATTATACCACTGATCAAAGGCTTTTGAATCTTTTTCCCAAACAAAATTGTAACTGGCATCACCGTTATAAATTCCATAATAGTCTTCTGGTTTAACGCCATCTGGTGTAAATGCCCAGTTTACATTTTCTTGTGGGTAAGTTAATAATAACTCTTCATATCCGGGTATATGACCAATTGTAGATATATCTGTAATTAAGTCAATAGATGAATCTGGTTTTTTTAAATCATTTAAAACAGCTGTTGATATTTCATTAATTTTCATACTGCTTATATTAATACTATCAGCGTTAGAAAACTCAAGACTTCCTTGAAGATGACCCTCATTAGTTATATTAAAATTGAACTTATATAATTTAGCATAATTCCAATCCCAATATCCATTATTTTTATCAGATAAATTATAGGTTATTGTTTTTTGATTTTGGTTATTAACTACATTTGGAACCGCAGGTGCAATATTACTTGCTCTAAAACCATCCCAACCATATGCAATAATCCAATCACTACTTAATTGAATTAATTTTGAAAGATCTGTTCTTTGATCTATTAATTTAGGATCTGTTATTGTTAATGATAATCTATACCTTATTGTAAATGCTTCTCTATTTGATCTTTCCACTTTCAAGTTGTTTATACCAATACCTCCAGCATTGCGAAGATTAGCATTACCCATGTCAGAATTTATTTGAGGTAGATAACTAGAAATTTCAACTATTTTTTTATTATTTAATCCGTCATCATCACTTATAAGCGTTAATACATCAATATTGTTATTAGATAAATTATTTAATAAATTCTGTTCTTCGTCATTAACAATAAGATATAATCTCACAAATGTATTAAGTGAAGATAACTCTATATTATTGTATAATTTTTTATCGTTCCAGCCACTAGCTAACTTAACTAAATGATTTTCATAAGAACTATCTATTGTGTCTGCATCACTCATACATTAACCTCTTTTTAATTTTATTTTTTCAATAACCAATTCTACAGATGAAGGTATCCTTATAGATGTTCCATCTTCTATTTTTTGTAGGGGAGATATAAGATCATTAGCTAAACATATAATCCACCAATAACTACCATCACCATAATATTTAGCAGCTATTTTATCAATTCTTTCTGCAGAATTCCAAGAAACAATAATATCCCTATCACTAATTATATCTTCAGCTTTAATCGGTGGAAAAGTTTCTTTTCTAAATTCATTGTATTTTACATCATACACATTTTCTAAAAAATCATATCTAGAATACATAACTTACTCCTTAACCACTTGTTCTTCCATAAAATAAATCTTTTAAGTAATAATCAAAGTCTGGGCTATAATTCGCGTTCGGATTGCCAGTGATGAAACTCTCGTTTTCACTTATAACGCGGCTGTCTTTGCTATCTGGTCGGACTGGTATCAATGGCTTGGCTGGGTTTCCTCTGCCCTTAACCGTAAATCCTTGCATTTTGCTTCCACCGCCTTCTATTAACCCTTGGTTATTTAATATTCTTTCGTTTGTCATTAGCCCTCTATAAAAGTTATAATCTCTATTTGGCATTTCATCATGTAATACTCTAAATGTTATATTAACTCTACAAGCTACTGGCATCCTTAATCCTTGTGTCATCTCCCACTTACCACCAGCACCTAATATATTCCAATCATAAGCCAAAGATTGTATGTATCCACCCATTCTAAAAAACATATCACCTATGGTCATTCTTATAATAGGGCCACCAATCATTTTAAAACTACCATTATCTCTATTTTGTTTTTGACCGTATGTTTGTTGTGCCAACCAGTTTACTCTTTCATAAACATTTTGTAGTTGCCTTATAGTATTTGCAAATATAGTAAAACTCATAGATAAAGAACGATCAGTTTGCATATATGTATTTACTTGTTCTGTTCTACCGAAAAATGATTTAGAAACCCAATTAGGATTAAATGTTTCATTAATATTATCTATCGTTGCTTGAAATTGACAAACTTGCTCTTTTTTTGTTTCTTCAACCTTGCTTCTGTTTTCTGTCTCAAACAAAAAGGGAAAATACTGTCTATCACCTAACTGAGTAATATATTCATCATACTTTTGTAATTTAGTGTATGAATCCTCCGCGTTCGTGCTAATATTTATCTCTTCAACTGCTGGTAGTTCATCACCTTTAGCCAATTCATCAGATTTTTGTGGAACAGAATCTGCAATATTGTTTGAAAAACCTTGAACCTTTGCTGCATAATTTAATAAATCTGCGTCTTTTTCAAAACTAAAAACTTCTTCTCCTTTCTTTCCACCACTTCTTTCTATTTCACTTATAGCTACTTGAGCAATAGCTCCTTTATTCCATTGCTCTTCACCATTAATTTCTTCTTGGTTAGCATAATATTCATAATATGGAGCAGAGTTGTTGTTGGTGTATAGTTGTTTAAAAACTTTATCTATACTATCAATTCTTCCCGATTCGCCAACGCCAACAATATAATTTATCTGACCGCCCTTTGTCACGCGTGCACTGTATTGATCAAAATATCCATATCTTGTTAAAATATTTTGTTTAAGAAAATCCTTCAAACCATTCTTAGCATAAAATGGCTGAGGTTCTCTTGTTAATCCGGGAACATAAGATTTAACTATTCTTTGAGATGCGGCTTCTAACTCATCTAAATCATCTGGTATATCAATTTCTTCTAATCTTCTTGAGTCTGGATTTAAAAACTCACCCGTTAATATACTATTGACCAGATCTTCAGTATCAGTTGGTGCCCTATAAGATCCAGATGGATTATATGGATCTTCTGTGTTATCTAATTTTATTCTTGGCTTAAAAAATGATGAACCCCAATATTGAGCTACATTAAATCCTTGACTCCCCAGTCTCAGGGCGCCGACGTATCCAACCGGCTCTGTTAGTTTTGTTCCCGCAGCTGTTATGGCGTTATAAAATCTTGCATAATAAGAACTTGAGTTCTTAAATATATTACTATCAACATATCCATTAAAAAACTCATTATTAATAGTATAAACTTTTAGACCACCATCAACTCTTTCGTATACAGATTGATTTTGATGTTTATCTAATAGTTTTTCAAACTCTTCCTCGTTCATAGTTGAGTTTTCCATAACTTCATTTTTTAAATATCTTTTATATATTTCTTCTGTTCCTTTTATTTCATTATCTAAAAAAGAAACATTAATATTTTCGCCCAAAAAAGTAACATCAGCTGGTATTAGTGGTCTATCACTACCACCATGATAACTATTTGAAACATTTAAGCTACTGGGTGTATTAGATCCATTAGGGCCATTGTTAACATGATAATTAACACCACCAAGATTCTCCGAATCCAATCTATCAGCTAAGATAGTTGTCTGATCGTTTGGCTGTGTGTTTCTAATTATATCTCTAAATTTTCTTATTAATGCCATAATTATTCTCTATTAACTCAACTAAACTACCGTAGTTGACTGTTCCTCGGCTTGTCTTTCACGTATATATTGACCTATTCTTTCACCACTAAGTTCAACAACAATATTAAAACTTTCTTGACCCATAGCTTCACCCATATTTCTTACATTTTGATTTAATTCCATAAACATTTGTGTCAACTCTGGTGGCATTTGAATTACTCCGCCACCTCCACCGCCACCGTCTTTGGATTGTGCATATTCTTTCTTACTCATGCTCATCATATGTCGTTCTAAAAATTCAGAACCACCAGCAGCTGATCCAATACTTTCTGTTAACTTAGTTATGTCTTTTGCATCTTCTGGGGTAAGACCTAATGCCTCTGCAGCTTCTTCTTTCGTTTGATAACCTCTATCTTTTCTCCATCTTTCTAATATATTATCAGCTGAAGATTGAAGATCACTTAAATTTGTGCTTTTACCAGCCATACTGGTTTGCATTTTTTGGTAATCAGTTTCTTTAAGTGTATCTGATTCTTTGTTAAAAAGTCTCTTATTCCAAAAGGCTGTAGTTGACTCATCTATATCTTGATCAGTTAAATATGAAAAAATATTACCTATCTCATTGTTATTTAATCCAGCATTTGCAAACATTGTTTGTATAGCTACAAGAGTTCTACCTCTTGAACTTGGTTTTTTACTAGCTTGACGTAATTTTTTTCTTGAGGCTGCACTAAATGTTTTTAAATCTTGATTTTCAATAGCTCTTTGGAGATCAGCCAGCGCATCTCCTCTCTTAACAGCCCTAGAACTACCAGCTATTTTATCACCTAATAACGCACCTCCTATTTGCAAACCTAACCCAGCTATCATCCCATATGGGCCTGCAGCCATTAATGCAGTTCCTGCCGCGGATGTTCCAGATTGAACAGCAGCTGCAACATTTCTTTTACCAAAACCACCTGTTGCTAATTGTAACCCAGCTGTTCCTAAACCTTGTAATGTGGCTGCACCTGCTGCGGAAGACCAAAAACCTCCACCGGTTTCTGCCTCACCAAAAATAGCGGATTTTGCTTTTCCCAACTGGCCACCAACAAACCGGCCGACTTTGGATTCACCTAACCCTTTTATAAAATCAGAAGCACCTTTATAAACACCGGTGCCTCTAAGTTTATCCATACCACTTCCAATACCATCTCCAGCCCAATTGTAAATTCCACTAGCCAGTTTACCACCTCTACTGTTTTTAAGATAATTTGATACACCGCGCGCGTCAGATCCCACCTTTTCGGTAAACGCACCCCAAGGTCGATCTAACCAACCTTTCCCACTACCAGTTTGTTCTCGGTCTGCTATACGACGAATCTCATCGGGCCTTGAGCTTAGTAGCTCGAGGCCAGAACCACCAAGACCAAACATACCTGCTCCGAGTAATTGGTTTCTATAATCTGTAAAACTATATGGATCGCCATATCTTCCTCTACCATATGCCGCTAACCCTCTTCGAGTTGTATTGTTCATAAGCATTGCACTTGGATCATTTAACTCATTTCTATTTGCTTGGCGTGCACGAGCTGCCTGTCTATTGTTGAATATTTTTTGTGTTCCATATCTTCCAGCCGATAATAAAGCTGTGCTAAGACCTATTCCAATAGACTTTTTCCAATTGTTATCCAACACTCTAGACATTGACATGGCTCTTATACCTTGTGTAATAGCCATAGAGTTCCTATCCAAGAATGAACCCTCATTACCTATATTACTAACAATCCAGTCTAATCTTTGTTCCATACCTTTATTTGTTGCTATATATCTACCTACAGCATTCCAACCATCTCTTTTATATTCACCCCACATATCATACATATTATGTAGTAACTCAACAGTTTGACGATAATCACCTGTTAAGCTTTTTCGCCACTCTTGATATTCTCTTACAAAACCATCTTTAAAACCTTCCATAAAATTCTTAGGTAGATCTTTAATAGGATCTGTAAGTGGACTAAAATCTGTTCCTCTATAAGCTCCGGGTAATCTTAACCCTCCTAAACTACTACCAGCTCCACGACCGCCACCTAATACACCACCATCACCAGTGTTTCTTTCAATATCCATTAACACTGACAATCTTTCATCATGTTGAGCTTTTAAATCTCTTCTATAAGCTCTATTTATGGCCATCGCCTCTTGTTCTCTTCTTGTTTGTTCCGCAAAACTACCGGCATCACTAACAACTCCACGATTTCTGTTTCCGTATATAGTTCTATTACCGGAGCTTACAAAGCCTCCATCAAAGAAACCGGGAACACCAATAGAGGCAAGTTCGTTGGCAACATCTGAAGATACTGGCATACCATTTCTTATTCTTTCTGTGGGAATTATAACCTCTCTTCTGTTCTCTTCACCAACCATAAATAATGAAGGACTACCAACAACCCGGCCCGTAGCAGCCTTATCAATATACATATTCTTTAACATACCCAAACCGGCAGCTGCTGCAGCAATAGCCATACCCTTTGGTCCAAAAAATGGAGCAACCATAGTTAATAAACTCAAAGTTTGATCAATAACGTCACCACCAAGGAAAGATGTTGCTGCGGCAGCTGTGCCTACAGCCGCAACACCCATACCTGCTTTTCCTATTCTTCCACCACCAACACCACCACCAACACCACCACCAACACCACCACCATTAACCACACTTACATACATTGGCGCTAATCTAGATACTCCTCTTCCAACTAATGCTTTAACTACTGTAACGAGAGTAGGAATAGCAACAGCTATAGTGCTAATAGCTGCAACATCACTGCCACCCATAACACTTCTAAGACCTCTATACATATCTCTAACATATAACATACCTTGTTTAAGAGGTTTAATCATAGTCATAGCTCTTTGAGCTAAATTAGTAAATCCGGGTAAAAACTCAGATATTAGTGTGTTTTTCATGTTCTCAAAAGTGGTTCTTTGTTCTCTTAGTATATCATTTATTTTGGCTTGTTCACCTTGTTGTTGTTTAGCTAATTCTAAATCAGATTTAGTCATTCTAGCTATTTTTAGCATTTCATCATAATTCATACCAAGTTGTTGACCTAATTGTCTAGCATAACCCGGATACATCTGAAGCGTCCTTAATCCTTGAGGGGAAGATAATAACCCATGAAGATCATTCATTACGCCGACAACATCGCCTTTCATAGCTTTACTAAACATTTCCATAGAGTTTAAGCTTCCACCAAATGCAACATTTAATTTATTAATTAATTCTGTTCCGCTATCAAAGTTTAGAAAAACATCTGTCATACTCTGCATCTTATTCATATTGACATTTGTTAGTCTTGAATAAGCCGACATATCTAATAGGTATTGTGCTCCCTTTGCCGCATGCATTGCTACAAGATTTGAATTAGCTGCCATATCTCTTATTATAGTAGCAGTAGCTTGACCACCTGCGGTGGCTGTAGCTAATTGTCCAATAAAGTTTTTGACTTGATTAGTTGTCATACCAAAACCTTTAATCATAGTGGACATCAGTTTACCAGTTTGATCTGCTGACAAACCAGTATAATCAGCCAACTGCGCATTAAATTTTATGAGATCTTGAGTTAGTCTTCTTTGGGAACCAAGAGCAGTTACTAATCCCACAGCTGCCTTGGCATTTTTTTCCATACTTATGCCAAACTGTAAATTACCCTTATAGGCTTCTATTGTCATATCTCTAACATTTTTTAACTGTTGACCATAAAACCCAGTTTGTTTAGAGATACTAACAACAGCATTTTCTATCTTTTGAAACTCTTTAAAAATAAGAGCCGCAGAAGCTAAAAGACCACCTCCTGCGGCTGTTAAAACACCACTTAAATTTTTATTACCTAAAACAAATCTACTTAATGCTTCAAGAGGTCTTTGCATACCTTTTAGAATAGAGTCTATACCATTTTGTAATGACTTACCTATAATTGGTATTTGTTTTGTAAATTCATTTGTTATAGAACTTAGATTGTTTTGTATACTTCTGGTTAGTTTATCTACAGCTTGTTGCTGTCTCTTTATTGCGTCTTCTTGTTTTTTTGTTGATTTATCAACATTATCAACATGACCTTTCAAAACTTCTGACATTTCTGAAAAGGCAGAGTCTAACGTTTTTATAGAGAAAGAAGTTTTCTCTACAGTATCTTGAAGATTTGATAATGTTAATGAAATATCAGCCATTATTAATTATCTGTTTTGAGATAATCTATCTATCTTTTTATTCTTGATTTGACGCATTAATGTTTTTAACTTCATTCTACCTTGTGGTGTTTTTCTCATTTCTCTTTCAATTCTGTCGCCCTCTTGATAAGCTTTACGAAGAGCTTCAAATTCTTTATCTGATAAACCACTAAGTTTTTTCATTATTCTAGCTAGAATTCCTAATTTTCCCATCATTGTATCTCCATTGCATACATAACATATAATAAATACCCCTTAGTATAGAAAAATAGAATACTAAGGGGTATTTTTATTGAGATTGTTGATTAGCTTTGTTTTCAGCTTCTTTTATATCAACTATTTTCTTAACCCACCATCTTCTTAAATAAACTGGTAAATTATAACAATCTGAAAAAGTCATATTGCCATAATGAACACAAACAAAAATATCATTTAATATATTTTCTTTTATTATCTGAAAATGTTTTTGTGGTGTATTAGCTGTCAGGCCAAAAAAACGAAACAGAGATGGGCATCTCTACCTCCTCAGAATTACCACAGTGCGGACAAGAAAAATCCTGCTTCATATCCAGATCTGGTTCGTGATCTTCAATATATTTTCTAATAGATCTTGAATCTCTTACCGGCATATTTTCAACATACTTATTAATAATCTCTTTGTCAGCATCACCATTAACACTTATAATATGATTCTTCAATCTTATTGTTATGTTTTGATCTAATGGAGAGTTTGTAGCTTTCTTCATTTTTTCTTGAAGTTCAGAGATTTGTCTTTCTTCTGCAGTGTTTAAAAACTTAAACTCAATAGAAACACCAGAAGGAGTATCAAACTTAAATCTGTTATCTCCCTTTTGTTCTGGTTGTATTTCTAAATCTTTTACACCTACATTACCTAAATCAAAATCATACTCCACATCATTAGAGCATGAAGAACACCTTATTTCTGTTTTGTATTCTGGACCGTAACCAGTAATTCTTAAAAAGGTTAAGATTGCGTTTTTATCACCAGAAATCATCTCATCTACTTTAATTGTTTTATCAACAATACAACTTGACAATAGGTAATCTAACGCCTTACCACTTCTAAGTAAAGAACGAGATGTTAAAATATCCTCATCTGAAGCTGTTAGAAATCTTACTTCAAGTTGTTCCTTCATATGCAATGATGACTCTGGAGGATATATAACTCCCTTAGATGGTATCGGAACAAAATCAGTAGGAACAGAAAAACCAGCTTTATTACCACTATCTGGCTTTTCTGTTTTTTTATCTTGCGGGGGAGATATAGATTCTACCCCAGCTGTAATATCTTCGGCCATAATATTAATTCCTTTCATATAAAAATAATTATTTAGTTAATTTTAATAAAATTTAATTATCTTTTATACAAAAAAAACATCCCTTGAATTTTTCAAGGGATGTTTTTATAAGAATTAATTGTAAGTAAGAATTAAAATCTTAATATACAATCATCAGGTCTAATTGTGATATCGACATTCATTGGTTCGCCATTGGCCATATCATATGCGCCAAAGTTAACCTCTGTGCACCAACACCCACGTAGATCCCACTCTTCAACTGTAGCTCCTACTGGATCTAGAGCCTTTAGTGAAATGTTCTTCTTATAGAAGGCTGCATATCCGTCACGACCAGAGATGGTCTCATGTTGAAGTCTAACCCACTCCATAACCTTCTGAGCTGAAGATGGAGCGATTGGATCATATAGTGACATAGAAATTGTTCCCCACTCACCCTTACCAGCCAAATATCTCTTCTGATTTAAATAATCAATAGTGATTGGAGCGGCAGTGTAAGTAGGTCTAGATGTTGTGCGAGCCACAAAAGCAGGGATTGTATCATCAGCGAACTGAAAGATAAATCTATTCTGCCTTTTGGGTTCAAATGTATCTGCCAACATTACATTTACTTCAAATGGTGTTGCCATTATTTATCTCCGTTTGTATTGCATTTAATATAAATACAATCATAAGTAAAAATTTGACTAGTTATTAAACCTCATCAAAGCTCGCGCCTTGAGGAGATACTGTAAAATCAAAGACAATAACTTCTGCAGCACTTGTTGGCTTTAGGAAGATCTTACCCATCATAATATTTCTATCAATCAAATCGGGTGTTGTTGTTGTTTCATCAAGAATAGCTCTGAACTCTGTTAAACCATTGGCTGATTGAACACTAGATAGAACATTATTAACTCTATTTAGTAGTTGTTCTCTAACTGTGGCTGAGTTCTGCTCGAACAAGAATGTGCGAGCAATTCTTGAAATGTCTTTTCTAACACTTAATAACATTCTTCTAACATTAACTCTATCAAGAACAGATGCCTTACTCTGCAATGTCTTCTGGCCGAAAACAGCTGATCCTTGATTTGTAAATGAAGAAATTGGATTGATATTTTCCTTGTATAATTCATCTCTCTGAGATTGTGTCAAAGGTCTTGTTGGAGTAATACCACCACGAAGAGATCCTCTTCTAAACCCTGCAGGTGCATACCAAGGACCACCAGCTCTGTCATTAAATGCATATACACCTAACATTTGAATTGATGGAGGAATTACTTTACCTTGAAATCTAATCCAAGGATAATATGTAGCAGCATAACTGCTGTCATATTTTGCCACCTCGGATAAAGCAGATGATATAGACATTCTACCATTAGCATCCATATCAGAAGCGTCTGTTCCAATATCTAATAGATAAAATGCATCACCTCTACCCTTAACCATATTAATGGCTAATTGTGGAATTTCACCAACATTTGCACTGTGAACACCGGGTGTTGCCAAGATATCAAAATCATAAATATCTGGATTGCTTAGAATATTAATTGCGTCAATATATGAGGCACTTAAACTATCTGTTGATGCATTAAGAGCTTTGACTTTATCAGTTCTATAATCAAAACCATCAAAACCACCCGTAAATGGAACATTAAACCTAATTAAATCATTTTGATTAAATTGAGTTGTATTCTGTGTTGTATCAATTATTTCAAACTCTGTTATATTATTTGTTTTTGAAGAATATTCAATTGTAACACTCAATCCAGCAATATTAGAGCCGGTCGAGCTAGCTTGGGCCGATCCATCCTCATCATTCGCAATAGCAATTACATTCGAGCCCAACTGGCCAAAGACAGTAAACGTTCCGATGAGTTCACCCGGCGCATCTGCGCCTGAGATAGTTATTTTATCATCAGCTGATACATCATATGTTGCACTAAGAGTAATAGTGTGCGTGTTTGCAGCTGTGGCCGCAAAGTTATATGACACTGTTTGTTCAGTAAGATTCAACACACCACCTTCGCCAGTTCCAGAAACTGTCAAATAACCCTTTTCTGTAACTAATGCGTCTGTAGCTGTTGATGAACCAACAGTTGTTGATGTTTTCTTAAGTCTATCAACCATACCGTTGTCTGAATAATCAATACCAATTAATCCTTCTAGCCCACCACCAATTGAATTATGATTTAATGTATATGACAATGGAGCAATTGCAACAGAATTACCAACATTATACTCAATGCTAGATATTCCACGAGCGCCAGCTGGCTTGTGTGAAGATGTTATATTATTAGCTACTTCAACTCTAACATAATTATTTGTTACTTGATACTCACCATTGTATGTTACTAATGGTGGTGTTTCACTGAAATCATACACTGGATAAGCGTCACCAACAACTTTAGCTATGTAATTAGATGCTTCGGGATTTAATGATACACTACCAAAAGATTTTGACCAACCAGCATCTGTAAATCCGGGATTTGTTCCTTGATTTGCTGTAATACCAACAACAGTTACATCAAATGTAGGCCATTCATCTGCCTCATTCTCTTCAACATTTGATATTTGAACATACATGCTTTTGTTTTCAGCGTCACCAGAACCAATTGAATGAAATCTAAAAAGATTAGATACTGAATTTCCTAAGTTCTGAGAAACCACCCAAGGAGTTCCTGCTTCTGAAAAACCACCCCCGATTGAATCAAAATCAACTGAAACATCTACCGCGGAGGAGCCATTAGCTATCTCACCTGTAACACTAGATACGCCATATCCATAAACAGTATCAACAAAGACATCTGGAAGAGGGCTAGATGAATCAGCATTAACTGCATCTGTTCCCAATCTATTAATTATAAAACCATCAGCTTGTGGGTCCATACTTAGACCACTTGCTGTTGATGAACCAACCACTAATTCAAAATTCTCAGCTTTTCCTTTAATAGATATAGTGTCTGTTCCAGTTCTTTGTCTAACGATACCTAATATTACATTATTAACGTCATCCAAAGCTGTAGCCGATCCAGTGGCTGGGAATGCCAATAAACCAGCTTTTCCCATAGTGGCAGAATCTTTACCTAAAACTCTAACAAAGGTAGTTCTATTACCTTCATTCATATAAGCGTTAACCGCCTGATATGTATAACCCTCTGCACCGTCAGTTTTTACACCAAATCTGTTGGCAAAAGTGTTTGCGTTGGTAAAACTTACTGGCACAAAGGCTGGTCCTTTTTCACTAAGACCTATAATAGCCGCACCACCAACACCACCACCACCTACATTTGGTCTAAATGTCTGGTCGATTTCTTGAGTATACACACCGGGAGATACAAATACTTGAGCCATTAATATTCTCCAAGAAATATATGTGTTTAATATATAATTGTATATAATTTTAGTTTTTCTAAAAGTAAGATATACAAGTTTTAGCTAAAATAAAAAAAAGAAGTTACTTATAGCAATACTTTAAAACCGAAAACTTCTACTATAAATATACTTCTTTTTTTGTCAAACTACATATTTTTTAATAAATATTACAAACTTTCATCACCCTCTTCAGAATCACCATCTGTAGTGTCAATAGTCTGAACATCTTGCATTTCTAATGGCTCTTGACCACTTTGTTGTTCTTGTGCATCCAACTCTTCCAAGTTAACACCAGATTCTTCTAATAGAGCGTTTAACTGTAATAGTGCTCCTTGATTTAGAATGAGTGACTGTTGAAGATTATTAGCTCTTGTTTGGGCTTCGTTCAATTGTTCTTGAATCTCACCTACTGCTTGCATCTGCCCTCGACGCTTTTCAATAATTCCATCTACACTTAATGACATCTTATTATCTCCTTTAAAGGTTTATGTATACATTATATTTTAATATATTAAAAACCTAATTTAAACTTAATGTTCCAAGTTTCTTACAATTCTCAGCAGCATAATTATCTGCTTCTTTTAATGAATCATATATGTTTTTTTCACATACAATATTATATATAAATGATGCAAAGAAAGAGTCACCCGCACCAATACTATCTATAAAATCATATTTTGTATGACCACCGCCGTTTTGTAAAATATGGCTATATCCATAATATTTGTATCCTTCAATACCTAATGTAACAATTACATTAGGAAAATATTTGCTAATATCATCTCTATAATCTTTTTCATATTCTAAAAATGTTTTATTATTTATTTTTAGATAATCAGCGCCATAATATTCACTATTTACTATATTTGTATCTATAAAAGAAGTTATGTTTTTATTTTTAGCTTCTTTTATTAGTAAGTTTATTTCATAATCTGTTATTAATCCTTTATGATAGTTTGATATTACAAGGAAATCACCTTCATTTAAATCATTTATTAAATTTTGAACCATTCCTTTGTTATGTTTTACACTATCTCCATGATCAAACCTATATATGGGGTTATGGTCTATATAAAATCTCTCTTTAATTATTTTATCTTCATTTGTATAAAAAGCTATTTCATGGTATTTGTTTTCTTTAAAGAGAAAATTTAGATGTTTAATCAAATTAGCGGCACCGCCATCAGTGTCAACTTTTTCTTTATTAGATAAAATAACTGGAACTTTTGTTGCAGGATCTATTCTATTAGAATGCATAAAAACATATCTATCTATAAATGACTCACCTATTACGTGTAATTTCTTCATACATCCTCTGATATATATTTCTGTTATCTATTCTAAGATATTCAATATTTTCTGATATTCTACCAAAAGTTTTTAATTGACGTTCATAATAACCAGCCTTAGATGTGTCTTTGTTAACATACTCTGATCCATCAACTGATTCTAAATCAAACAAATCACAAACTAAACTATCAAAAACACATTCACTATCACGTTTTTTTGCAACAGAAAACGCCTTTTCAATAACCATAGGAACAAAGACTTTACTTCCAACACAAACAAACAAACCTCTTTTTGTATTTTCTACTAACTTACAAAGTCTTAAAAAATCATTATAAGAAGCTTTTGCCCACTGTGCGGGATCAAAGTTTCCATACATTTGAAATATATCATGACCTATACCAATAGATACAATAGGTTGCACTTGATTCTGATGGGCTTGCCAAAATACTGATTTATCTCTATGATTACCTTGCCAACCAATGAAGTTAGAAATCAACTTACCTAATGAATCAGTTCTTGTAAGGCTGATAAAGTTGTTTATATCACCACATACTCTTCTATTCCAACCAAACTTACCCTCTTTGATTGTAGTTTCAACATCCTCACTGGTATCGTCATACAAAGCAATCTCTGTATCATGTAAGATAGAAGCTCCATTAGTTACAAATGCATCTATCTTACCAGTTTCAAATAATGGTTTTAGCTGTTCAACACATCTATTCTTTATTGTGTGTGCGCCGAAACCAAGTATTATTGTATCATATTGATCAATATTGTTTAGTAACATAAAAACCTTCCATAACAAGAGTGTCAATTTCTGTTTTTATAAAGCATTTCATTGCATCTTCTGGAGTTTCTACAATGGGTTCTCCCTTATCATTAAATGATGTATTTATGATTACAGGAACACCAGTTAATTCATCAAACTTTTTTATGATATCATATATTCTTCCATTATCCTCTGAAATCGTCTGTAATCGTCCAGAATCGTCTATATGAACACCAGAGGGAATATCACTACCCCTAATTGATTTGTGACTAAATAACATGAATGGTGACTCATATCCTTCTTCTACATCAAACCACTCATGAGCTTTCTCTTTTAATACCATAGGAGCAAAAGGTCTAAACTCTTCTCTGTGTTTTACATTCTTATTTAGTTTATCTTTCATATCTTTGTTGCGTGCATCTGCTAGTATACTTCTATTACCTAAGGCTCTTGGGCCTATTTCAGATCCGCCTTCAAAATAAGCTACAATCTTTCCTTCAGATATATCTTTTGTTATTTTATTAATAATATCATCATTTGATAATTTTTCATAATTTAATTTAGGTTTATTTATATTTAAATATTCCTTTATTGTTGATTGTATTTCTTGATCGTCATAAATCTTACCGCCAGTAAAAGTATCAGATATTGTATACCCTACTTTTTTCTTATTTGTCATTTCTATACTCATCTCACCTTTTTTATTTTTGCGAATTTGTTCCGCAATAAAAATGGATGCACCTATTGATAATCCATCATCTCCCGGTGCTGGTGGTATGAAGAAATTATAATCTGGAAAAGCTTTTTGTAATTTCCCATTAGCAACACAATTCAAAACAGTTCCACCAGATAAACATATATTTTTTGTATTTTTTACATTAGACAAAATTTCTTTTATCATATTAATCATTGAAGCTTCTAATATATGTTGTGTGTCTGCCGCAATGTTTTTATTTATTTTTATTTTCCAATCTTTTTTATCTAACCAAGATATATCTTCAACCCCACCTTCTCCTTTAAGTTGTGGGTAAAAAACTCTTCGTTCTGGTATATTCGGCATACCATGTCTATACAATAATGAATTATATTGATCTCCATGAAATAATTGACCTATTCTTTTTACAGTTGGCCACTCTAATCCATTAACTATATTTTCATTTACTTTACCGTATGCTGACAAAGCCATTACTTTGCCAGCATCAGTAAGAGATGGGAAAAAACCTAAGTAATCACACATAGAACCATAAAAGCTACCTATATCAAAATCACCCCCTCTACGGATTGGACGATAAAACTTTAAATCGTCATTAAAATAATATACTGAGTGTGATGTTCCCATATTATCTGCAAAATCAACAGATAAACAAATTGCATCTCTAAAAGGAGACAAGTAATACGATGTTGCACAATGTGAAAAATGATGATCAACAAAGAAAACAGGAATGTTTTGTTCACCTATTTGCATTTCATAAACACCTTGTGCAACCATATTAGTGTTTTGATGAAAGTTAAACCAATCTTCTTGTGTGTATTCAACTCCATTAGCATCAACAATAGAAAAATCTTCTTTTGTTTTATCCCAAAGTTCTGTTCCTTCTAAATCTTTATCCCAAAACCAATTCGTTATAACTGCACAATCAACATCTTTTAATTTAATTCCTTCTTTATCCAAAATGTATTTAATTGTTTTTTTATTTATCCCTCGTTCCTTCTTGTTTCTAGTTAATCTTTCAGTTGCAATATAACCAACCATCTTTCTATTTTTAACAAGAGAAACACTGCCATCATGGCCACAATTTAAACCTAATACATAAGAATTTTTCATTATAACATCACCGTATTTTCTTTTTTATCTTTTTTAATTATATCCTCTAAATTATTCATCTCTTTAATAACTTGCTGAACTGTTATTGATTTCATACAGCTGTAAGAAGGGCAAACCCATAGTTTTCCATTTCTATCTTGATCAAACATATTTGGTCTCCAACAACCTAAATCATCTTGATCACATGAGTTTTTATTCCATATATTAATATTATGTTTCCAACCCCAAACATAAGGTGAAACACTACCCCATAAAACAACACCTCTTCTTTTTATAGAGGGAAATAATGCAGCTGCTAAATGTGGTAGATAGTTATCAATACTTAAAAACATTCTACACTTTTGAGATTGTAATATTTGTAATACTGGATTTAAATTATCTACTTTTAATGATGTTATACCGGGTATCTCTGGATTATATTCGTTTGCAAAAACTTGAACAAAAGAATATCTATCTTTTAATTTTGCAGCTAACTCACCCCATTGCTGAAGTGACCATACTTTATGTGTTCTGTAGTTTATACCAGACATTAATTCATGTGGGTTTCTATCAACTCCTAAATGAACTAATACTATAGGTTTTTTATTTTGATTAATAAAACTATTAACTTTATTATTACTTCCACTAATCTTAAGCATAGGGTGGCCACCATCATATTCCAGTGGACTAGCCATAGATTTAGAGTATAGATTACATATAAATGATTTAGGATCATCCTTATATCTGTGCTGAGTGATTAGTTTGGTTAAACTAAAGCCATATTCTATAGAATAAACTCTATCTATATTGTTTTTTATAAGTTTAGGTATTATATTTTCATCACGATTAAAAAATTGATTTTGTGCACGCCAACTATCTAAATATATACCATGTTCAAAACCATTTTCTATAGGTATAACACCCGGATCATGTGGCCATTGATTGGGAGATTCTGGAACTTGAACTCCATATACGTTCTGCCCAGACATTGCAGAAGAAACCATATGACCTATTATACTATTATCTATTACTAGTATAGGATATGTATTTCTTTCTTGTTTTCTTATTCTTATAAGAGATCTTATAAAGCATGTTTGTATTATTCTAGCTCCCATACCTCCAGCTAGTATTAATATATATACTTTATCTTTTTCAGTTATTTGTATTTGTTTATTCTGGTTCATAAACTTATTAATATATAGTATATTATTCTTTTATTTTGTTTTAACTAGGTTGCTCTTAATATATATTAATAAATTAATTTTACTTTATAAACTTTATTTTTTTATGTCCAAGAATTAGCCTCATATGTAAGACTTGCATGGATTGTAGCTGGAACAGAAGAAATATCTGCAGGAGCTAGTTCTGTGTCAAAATTACTGCTATCAGTCCATCTATACAAACCAGCTTCTGTTGTATTTGGCCCTATGTTTAGAGTAATTGCCCCCCCACCGTTATTAAACCCTCTTGTGAAAGAAGATATACCCGCGGATCGGTAGTTGGCATCAGTATTTGATGTAAATGGCAGACCCCCAATTCTCAATTGACCGCTGCCACCAGAGATACTTGATATATCAATTTTTATTTGCACTGTTACTAAATTACCTATTCTAGTATATCTACCATATTGAACTGAATATCCTACTGTTGGGTTACTAGTGCTCGCGACAATTGTTGGTGTAAAACTGTTTGTTTCATAAAAAGTGTCACCGTTTTGATATATATCACCATTAACCTCCAATTTTGGTGTTACTATAGTTTTATGAGCACAAACCTCACCATCACAGGTTATAGTCATTCTATCTATAGCGCAATAACTACTTCCTGATCCATAAACCGAAGTATAAAACCTTATATCACCATAAAGAGAACTTCCTCCCGTATTAGGGTTGACGGAATAAATACCAACACCGTCGCCGAATGCCATATGTCCTCTTAATGTATTTCCACCACCACTGAATCCAGTATAAGGTCTACATACCATCAAATCTGGGAGGAAACCATTTGGTCGGAAAGTGCCAGTAGTGGTGCCATTATATCCGTTAAAATCCCCATCAGAACCAGAAGAACCGTGAACGGTAAGACGAAAGCTTGGCGCGTCCGTTCCTATGCCGACATTTTCATTAGCGAGAATGATCATAGCGGCAGTCGCTGCGGCAAGGTTATCACCAGTTCCATTACTTGTAGTGCCTGCATTAACTGAAAATTGTATAGAGTTTCCTCCAGCTCCGTTATCAGTAGCTATAATCAATCTATCAGCACTATAATCATAACCAAAATAACCAACACCTTGACCAGAAGAGTGAGCTATAAATAAAGCGTCATTATTATTAGATGCTACACCAATATATCTTGCAGTGCCCGAAGTATTCGTAAAAGCGGTGTTGTATGCTTCATTTACAGAAAGATTGCCAGCACTAGTTACTCTCATTTTTTCAGCAGTTGTTCCACCACTTCTTGTGTCAAATCTAAGATAACCATTACTAGCATCTACTCTTTTACCATATATTGCAGCGTGTGCAGCAGCTTCAGACCAACTATTAGTTGTAGTGTGAAAAAATATTCCGTGACCATCATCAGCTCCTGTAGAGTTATGCTCTAAAAGAATATTACCACCCTTAAGTGTTAGTAATGATGGAGGCCTAGTTTCACCTATGCCAACATTACCACCTGTTGTTACAGCAAATTTTGCTTCTGATGTATTATTATCGTTTGTTGTATTCAAAGACCATGTGTTGAAGTGATCGCTACCACCTCTACGCAATATACCTTGATACCAGATTATACTTCCTTTTGTCCCTAATCTTATCGCTGCTGAGCGCACAGGCTGTGCAGTTGTTTCATATTGCTTTATTGTAAGAAATGCTCCGCCATCGCTGTGTGTGTTTTCAAAATAAGCAATATCACTATCGGAGCTGTATTCATCAGCAACATGAAGTCTGGCTAATGGTGTAGTGTTACCACCTATACTAACGTCACCATCACCAGTTATTCTCATATATTCTGTTCGCGCTGGCCCAACTGCAAAATTTAAAAACCCCTTTTCTGAACCGGCAGTGCAAACTTCTATACCACCACCTATGAAACCATATTCTATATCATTAGTTACATCTGCGCTGTTTCCGTGACTAAAACGAACACCTATAGAAGAATTAACTGCATTGTCTTGTCTTTTTAAATCTAATATGCCGAAATTACCTCCATTTGTAGATGGAGTTATAATAGTTGCGACAGTAGCATTTCCCTCACCCAAAACTGATAATTGACGGGGTGGTTCCACCATATTAATGCCAACAAAACCAGCATTAGTTATTCTCATTTTTTCATCGTTGTCAGTAAGGAAACGTATAAAGTTTGTTCCATTACCATTACCGGCGTGTATTTCAAAATCGTGGTTTGTTATAGTTCCTATTCTACCATTATCCGCACCACTACTTGGGCTTTGTATTTCTACCGTTCTACCAGCATCATCTTCTAATCGTATTTTACCTATTCCAGCATAAGAAGAAACGTGAAGTTGAGTAACGGGATTGGTTTCGTTTATGCCAACATTACCGGCGGAATTAATACGTAATCTTTCATCGCCTAAACCCCCATTTATTCTTGTGTGAAAAACTAATGCACCACCATAGTTAGCATCAACTGTGTTTTCCTTTACAGCTCCTATAACACCAAAGGTAGTTGCGTTAGAAAGACTATCATACTTACCAAGAAATATTATACCAGCGCCAGCTGTTCCAGAGTTATAGCTATCTGTTCCTTCTATCATAATTGTTGAAGGAACAGCAAAGGTTGTTTCATTAGATGATTTAATATGTAGTGCGCGGCTAGGTCCTGTTACACCTATGCCAACATTACCACCGTTGGGGTTTAATAATAAATCATTATAACCAGTTCCGTTAATACCCGCTTGCAAAAATCCCTTATCAGTAGATGTGTCAAAACCAATATTTAGGCGTTTGTTTGTATTAGTATCACCACTTATGACAACTTGCCCGGAGATCTGATTGTAACTACCTCCAGCAACATCACCCTGTATGTGCAGTTTAAGCAGGGGTGATTCGGTTCCTATGCCGACATTACCTAAAATATTTGCCGGACCAGAATCACTATTAATATTTGTTTTTCTTACTATAATATTAGAAACACAAGTAGGTATTGTGCCAGCTGAGTAATTAACTAATAAATGTGGTTCTATATATCTTACTGGCCCGCCATCACTACCATTAAAGGGTGTATGTGATGTGGGTAGTGTCAAATTTCCAGAATATTTATGCCAAACACCATCTGTAGGTATTGTTTCTGCAGATACAAAATATATAATACCAGCGTTTGTTGAAATAGGATTGCAATCTTTATCTTCTCTAACAACGCCAAAGTAAAGATCCCCAGCTGTTCCTGTAGCTCCACTAGCTCTCTTAACCCAAACTTCACCATAAACACTTTCTCCAGCACAAACCGGTATCTTAGCTCCACACAAAGTAAGATTACCGTCTGTTGCAAAATATTCAGCATAGGGCGCATCACTTTCATTTGTATTTCCATAAGTTACATTCGCTGAATTAGCACTTGAGTATTCTAAAACCTCCGGTCTAATATTACCATCAGCTAATTCTGGATATAAAGAAAAATTATAATCACTACTGTAAGATTTGTTTATGTAAGTATTTCTTGATAATAGATTTTCACCATATATATTTCCACTCACATAAAGTTTAGATGTGGGATTTGTAGAACCTATGCCAACGTCACCAGTCGAAGTTACAGCCAATCGCACTGATCCTGCTGTAGAATCCAATATCTCAAAATTATCATCCCGCGCACCTACTGTTTGTAATTGATAGACTCGTGCGTCGTTCTCTATTGCGATGTATGGGTTCGCATCTGCACGTTTATCTTCAAGTATTATAGCTCCAGAAGCACCAGTAAAGCTTGTGCCTACTGCATGGATAACAGCATTTGTTGAAGGTGAGCTGTTATTTATACCAACATTGCCACCATTAGTTATTCTCATCTTTTCATCAGATGATAACCCAAATCTCATATCACCAGATATTAACTGTAACCAGTTGGTTGTGTCTTGTAAATAAAGCGTTGATGTTGTTCCAGTAGATAACAGTAAGTCTCCTGCAAAATCTGCTTTCAATAAGGCATGTGCTGATGGTGTTTCTGTTCCAACAGCAAGTGTTCCACTTGATGTTATTCTCATCCTTTCGCTAAAATCAGAACCATTACAAATGTAAAACCTTATTGGCCCAACTGCAAGATTCTCTATGTATGTGCAAGTATTAGTTTGACCAAATACACCAACATCTGTTGAACTATCATTGTCTTTAACATATATAGCACCACCACTAGGTCCATTAACAACCAACGCTCTACTAAAACTTGCGTGATCAACAATATTATTTGTTCCAACACCAACATTACCAGCACTATTTATTCTCATTTTTTCAGTTCTACCCGAACCACCACTATCTGTTCCAAAAACTAATGAACTGTGCTGATTGGTATCTTCTGTTATTGCTCCAATGTATGTGATTCTATTTTGGCTATTACCAGTTTGATTAAACTGTAATCCAGAAAACACCCCGCCTGAAACATGATTTACATTATTACTAATTACTAACCCAAAATCACTTATATTAGGAGCAACATTTGCATATGCTGTTGAAGTGTTATTTACTATAGTAAGTTTGGCCGCTGTAGGTGTTGATGTTCCAATCGCTATACCACCAGCTGTATAGTATATATCGTTCACATTAGATGTCCAAAAACCACTAGCTCCGCCATAAACAGAACCATTAAGAGTTAAATTACCGGTAAAATTTATGTTACCTGTTACATCTAATGTATATGATGGGTTTTCATTAGCTATACCAACCAAACCAGCATCATTAATTGTCATTCTTATGGCGGCACTTCCAGTCGCATCATATCTTGTTGCGAAAAATAAATCACCACCCTTATTTGTTCTTAGAAATCTCGTTCCAATATAAGCCGAACCAAGCCCAGATCCATCGTGAAATTGCATTGATGCAAAGTTATTTACTGTGGTGTTATCGTTTTCTAGAGAGAAAAATACATTGGCGTTTGTTGAAAAATTAGTTTCTGAACGAGCATTAGAGATTTCAAGCTTCTTTGAAGGTTCTGTAGTTCCTATGCCTACGGCCTCACTATTGTTAACAACAAACAATCCTTCTTTTCCAGATCTTGTAACATGAATTAATCTTTTTGTAGCTCCGCTAGTGTGATTAGATCTTATGCATAAAATTGACTTTCCATCATCGGGCGTTCCTACAATATATACTGCGTCTTGATCTGGTCTATTTCCTGCATTAATTGATAATGATGCTGGTGGAGTGGCACAATTTAACCCAACATTACCTGTAGATCTTTTAATAGTTAACGCTTCTGATATATAAGATCCGGCGTCATCATATCTATATATTCCAAAATCTGATCCTGCATCTAACCCGGATTCGGTGGTGCCGTTTGCCGCTAACCCCCATCTAATACTATTAGAGGAAATATCTCCGGTGTGAAACCTAAGAATACGATTGCCACCTGCAGCACCATTAATAGTAATACCGGTCCCTCCACCTGCGTTTACAAAAACTGATCCGCTTGTAGTAAGTTTGTATCCAGAAGCAACAGCGGTGGTTCCTATACCAACACTAGTATCATTTTTTATCCTCATAGCTTCTGTGAATGCATCATCAATATAAAATGTCATATCACCACTACGAGTTCCAATAGTAGCGTTACCAGCACTATCTTTTATGTTAATATAAGCATCAACATCAGATGACTCAAATGTTGCAACTTGATTTCCTGCTCCAGAATTTACGTGTAAACTAAGTGTTGGGTTAACCTCACCGACACCCACTCTATTGTTAACGCAATCAATAGTTAATGTATTGTTATCAATGTTTAGGTTACCAATATCTATTAAATTTTTATACTTGGCCATATTATACCTTAGAATTATTTACATCTTCTAAATGTAATTTATATAATGATTTTATATCATCTGTCCAAACAAACATAGCTATATCTTTTACTTCTTTAGGTATTTCTTGTAAATCATGATTTGGAGCAATAGTATTTCTATGAAATGTTTTTGATATTTGTTTGTTATCCTCTAAAACTATAGTTGCAATTCTGTATTGTATTATTTTATAATCACCAATAATTTCTATAGAATCAACCTTAATTATTTTTTCAAACATACTTTTTCTCCACTTTTATAATAAATATAACTCTATTAAAGTATGTGCTAAGCCGTTTTCAATGTTCCAAAAAAACTTATTTCGTATAATCCACCTCCCCAATTAGTTTTATTTGTTCCATATAATTCTAATTGTGTTGCGAGGTTTGCTTGTAGTCTTGGGTGAGTTTCGGATGTGTCAGCTAAAATAGCAGCGCCATTAGCTCTTGCATAACCCAACGGTAGTGCTTGGTATGCCCCATCGTGAAGAGTTTTTATATTAAAGGGTAAGTTCCCAATTAATATATTTCCCGCACCACCACTTAAATTACCAGCTGTTACAAAAACATAACCAGCAAGAAAAACAGTATCACCAATTTTTGTATATCTACCACACGCTGTTGTATAATTTACAGTTGGGTTAGTTATCGTTCCATTTATTGTTGGTGTCCATGATCCCTCTTCGTATGAATCTAATACTTCCCCATTTGCTCCAAAAACAACACCATAACCACTATTAATACATATATTTCCACCAGTAGCAATAGATACATCAGTTCCAGTATCTCTAGCTACAACCAATGGTTGACCCGTAGGTGATGGAGTATCCGCTATTGTTGATAAATCTTGATCGCCTGCAATAATAACTTTGTGTGTTGAAGCCACACCTCCATCTCTAAAATACACAGCTCCTTGATCATGTATACACATTCTTTGTAAGAGATTTCCAGTTCCATTACCTCGTTGATCAGTATAAAACTCCAAACTCCCTCCGCCAGCACCGTCAGAGTGATTTGCCGCGGCGTGGGATTGTATTTGAGCTACTGGAGCTATTATATTACCAGTTGGACATGCTGCGTCAAAAGACACAACCCCAATAGTGTCTCCAGATAAAGGATATGATAATGTTCCTATTGTATTACTTCTAGATTTAGATAAAGATATATAAGCCCCAACGGCGTCTGCGCAAAATCTGGTTACAGAAATTCCCGGAGTCGCATTACTAGTTGATGTGTTCATAATTTGTAATGCTGCACAGCATTTAGTAACAAGGCTCCCAGTGCATAATCCAACCGCATTAGTTCCCACAAGAAGTGAACCAAACTTATCTAACCTCATTCTTATCTGAGAACTTCCAGTATTATCTCTTGTAGAAAACATAAGATCAGTAGCCATATTGTCTCTACAAAATCTAGCTGTAATAGTAGCACTTCCAAAGGGGTTAGTTGCATCGCCATCCCAAAAAGAAATAGATGCCATATTACATGCTGTTGTGTCTGGGTTTGCTACTTGTAATACATTATGCCCACCAGATGTAAAATTTGTATTTGAGTTTGATTTAGATACTGCCAAACAAACACAACACGGTTCAGTGTTACCAATACCTACACGATTATCAAAATAGTTTTTAGCTTCACTATTATCACCGCTTTGATATATTCCATACTGATGATTTATAGTTGTGTTAGCTCCTTTTAATGTGTCAATTTTTACTGATACCGCACAACATATAGTTCCTGTGGGATTAGTTGTATTAGAACCAGCTCTTGCCCAAACACCCCAAACATCTTTTAAAGTTCCAACAAACTGACTATTGTTAATATAACTTTGAACCCCTAATCCAACTCTGTATCCATCATCAATAACACCCGTTGGCATACAAACATATGTTGAATATAGTTCAAGAGTTTTACAATAAGCCGTAACAGCGCCAGTTCCGGCACCAGCTGGTTCTCCAAAATAAGTGCATATTTCTGCTGTTTTTGTTATTGTTTGATCGCGATCATTATATACTGAAAACATATAATTTGGAACATGCGGAGTTCCTATACCCACATGACCATCACAATTAATAGTAAACCTACATTTAGCAGAACCACCACTACCAAAAACAAATTTCATATCATTACTTTCATGGTTTTGAAAATGAACTTGACCAGAGGCCGAGCCACTTTCATTACCTAAAACAGTTATATAAAATCCATCCGTGTCTGCAGTTCCAGTTGCTATATTTGTCATATGTAGTCTAGATTGAGTATCAGCAACATCTGCGTTTACATGTAAAACTTTTCCATTTTCTGTTGTTGGTGAATCAATACCTATACCAATATTTCCGCTATTAGTTATTCTCATTCTTTCACGCCAATCAGCGTTGCCACCACCAGCTCTTGTTTTAAAAGATAAATCACCATTATAAGCAGATTTATAAATATTATTGATAGACCATTCAGCTTGAAGGCCAGCTCCTGTAACAAGACTAATACTAGAAAAATCCTCCGCAGTTTCATTATTGTTTCTAGCAACAATTTGTGCTCTTATTCTTTGGTCATTATTAGGTGCAAAATTTACAGTTTCATCTTTTCTAACATCAAGACGAACTTCCGGAGAATCTTGGCCAATGCCAACGCTGCCATTTCTTCCAACAATTCTCATAGCTTCAAAAAAGTTGTTAGATGTATCTGTTGGTAAGAAAACAAAATCACTATTTAAAACAGCCGATCCGTCTTGAGCCATACAAGGATATTGAACAGCTATTCTCGCGCCTGTAAATCCGCCACCATGTGATCCAGCCACAGAACAAAGACCAGCAAAGTCGATGCTCGTCCATTGGTCTTGTGTTAACCCTTGCAAATCAGTTGAAACGGCGTCGTTCTGCGATGCAACAAGAAGTGATCCTTGACAAGATTTATTTGTTATTGATGCAGAGTTATCTGATGTAATTGATTGCCAAAGAGTGGCCACGGAACTGTTACTAGATCTTCCTGCAACTATTCTACCACATAATCTTATACCCTCACTCGCGGCCGATGTTCCAACAGATATATTATTAAGATAATATATATCAGAGCCGCTAGTAGACCAAGGGTTACCGCCGCCAGCAATTGGTGATCCGTTAGCATAATAAGTTCCGGTTATATTGACATCGCCGGATATATCTAATTTATATGAAGAGTTTGGATTATTAACACCAATACCTACTCTATTATCAACAAAAGACATTGTTGGCGTTGTAAATGTAGTTCCGCCAACAGCTGTTGATGGTGTAATAGTTAAATCACCAGCAACAACATTGTTTTGTCTTATTTGCCAGTTAGTATTGCTGTTTGTTGATTGAAGGTTAATAGCAGCAGCTCCATTCACAGAGGTGTCACCTAAATATAAATTATTTGAACCATCAAGATATAAACCACCAGTTCTAATATAAACCTTACCAGTGTTATCTATTGTCATGCGATCATCAACACCTGCTGTTCCAAATCTCAAACAATTATTAATATTATTATAAACTATTCTGCCTGCATCTCTTAAATCTTCATCACCAAACCCTATAGTGGCATCAGATATAAGACCTGCTATTATACTAATGCGTGCCCCATCTCCAGAGGCTGTGTTATTTCTTAATATAAGCAAATCATCTGCTGCGTAAGAAGGGTCAGTTCCACCAGTTCCTTTTCTAATATTTAATAAAGCTTTTGGATCATCAGTGCCAATGCCAACAAGACCAGAACTAGTTATTCTCATTCTTTCCGTCGTGTTCGTTCCAAAAATAATATTCTTTCCACTCGGAACAGATAACCCTAAATCCGTTAAACTGGCTCCGCTAATACTAGCTGCAGCGCCTCCAACATATGCAAAATCTGCGCCATCGCGCTTAAAACGAATATTCGAAGTGGCGGAGCCTGAAGAAGGACTATGTTCAATTCTGATTTCGGTGTTAGAAGCTTCAGAAGATCCCAATAGATGAAGAAGAGCTAATGGGCTATGATTACCTATTGCAACATATCCATCAGAATTTATAAACATTTTTTGTGTTAAGGTTACATTGTTACCCGATGTTCCAGAGGGAGCTGATCTCCATTGGTGAGTTCCATTATATTGAATATAATCGCTTGCTGGAGCAGTATAAACATACTTGTTATTTCCATCACTCTGATTATAATACCAGTTTTGACCTATACCTATCTGACCAGAAACTCCTCCGTTGTTGGTAAAAATAGTTCCACCTAATCCACTACCTGCCCCTATCTCAATTACTCGCCATGAGGTAAGCCAATTTTCATTAGGAGTAACTCCTATTGCAATATTGCCGAGTTCATTAACTTGAAATCTATATAAGTTTTGAGTTGCATCATAAATACCTAAGAATTCATTACCTGATCCATCGCCACTAGCATATATAGACCAATTGTGATTATAAGAGCCACTACCCTCCATTCTTATACCTACATATCCATTTGTTGCGTCTTTTAAGTGTAGTATATTTTGAGAGTCTATTGTGTCAGTCCCTATTCCAACTTGATTCCAAAAATATATATCAGATCCAGTAGTGCTCCATTGACTGGCTCCTCCAGCAAAAGGTGATCCGTTAATATAATAAGTTCCAGTTATATTAACATCACCAACTATATCTGTTCCATATGTTAGTGATGGAGATTTACCTATACCAACATGACCATTGCCAGAATTTATACGAAGAAAGGATGTTAATCCATCACCGCTTGCCACATTTAATAATGGATATCCAGTGGCTGCACCAGATGGTTCTTGAATATACACAGTATATGGAGTAGCTGTTGTTGAGTTTTTAAATTTAGCTATATACTCCGTAGTTCCGGACGATCTTTCAACATGAAAAGTAGCTTCTGGAACCTTAACGCCTACACCAACCCTGCCATTGTATCTTATCGTCATTCTGTCTGCGTAAGTGGTGTTAGCTCCCGTAACACCAGAAAAACGCAAGTCACCAAATCTATGATCATCAGATTCCCCAGTGGTTGTGGGTCCGGGAGTTACAACATTTATTCTCCAATAATCTTTATATAAACCACCATAATCATCTATACCTCTATCACTACCCAAAGAAATCATTTCCCAAGCGGTGTTAGCTGCGATTTCCCTTGTTACTCTTAAATCACCATCAACATCTAACTTACCTTGCAAGTTGGTAAATCTACCTATGCCAACATCACCAGCACAAGTTATTCTCATTTTTTCACTGTTCTGTATATTAAAACTGTAAAACTGATTGGTTCCGTAATTGTCAAATCTAAACTCTTTAGTGTTGTGGTTATACTGGATTATGCCATTGTTTGAGGCAGATGCTTCAGCGTTCGCAAAAAAGATATTACCCGTAGAAGTTGTTCCAGATTTTATCGTCACCCCACCATTACCACTTGAAGCAACGACTAAATTGCGAGCGTCTGCAGAATATGAAGATGGCGAGGTCGTTCCTATGCCGACATTGCCATCATTAAGTATAACCATACGATTAGTAAATGCTCCACCTGTATTTGCGGAAAATGACCACCCAACTGCGTTTTCGTATTGTATTACACCTACACCACAAGCAGCGTTATCAATCACTCCAGTCGATGGGTGTCTGTTGTGAGATAGAGCAAAAAAATCATTTTCACCACCCAAATACAAATGAGTAGTTGCTCCAGAATCCATTTTTATAAATTGTGATGTCCCACCGATGTGTAATCTTGTTTCGGGAACTGACGTGCCTATGCCGACTTGTCGATCCTCGTCGATAACCATAGCGGTGAATCGTGCGGCGCCTTTTTGGACGGCAAAATGCAACTCACCAACGGTGTTGGGATACACGCCAGTAGTAATAGCTTTTGCGCCTATAGCGGCTAAGGGGCCACCTGCACCCGTTTGAAAATTCAAGGTGACAAACTCGTTGTCAGCATTGCCATCCATAATATTGAGTGCATTTGGTCCGCCCAGACTTGTTTGAGTGTTTGGGCCAGCCACTGTTAAAGTGGCTGTTGGCTCGGACGTGCCTATGCCAACTTTGTTATTAACACAATCAATAGTTAGTGTGTTGTTATCAATATTTAAATTACCAATATCTATTAAATTTTTATACTTGGCCATATTATTACTCTTATTCTATTGTGTTTGGTTTTCTAATTGTTCTACTCTATCGTTAAGTTCTTTTATTGCATTTATCATATACCAAAACAACTCATCATTATCTACAGACAACAAACCACTTGATTTTTCTGTTACTGCGTCTGGGAATATTTCTTGTAACTCTTGAGCTATAACACCTATTTGAATACCTTCTCTTTGTATCTTTTGTTGTTTAAACTCATCATCTATTTCATCTTCTAATCTATACTCAAAATTTCTTACTCTAATTTGACTTATTAACTCTATCCCTTGATAATTATCAACAATATTCTTTTTTAATCTTTCATCAGATGTAGTTGACCAAGATGCAGAATTGTTTCCTTGATAAGCTCCGGAGCTAGGGGCCAAGAAAGAGGTCTGGCTGCCTTTACCAACAGCATAATCACCACCAATAACAACTTGATAATTAGATGCAGCCGCATCTGGGCCTGCGCCGTAACCAATAAAAACATTACCAGTTCCTGTTTGCAATTCTGTATTTATCCCACTTACGCCACCAGATCCTTTCCCAATAAAAACACTATTGTCTGTATCTGTAACACCCAACGCCGCACCATCCGCAACAACAACATTACTAGTTGAACCTGTTGTTGAGTTACCAAAATTATTTGGCCCTAATACAACATTATACAATCCCGTTGGATTAGAATTTAAATGACCAATAATACACACACCATTAGCATCAACCTTTAATCTATCAGTTCCTGCTATTTCTACAGTAAAAACGTTGGCACTGCGTGCGCCCCATGATTGACAATATATAGAACCAGACGACCCATATACACCCAGACTGTCAACATGCGATCTATGAGCCACACGACCCCAATAAAAGCCATTCCCGGCAGAGTAATAACCAAATATCATTTCTGATCCATTAGGAAGACCCATAGAAGAAGGTCTTGCATCACTACTAAACAAACCATCGTTTGTGTATGTAGAGAAACCTGCACCCATACGTGATTCGCCAATATAAGAACAACTAGTTGCACAAAAAACAGGAGTTTTTACACACCCTTCAACACAAACGTTCATAGATCCAGTTCCAGCGTTACAGAAATAAAGAGTTTTTGTAGATGTAGTGTTAGGATGAAAAGATACAGTATCATTGTTAGGGAAACACCAGTAATACGTAGCTACACCGGGATCTTGGATAGCAAGAGGTATAGTAGCTGATGAAAAGAAACCTTGAGGCGCTGTAACCTGTGTAGTTGCACATAAAATCGGGCCTTTAACAATAACACTTGCAGTAAAACAATTAGAGTTTACATAACAAAACATACAATAACCACCAGCATTAGTTCCACTAGAGGTTAACGTAACTAAATTATTATCCGGATTTACATCTATTTTATGGAAGTGATTATCAGCATTCCCACTATTGTGTCTTGTAAAACATGCTAACATTTCATTGCCTGTGCCTTCTTGACATAAAACAATTTGTTTTCCACAAAAACAAGATTGAGTTCCAATAGGTCCACATGCTCTAAAGTGTGCCGCAGTTGTGCATAAAACTGCTGGATTATTAGCAGTATCACCGGTGTATATTATAGAACAATTATTATCTGCATTAACCGATACTCTAAAACAAGTTGCAGTTTCACTTCCCACATCAGTTTTGCAAGCATCCATATTAAGTAAAACTCTTGGGTGGCTCGCCGCCAACGTTCCTTCGCAAACACAAAGAGTTTTTGTTTTCACTATAGTTGATCCACAAACTGTAGGTGATATTACACATCCATTATGACAAGCAATACCACCATGAGAGTTTAGACAATGAGTAATAGCTCCGGTGCTGTTTGAAAGTTTCATTACAGCACTATGGTTTGCTCCATTATTACCTACTGTAAATCTACTATCTCCATCTTGTGCATATATTCTTAAAGAATCTTCTGTTCCATCTGGATCTGCTGCATTATAAATCTCCACAGTTCCAGCATTAATAATTCTAAGCCTAAGACATGACATTTCATCATTTATTGTTCCCGAAGGAGCTGTATGAAACTCCATATTTCCAGCAAACATATTAATAGCGGCTGGCAAACCATTGCCAGTTGATGTTTCTGTAATAATCATTCTATTAGTCGCTGTTGTTGACTCATCCGCTATTACATTATAACCTAGTATAGTTGATGATCCGGAATATCCACTTCCAATAAATGTTCTAGTTCCAACTCTAATATTTCTTGCGTTCCCACTTCCCATATCAAATAAGTAAACTGGTGCATTACTACCAAGGCCAACCTTACCATCACTAGTTATTCTCATTTTTTCAGTAAGGACTGCTGCATTCATAGTAAGAAATGCTAAATCACCGTAATGGGAATAGGCGACACTGTGGGTTATAGAATCAATAGCTGCATTAATCCGTGTTTGACTATCAAGTGCGACTTGGCTTGAAAAAGCCAGTTGAACTCTATTTCCCTCTGAACTGTTTGTGCAAGATTGGAGATTTAATAGTGTGCAGGTCGATCCAGCCGATCTAGCTATATGTAAGGGATATGAAGGCGAGTCCGTGCCTATGCCAAAATTTTGGCCTGTATTAAACCATGTCGGACCTGTTGTTGCACCGATTGAAAATTTTTGTGTCCCATTCTGATAACCTGCAATGAAACCATTTTCCTCATTACCACCAGAACCCTCTGCCCCCATAGCGATGAGATCATTCCCTGCATTGCTTTTAAGAATTAATCCACCCGAATTAGAAGTAGATTGAGTAAATCGCGCCACTTCTTTACCGTTTGTATTAAACGTATGAACTCCAACATTGTTGATGGTGTGCGCTAATTCGTTGTTTGCGTATTCCCATTCAATCGTCCCATGATACGTTCCATCGTTGCCCAACTTCAATGTGCCTGTTTGACCACCCACTTGCATAACGCCTGCGCTCGTGATGCGTGCCTTCTCACTACTACCAACTTGAAACGTAATAGGCTGTCCAGATGCGGAGTCTAAATTTAATGCTACGCCAGAATTAGCTTGCATTGTTAATGCTGACGATGTTCCAAACATTGCACCGCCACCGCTCCCACTAGCTTTTACGTCTACTCGTCCTACTGATGTTCCATTTACTGTAAGAGAAGTCTGGTTTGAAAAATTAACTGGCGAGGACGCACCCAATCCCAAATTGCCCGCTGTGGTTAAATAAAGCCGACCTGTAACCCCCGTAACGTCCCACGCTACAAGCGAATCAGACTCTGCACCTCTCAACTGCCACTGCCATTCTTGTGCATCGTTTTTCAATCGGAACACAGGGTTTCCGTTAGCTGCCGTATCTTCAACTTCAATAACTGCACCGTTGCCCGAACCTCTTACATGCAGAGTATGCTCTGGCGAGTCCGTGCCTATGCCAACATTACCACTTCCCTTTATTCTTAATAACTCTCCACCAGAATTACTAAAAGAAAAATCACCAGCACTTGAACCAACAAACATATCTAATCTTGTTCCGGGTGTAACCCCATTGCTTTGAGAGGTAAAATCATAATTATAATTGTTATCACCAGTAATTCGTAACGGTATTTTATTAACAGGCCCAGTAACATCCATCTCTATTTCTAAACCTATTATATTATCATCATTGTCTACCTCTGAAGTGAATGATCCATCACTATATAGTTTCATTATTCTACTTGTATAAGACCCACTTCCGTTCGTTCCAGAGGCAGTTACAGCAAAGTTTACAAGAGGATTTGCTTCATTTATACCCCAAGATGTTTTACCAACATAAAGTTTACTAGAAGAATTAAAATTACCACCTATATTTACATTACCAAAACTATCTAATGACATTTGACATATTGCACTTTGATTAGAGTCATTACCTCTAACTCCAAAAAACATTTTACCTCTTCCTGTTGTTCCTCCATCGGAATCACCCAACATAAAAATATTACCAACAACAGTTCCAGTGCTACCTTCTTGCATCCAAGAAACACCACCTAAATCTTCATTATTTGATATGCCACTAGCATTTCTTATAGATAATCTTTCCCCAGATGTTGCGTTTACATTTAATCCAATAGTGTCAACAAAAACACAGTTTGACCAAGATGAACCATTATAATAATCTAAATTATACGAATCATCAGTTCCTATTCTATTTTGCCACTTTCCTGTAGAGTTTGTGCAATCTCTTATAGTAAAAACACCATCACCTAAAGTATTACTTCTTATTTTATCTAATACAACCTCACCACCATTATTATAAACAATACTAGTTCCGTCACCATCTGTGTCAAACTGACCAAAGGTCATAACAACACCATTTTGCAACAAATCACCACTAAAATTTATATCCCCAACAACATCTAAGTTAAATCCCGGATTACTTAACCCTATTCCCAAATTTCCAGAATTATAATAAATTGAAGTTCCATTTTGAGACCATAAAGAAGGAAACTCTGTTAATGTTGATAAGCTATTTATTGCCATTTTTTATATCCTTTTATTTACATTAATCTTAATACTTGGGTATGAACATCACTAGTTTCGGCATTGCCTTGGTAAGCCATTGTCTATTCTCCTCATACCGATTCCAGTGCGGCTACTTTGGTTTCAAGGGTTTCTATTTTTGTGATTGCTTCTTGCAGTGCAGCTGTCAGCAACGGGATTAGCTTTGTCTCACCTAATCCCAAATATTCCTCATCGTCTGTTTTGTTAGTAACAACCACGGAATCACTGTAGTCAGTATCGGACAACACCTCTTGCACTTCTTGCGCGATAAAACCAACGTCCGTTTTACCAACGTCTAAATTGTGTATTTCATGGGCCTTCCACTTGAACTGAACAGGATTGAGGCGCGAAACTAAATCAGTAGCGTTGGATAGCGTCTGCACATCCTCTTTGTATCGTCCGTCTGACGTAGCAATAGTTGCGTTGGTAGCAAAAATCTGAGAATTGACTTGTAACTTGTAACTGCCATTCGACGATGTATAGCCGATTAAAAGATTGCCAGACGAGTCAAGACGCATTCTTTCAGCAGTTGTTCCACCACTTCTTGTGTCAAATCTAAGATAACCATTGCTACCATCTACTCTTTTACCATATATTGCAGCGTGTGCTGCAGCTTCAGACCAATTATTAGTTGTAGTGTGAAAAAATATTCCGTGACCACCATCAACATCTGTAGAGCTATGCGCTAAAAGAATATTACCATCCTTAAGTGTTAGTAATGACGGAGGAGAAGTTACACCTATACCAACATTACCATTATCCAACATAGTAAATTTTGTTAAGTCAGTTGAGTTTCTTATTTCTAAATTACCAGTAACAGCAGCTTTTTGAAATTTCCAAGCTTGAGATCCGGCTGTAGTAAAATATAATATTGAAGCTTCGGTAGATATAGAATCAGCTTGCCAAACAGCCGATCCATTCGTAGAAACAGTCTTACCTACAATAGTGCCACTTCCAGAAATATGAAGTGAAGTATCTGGCACATCCGTTCCAATGCCAACATTGCCACTTGAACCGTCAAAGAAAGCAATAACCGATTGTTTACCGTTGCCGACTTTAAAATCACGGAAATAAGTTGTGCCGCCTTGGTATCCTTCATAGTTTACCCACAAGTTTCCGGTGTCGGTAGCTGTAGTGTAGTTTTCAATTGAATTTCCCCTAAAAGCTATGTTAACTGTTTTTACCGCACCAGACCCCGGACCCGCTTCCAATCGAAAAAGTTCAGAAGTGCTTGTCGTGGTTGCGCCTGTATGGAGGTTAAACGAGAGGTAGTTACTTGCTTTTGTCGTAGAATTATTTGCCTCTATATAGTGATAACGAACATCCGTGCCAGTTCCGTCACCCCTGCCCAGATAAAATTTACCAGATTGTTCAAAACCGGGCATCACTCCTGCAAAAACCTCTCCCATCACCTGTAAAGGAAAGTTTGGAGAGGCCGTTCGTATACCGAGCGACGTTGTTGGCGCATCCCAATTCATGGCAACGGCACCCGAGTTATCGTAAAAATTCACATCGCCGTTATACACTAACCGCAGTGAGGGCGTGTCGTTTTCATATCCCAAATTGTTCTGTCCTGCGTAGAGAAGCATATTTTGATAACCAACAGTGCCTTGAGACTTAACTTTTATACCTGCTCCATAATGGGGTGGTGTCCCTAACGCAATGCTTTCATCATTGCTACTAAAACGGATGCCGCCTACTAAATCATCCACGGCAATCAGTGTATCATCACGCTGTATTGTTATCTCTGGGCCAGAGGATGAATTCAACTCAAGAAGAGTCGTTGGCGAGTTCGTGCCTATGCCTAAATTAAAACCTGCGTTAATAAACGAGTCTTCATAGGTGCTAAACTGCATTTTATGAAGACCACCTGCGTTTCTAATATTTAAAGCTCCATCCCCATCGCCATTTATATAAGTCTCTTGGACAACATTACCAGCTGCATTTTCAATCTTCATTGTGTGTAATGAGTTATGTGCCGCTTGCACTGTAAGTGACGCTGTAGGTAAAGCTTGGTTTACGCCAAGACGGTCATTAACTGCGTCAACATATAAAGTGTCTGTATCAATCGAAAGGTTGCCTGCACTAGTCAGCGTCATGAGTGTTGAGGGCGAAACATTAGCACCTGCTGATCCACTACCCACTGTCTGCCAGATATGTTCACCTTGATACTGGATATACTGAGATGCCGCATCTGCCTCTATTAGAGCGTATCCAGAGCTATTAATAAATAAGTTATTTGCGAGAGCAGTTGTAACGTGCGAATCGGCATAAAGAGCCGCACGACGATCTATCTGTAATGCTCTCTCGGTCGATCGCCACGCACTGGGCGTTACGTTCAACCCCATGTTGCCAGATGCGTTGAGCGTTAGCCTACCAGCTCCAGCGGTAGCAAACACCATGTCGTTCGTTGCGTGATCGTAATCAATCTGGCCGTATGCATTATTGGTGGGCGATCCGAAATAAATTCGACCATTATTTGCTGCTGGAGTTAGAATTGACAGTCCTGCATCGCTCGCGTGCTCGATAACTAAATCGTCTGCCGAGCCATGGGCAGTAACTGACCCAGCCGAGCCAGTATGTATGTGCAGAGTGCCATCTGGCGAGGCTGTGCCTATGCCGAGTCGCGAGGACGATGCATCCCAGTAGAAAGCATCTGTAGCTGTGCCGATAAACCGTATATCGCCATTCTTATATATGCGTGCGCGTTCAGTTACTGCACTGCCGTCATTTGTATAAAACCTAATCTCACCACCTGCTGAACCTGCGGTTTCTTGAGTCAAAAACATTTTGGCTTGTTCTGTTTTTGCCCCACCGCCATCCGAATATCCTTTGATCTGCAAACCTGCTGATGCTACGTCTAATTTTTGATAACCGTATACCTGCCCATCACCCTGTAATTCAACTTGTCCTGCAGTTCCACCCACCATCAAACCACTAACACCACTGCCTGCCTCAACTTCAAGAGGGAAAGATGGGTCGGTCGTGCCAATGCCGACGCGCTGTGAGTTATCAATCGTGATTGCCGTGGTGTCGTTGGTGCCTAATGAAAAATTATGGCCTGTGCGAGTGCCTGCATATTGCGCAGCATAACGACCGCGAAGCTGGCCAGCCGCGCCAATGCGGATTTCACCATCAGCAGCACCAGAATACATAGCAATGTTGGTGTAAGTGCCATCGCTAATATGAAACGCATCAGCTGATGCACTTGGCGTTCCTGCAATTAAGTGCAAAGGTGCTGTTGGCATGTCCGTTCCTATGCCAACATTACCAGAACTATTTAAAACAAAACCACTTGAAGAACCCAAAACACCGTTATCGTTAATTTGTATTTCTCTATTTGAACCCGCAGGTGTATATTTACTTCTTATAGAACTTATACCCATTAAGAAATCTCCGAAACAAAGACAGAAAATAAAACAGTATTTTCAGAAGATGAAACCCTAATATATTTACCAGCATCTAATGCAACACCTAATGTAAGTGTTATTGTGTCATTCGCCGCAATTGTAGCATCATATACTAAAAACTCACCATTGGTAATTAACGGATCGCCAGCTGTATCATCTATACCTACTCTAAATGTAGCAGCTGATGTGTTTGTGTTACAAACAACAATACTTGATATGACAGATTCAGTAGAAGCTGGAACATTATAAAGTGTAGCGTAAGTTGTTACTGCTGTAGTTCCTTGTGTGTGAAAAGGTTTATATGCTGTTGGCATTATCTATACTCCCATTAAAAAAAATACCGTTGATATTGATGCGACATCATCAACATTATTAAAAGAAACTCCATTTTGATTTAAGGTTCCTGTAAAGTTTATATCACCTGTAACATCTAAATTATATGATGGGTTTGATATACCAATGCCCAAATTACCTCCATTAATATAAGAATCCCCACTAGAGTTTATTTGAACACAAGCGTTGCCAGCTGAGTTATAGATTCGTTGATAACCGTTATTACTAGCATCTTTTCCGAAAACATGATTTAATCCATCATTATTATTAACAAAAGCGGCAATTGTTGCATCACCTGTTGCTGGAGATTTTACAGTAAAGTTGTATGAAGGATCAACAACACCGACACCCACTCTATTGTTAACACAATCAATAGTTAATGTGTTAGTATCAATGTTTAAGTTACCAACATCAATAAGATTTTTATATTTAGCCATATTTTATTTTCCTATATGTCTGCAACTCTTTTAATTCTTACTTTAACATCCGAAGAAGCTTCCTGACCAGATTCTAAATTATCAACTTTTACACGAATAGTATAATCAGTTCCCGCGGTTAACTCTTCATATTCAACTCCCCCATTAAGCATGAATACTCCAATATCTGCGTTTGTTATTAAGGTCGTATTATTTGATGCATCAAAATCATACAAATCTCTTGGGTTTGGTGACTCTTCTATATAGTTAATATATTGTGTTAATACATTTGATGCATTTAATCCATTACCAACTATAACTCTACCATAATAAAAATCAGATAATGATGTATTTACAGATGGTTGTGGGTTTAGTGATACATATATCTCAAACACACCTGTGTGATTGGCTGTAATAGAAATAGTATCCATATCAACACAACTTGAAGCATTAACTGCGTTTGTTGGAGATGTAAAAGAACTGGCCATCATTGATGAAGATTCAATATTTCCAGAAACTGTAACATCACCATCACTAGTTATTCTCATTCTTTCAATATGAGAGTTTACACCGCTTCCTGTTGAGACACCTGCAGGAGATGTGTATAAGATTATATCACCACCAGTTCCTGTTCCTGTAGAACGACCAGCGTATATATTAAAATCCCCACCATCAATATCAGTTCCAGATCCATAAGGAGCAGCTACAATTGCATTTCCGGGTGTTGATGATAAATGATTTCCTCCCATAAATATTGAGCCAACGCTATCTATTCTCATTCTTTCAGCTACGCCGGTTCCTCCATTATTTGTGTGAAAGGTTATACGACCCGGCATTACATTTGCTGCTGGTGATCCATCCACATTAAATTGTATACTGGATGCATGTATAAAATCTGTTCCATCGTTCCCTTGACCAGTAACTTCACCCAATATGTCATTATCTGCGACAATAACATTAGAGTTAACAGATGTTCCTCTGGATCTGGCTAAAACATGAGATGGATAATTAGATGTTGAGTTAACTATTTGTGATAAAATAGTTGAGTTAAAATCAGTTCCTTCTAACTGAAGAACAGCAGAATGTGTTCCATTATAAAAAACATTACCTCTTATTGTTGAACCAATACCTACTTTGGAATCTCTATATATGTCTGAGCCATTAACTGTCCAATTACTGAATACAGCATCTGCTCCATTTATTTTTAGTGTATTACCTGCAGATATATTTATATCACCATCAACATCTAGTGTATATGCTGGAGTGTTTTGATTTATACCAACAAAACCATTAGTATGTATTCTCATTCTTTCAGCTAAAGTATTATCAACCCTTGTATCAAAACTCATATAGGAGTCAATAGTGCTAGGTGTTCCAGCGGACCAATCAGCCGACCTACCAACTTTCATTTCACCACCTATTAAATAGGTAAATGAGGTAGTGGCTAACTCCCATTGAATCACAGCTGATGCAACGGTGAGATTATCGGCCTTCCAGTTTGTTAATTTTAATAAATTAGCATCTCCATTGGAATTACTAATAATTTCTAAATTAGTATCAATTCCTTGACTATTAATATAACCCGCTGATCCAGCATCACCTATGCCAACTTTTGAAATCCTATATATATCACCACTACCATTTTCCGTCCAGTTGCTAAAAACAGCATCAACTCCACCTATTTTTAGAGTATTACCAGAGGATATATTAATGTTTCCATCAACATCCAAAGCTTCAGTTGGGCTACTTACACCTATGCCAACATTGCCATCTGTATGTATTCTCATTCTTTCAGCTAAGACATCATCAACCCTTGTTTCAAAACTCATGTAGGCATCCATAGTGCCGGTTGATGAATTATTCCAATCTCCTGTTCTACCAACTTTCATTTCACCAGCTATGGATTTAGTATTAGTAGTTGAATTTAACTCCCATTGAAGCACGGCTGCTGCAGTGGTTAATGCGGAAAATTCCCAGTTCGTTAATCTCAATAAATCAGCATCCCCATTAGCGAAACCAACAACTTCTAAACTAACATCAAGTCCTTGATTGCTAAAATACCCCGATTGATTATCTCCAATACCAACTTTTGAACCCCTATATATGTCACCACTACCATCTTCCGTCCAGTTGCTAAATACCGCATCAACGCCGCCTATTTTTAGAGTATTGCCAGTTGATATATTAATATGCCCATCCACATCCAACTTATATGCTGGAGCTGATGAACTAAAATCACCTATACCAACATTAGAATTTCTGTATATGGTTGTTGCATTAGTTGACCAATTACTAAAAACAGCCAATGAACCACCAACATAAAGATCACCACTTAAGTTTATATTACCGTTAACATCTAATGAATATGCCGCATTTGGTGTTGTTGCTATACCAACATTATTATTAGTTGAATCAACTACAAGAGTGTTAGTGTCAACTGTCAATCCACCAGACATAGTAACATCACCAGAAGTAATTGCTAGATTAGCTGTTCCGGTGTTAATATCTAATTGATTTGCCCCACTAGTATCTATTGTTGCGGCTGTATCAAAAGAAAGTGTAGTAGCAGCAACACCTAGTGCTTGACCATTATCTCCAATATTATCTACATATAATGTTCCCCACCTTAATAAAGATGTTCCAAGATTGTTTGTTCCATCAACTGATGGTGTAACACTTCCTCCGCTTGTTATACTTCCACCTGTTATTAATGTAGTAGATACATCTATATCTCCAACAACACATAGAGTTGAACCATCAAACCCTAAATTAGCTTCTGCATTAGCGGTTCCATCATTGTTAGAGGTTAAAACTTTATTTGCCGCATCATTAGTTATTAATCCATTAATACCATTTGTGACGCTGATGTTGTCCGCATATAGATTAGCCCATCTAACTAAATCAGAACCTATATTTCTTGTTCCATCAGCCTCGGGCGATATATTACCTGTTATTGTTGTGTTACCACCAACATCTAGAGTTGAAGTTAATTTTGTTGTTCCAACAACATATAACTTATCACCAGTAGAAGCCCCACCAATACCCGTATTTCCAGTAATTGTAGCAGTTCCTGTGGTAACTTCAAAATTACCTAATGAAACTGTTAAGTTCCCTGTATTATCTAATGTTAATAAGTCTTGCCACGTAATAGCTCCAGTATTTGTTGTGGAGTTTTGAAAACTCCATCCAGAAGCATTCTGTGTTAATTTTGTAGCTAAACTTAAATCAGTGATTCTAGTCCAAGTTGATGTGTCCAAATAAGCATTCTGGATAATAAAAAGATCATTATTAACAGCTTCTGAAATTTGTGAACCAACCCATGAGTTTCCGCCAAAAGTAATAGTTCCATAAGTGTTATCTCCATATGGTGTGGGATTACTTAAGCCCAAATTACCGGAATTATCTATAAAAATTTGATCTATATCATTAACCTTAATACCAAATTTGTTATTAGTTTTAGTTCCAATAGAACCACTTGAAGAGTCAGAAACCATTCTAACTGAAGTAGAGTCATTACTATTAGTTAATTGAATTGCTGCAGAGGAAGAGTTATTAGAAACAAATTCAGCAACTGTATCAGATGCTGCATTAGTTGTTCCAAATCCAACATTACCTGTTTTATTTATGGAAAAGTATGTTGTGGGGTTTGTATCTGAATTTAGTGCGTTAATTAAAAATGCATCATTATTACTACCAGATAATTTTATATTCCAATATATATCGCTGTCATTATTTAAAAATAAATCTACATCACCATCAACAGCTGTTGTTTGAAAATAAGAAGAAACATTTCCACTATTTTTTAGTGTTAACATACCACTAGCTGAAACAGGAACAATGTCTGAAACAGCTAATGTTTCCGTTGCTGTTAGTCCAGCAGCGGTAAATTTCTGTGTATCATCTAATTTTACTGGGAGTATAGACTTATTTTGTAATTGTATTTCACTAATTAAGGCCATTTGTAGTATTCTCCAAAGATTTTATATATAATAAATACTTCTACACTCCCCAATAAAAATAGTGTTTACCCATTTTTTTTGATTGTTACTTCATGCAACTCCTGTCTTTTCTTTTGAATTGATTTCATTAGATCCACAATACCAGAAGATCCTCCAGCCATTGTGAGTGTAGTTATAATGTAATCAAAAAATTGACCGGGTATAAATAAAACATCAGATGGTTTTAACATAACAATACTTTCAACAATCTTTAAATCATAAGCCCATACTAAAGCACCTGTAAAAATAAAAGCTATTACAGGCCATGGTTTATTAAAAAAACTATTTGATATTATAGCTTTAACTTGAGCAACTGCTCTCTCTATTAAAGCTGAAATCATTACTATTTGGATTAATAAAAATCCGAAACTTTCTGCTTCCATTATTTTTCTCCATTAATTTAAGGATCACATCTTACAGAAAAACCACCATTATATATAAAATATTTATTTATGTTACGGTGTGCAAGAAACGTCCCTAGTTTCTCCGTTATTTGCCGTCACCGTAAAAGTCTGACCAACAAATATCTGCGCCGGTGATGTCGAAGTCAACCCTTCGTTACAAGTTGCACAACCAACTTTGTAATTGCTTTGATTACTATATGCTCCAGATGCAGTTACAGTAGTCATATTACCACTATTTAAAGTTATGCTTGGTTGAAAGCTACTAGTTTGACCATTATTTGACATATTAATAGTTGTATTAACAGCTCCTACATTACCAGAGCCACTATAGTATCCTGCATCAATAGTTTGAGAACTTGTAGAAGGAGTAAAGCTTGTATTGCCACGGTCAGGCATTGATCCAGTCGCGATGGAAAAGGAATTACCATTCCTTCTATAATATTTTGTTCCATTTAGAACGCTTCCATTAATATCTCCCACATTATCGCTTCCAGTTATGGTGTGAATCTCAGAGTTACAACTTGCACAACCAACTTTGTAAGTGCTTTGATTACTATATGCTCCAGACGCAGTTACAGTAGTCATATTACCACTATTTAAAGTTATGTTTGTTTGATAGTTACCAGTTTGGCCATTATTTGACATATTAATAGTTGTGTTAACAGCTCCAACACTTCCACTTCCATTATAGTATCCTGCGGCAATAGTTTGAGAACTTGTAGAAGGAGTAAAACTTGTATTGCCACGATCAGGCATGGTGCCGTCAACCAAAGATCCAGACTCGTTCCAAGCTTCATAACCACTAAGAATTTGAGCACCACCAGCATTGGCATCACCAGTGCCCGCTGCTATTACATTGACAACTAGACTGCTGTAGTATCCTGGGCTTTTAGTTCCATCACTATTGAAAGTTTGAGAGCCATTATTAGGCATAGTTCCCTCAACTCTCGCCCCAGTTTGTGTCCAACCCTCATAGTCATCTAAAACAACTCCTGCAGATATGTCAGTCATCTGCGAAGAGCCCGGTAAGGGATAACTTCCACTTGGGTAAGCGCCAGTAACTCCTAAAATATTAACACCACTCTTTATATTACCAGCTGCTAGATCAGCATCACCAGTTATAGTTATTTCACCATCAACATATTTGTCATTAGTGTTTAAGTGAAAGGTGGTGGCTCCAGATTGATAGGTTGCAACCGTTCCTAAACTTCCGGACCCACCATCAAGATCAGTAATACTCCAAGTAGGTATACTGCCCGGAATATCATAAATAGTAACACCACTTAAAAAATTTGATGGTTGAAGATCTGTGTCTCTCCTCAGTGTTATATTGCCAGTTATTGATTTACCATTAAAAACCGCCGAAGAAAAATCTTGAACTTGAGATGTGCCCCCATTCCAAAAACTAATCTCAGCTTGGGTAAATTCTTTTTCAGCAGCTGTGGCTTCTGTGTGAGATTCTACCACAGCTGATCCTGCCACACCCCATATATTAACCCCGCTTATAATATTAGCAGCAATAAAATCAGCATCCCCCTCTACACTTCCAGCTCCGTTATAATAACCTTCAGTTATTGATTGGGCTGCGGCGGTTGGAGTAAAGCTTTGTGCTCCATGATTGGTCATATTACCATCAATAACAGATGCATTAGCGGCGTAAGCGTCATAACCATTTAATATTTGAGAACTACCGGCAATAGTTTCATTAGCTCCAGATATTGCATTAACTGTTAATTCTGAACCCACATACCTGTTACCTGTGTTAAAGTGTAAAGGTAGGGTATTTGATCCACCCGGCGTAACAGAAAAAGACCCACCTCCTGCACCTACTGAAGTTCCCTCATCACTAATTTCATAAGATTCTAATGTTCCATCTACAAGTGTTCCATTAGAAGCCCAAGCTTCATAACCTTGACGAATAAAAGCCCCAGTAGCGTCAATATCTCCGGTTCCTGTCAAAGCCCCTATTGTATAATTTTGATCAACAAATTTCTCATCAGTATTAAGATAAAAAGGTAATTGATATGCCGTAATAGTTCCAGTAGCTATAACACTTCCAGAAGTTCCACTAACAATACCATCATAACCATCTGGAGTGTTTGTTGCAAATAGATTATAAGTAGGTATAGTTCCTGTTACTCCAAAAATAGTTGCTTGTTTGGCTATATTAGAACCTATTAAATCTGGATCATCTTTTAGTATTATATCATGCTCAACCAAAGATCCACGATTATATGTTGATGTGTCAGTTTGGCCTCCAATAGAGTGAGTTACGGGAATAAATCTTGTGTTAATAGTAACATTACCGCCGGAGAAATCAGGCTCATAAGTTCCATCTCTATATTTATCATTATCTATTCCAGATAAACCTAAGTTAGAGGCTCCACTATACATTGGCCCAAAAAACTTTGGCATTTGGCCAAGTCTAACAGTGCCAAAACGATCATAAAAACCCCAATATTCTGGAACTTGGTTAACATATATGTTTTCTAATCTACCCACACCCGAATCCGGCTGCCCGGGCGCCAAATATAAATCAGCTAAACCATTTGTTGAACCATTCATAAAATTACCCGTGACACCAGCTATTGTAACGCCGTTTTTTATATTAGTTGCAGATAAGTTTGTTGGGTTGTTAATAGTTAAGTTTTTATCTACATAATCATCATCAGTTTGTAATGTAAATGGAAAATTAGCTGGTGTATATGAACCACTTGATATACTACCACCATTAGAAATACTTCCATTATAAGTTGGGATACTCCCCGTTGTCTCTATCATTCCACTTCCTGTATAGAATGTTTTTCCACTCAAAACATCCGTAGCAACGGCTGACCCTGCTGTAAAATCCACATTATCATTCTGATCCAAAAAATCAGTTAACCCATCTTTATCATAATCATAAGCAATAACATTCCAAGTTGAGCCATTGCAGAAATACAATCTATTATCTGCTGTATCTGTTTTTATTTCACCTTTATTACTACAAGCGGTTCCATTTAAACTACCATTAATATTAGGTGTTACCAACTTTGTTTCTACATTTAAATTTGTTATTGTGTCGTTTGTGGTTTTACTTCCAGTAGTAGTAGAATTTGTTATTACAGCTTTAAGTATGTTTGCGGTTGCACCAGCCTCATCATTATCTAATGTTCTAATAATAGCTGTTTCAATATCTGCAGAAGGAGAACTCATACTTGTTTCGTTAGTTAACACATTAATGTCTGCGTTTTCAATATCTGCGCTTGGAGAAGACATAGAAGTAACATTAGTTAAAGTTGTTATTCTTGCATTTGTTATTGTGTCATTTGTAGTATTACTTCCAGTAGTAGTAGAATTTGTTATTACAGCCTTAAGTATGTTTGCTGTCGCGCCAACTTCATCATTATCTAATGTTCTAATAATAGCTGTTTCAATATCTGCGCTTGGTGAAGACATAGAGGTTTCATTAGTTAACACATTAATATCTGCGTTTTCAATATCTGCAGAAGGAGATGACATAGAAGTTTCATTAGTTAAAACATTAATATCCGCATTCTCTATATCTGCAGAAGGTGAACTCATAGAAGTAACATTAGTTAAAGTTGTTATCCTAGCGTTTGTTATTGTATCATTTGTAGTATTACTTCCAGTAGTAGTAGAGTTGGTTATCACAGCCTTAAGTATGTTTGCAGTTGCACCAACTTCATCATTATCTAATGTTCTAATAATAGCTGTTTCAATATCCGCGGATGGTGAACTCATACTTGTTTCATTAGTTAACACATTAATATCTGCATTTTCAATATCTGCAGAAGGTGAACTCATACTTGTCTCATTAGTTAAAACATTAATGTCTGCGTTTTCAATATCTGCACTTGGAGAAGACATACTTGTTTCATTAGTTAAAACATTAATATCTGCGTTTTCAATATCTGCACTTGGAGAAGATATACTTGTTGTGTTTGTTATAATACCTATTTCTGCATTCGCTGAAAATAAGTTAGTTAAAACTATATCAGTAGCGTTTAAACTATCAATATTAGCTAATGGTCCAATTAACTCTATATTATATCCTATACTATCAATAAGAGCTTTAGGTGCAACTAATCTTTGACCTTCTGAGAGCTTAAAGACGCTAAATTTATTTACTACTCTTTGTGTATCTATAACTGTTCTTACTCCACCAAACTGAGCTTCTGCAGAGGTGGCAAGAAAAAGAAACAAAAAAGTTAGAACTTTATACATTATTTTATCTCCTATGATTGGGGAACATCCGCAATATCGCCAGCTGGGATATAGAAATCGGCGTCTGCTCTAGTGAAACTATCAACATCGGTTGCTTTAACAAGTAACCACCAACTACCATCGGCGGCTTGCCACCAACCAACTGACCATATAACATCCTCTGCTACTTCCCACTTTAAAGGATTAGCAACATTAATATTATCTCTACCACCAGTGCTAACACCAGTGGCGTTTAAAACTCTTTTTAAGTTTAATCTTTCTGAATATGTTAACATTTGATTTTCCTATGAAACAATGGTGTTTACTGCAAATATTTTAACAGCGTCTGTGGCTCCTACAAGATAGTGAGGATCAAAAGCTCCATTTAATGTTCTTATATCTGCGTCTAATACACTTCCTATGCCAGTTGTATTATCTACAAAATAAACCAAACCAGTTTTAACATCAACAAAGTTGACTATATTATCAACAACAACTGCACAAAAACCACTATCTATATCTACTTTTATTGAGTCAATATCATTAGAGGTTAACATTGTGTTCATTCCATCTAAGAATTTTTTACCTCTATAATAATCACCTTGTATTTCTCTTCTCTTCATATAAGATTGTTTTCCGAAATAAACACTTGAAACTTCTCCGTTAAACATTGCTGTTTGATCATAATTACCACCAATAGATATGTTTGTAGGATTAGACACTGCAGATGCTACAAAAGCAGAAGATCCTATTAAAATACCATCAACCCAAAACTCTACTAATTCATCATCTGTATTTCTTTGTAAAACAACATGATGCCATTCTGCGTCATATGCGTCGTATGGTGTTTCTAATGTTGTTATAGAGCCACTACCATCTTGAACTTCTATACCCATATATCCTGTAGATTGAGTAAAATATAAAGAAATAAAATTATCTGCTGTGTCATAAAATTGAATTGGATATACTTTCAACCCCGGATTAGATGTTGTATTTGATTTAACCCATAAACTTAACATAAAAGGATCAGTTCCAGATGAAAAACTAGAACTATTAGCAGATAAATATTTATTAATACCATCAAATGTAGCTTTGTTATTATAAACAGCAGATGAATTACTAAATGTTACTGTATTATTGTTTGTTAGATTTAAACTATTTCCACTAACATCATTTAAATCACCCAAAGGCCATGCAGCAACTCTATCAGCTTTCATATAAGGAGTTATATAATCGCTCCGAACAATTATGTGAGCAGACTCATTTGGTTTTTTTAAGTCATTATGTATAATATATAATCCATTACTTTCAGCATATGAAAAAATAGCTACACTTCCATCAAGAAAACCTTGAGGAAATCCTTCTAATAAATTAAGATGATCTGTTGAACTTGCTATTAATTTTCTACCCAATGTTTGAGATGGTGAGAAATAATATTCTCCATAACCATTAGTTTTTATTTCATTAACTTCATCTGAAAAATATAATTGGTCTTCTGTTGTTCCATCAACTATCCACCACATATTATCTGTTCTTAATATTTTACCACCCTTAATGTTTTTAGACAACTGACTTATCCACATATAATTTTCTGTTTGTTCCGAAGGTTTCATTAGAACTATATCACCAGTTGAGGTGCCATCAGTTCCAGATCCCGTAGAAATTGCTGAATAGTGGTAAGGTCGTCCAAACAGATCTTCTTCACCTAACAGATCTCTAACAACACTTAAATCGTTTACATTTGAATCTGGCAAACCAGACGCATTATTAGTAACAACCCAATTACCATTACCAGAGTTTCTATCAGATATTGGTTGGTCCCACTTATAAGTTTGTGGTGTGCCGTCTATCCTTGTCATTTGGTCTTTTATAAAATCAACTATTATAAGACCTTCGTTTGTAGCTATATAAAGTATAAAATCTAAAAAGAATATATCGTTAACAATGGAGTTACCTAAAACATTACCCGAAGCTCTTTCAAAAGATATATAAGTTTGTGTTCCTGTGTCACTTCTATCAATCCATCTAACTTCATCTCTGTTTTCACTAACTGTTAAAAAGCCATATTGTGTAGGCCAACCTAACTCATTATACCAACTTGTTTTTCTCATAACTCTTTTAGCATACTGAATATCCCAAACATATTTTTGTTCATCTAAATCTAAGAAATAAATCTTATATGCATCATAACCAGTAACAGTTAAAGAAGGCCAACCCTTCAATGTTTCAGCAAATCCACCTAAAACTTGAACGCCATTTACTGTAAATTGAGTTCCTTCAGCTAAATCTAAACCACCACTAGAAAATGTTCCAACAGTGAGGTCATTGACTTTTAAATCTACATTGTTGTTACTCTCTGAGCCTAGAGTTATTTTATTTGTTTCAGCACCTAACTTTAATATTGTTCCATCTGTTGTGTTTCTTAAGGTTATGTTGGCTGATGCAGAATTGTTGGCTATGAAGTCGCCAATAGTGTTTGTTGAAGGAGTTGATGTTCCTATTCCAAAATTACCAGTTTTAGTAATTGAGAGATGGGTAAAATAAGAGTCTGTTATATCTTTACCTCTTAATATAAAAGAATCGTTATTATCATTAGAAACATTGATATTCCACGCTATATTACTATCATTATTCATAGTAAAATCAACAGACCCATCTAGGTTTGATGAATCTAAAGAAACCCCAATGTTATTACCGCTCTTTATTACAAACTGATTAACAGTTGTATCTATAGGTAGTGTTTCCCCAATAGCTATTGCTTGAGTAGCACTAAGGCCAGCCATTGTAAAAACCCTAGTATCATTTATTTTTTCTGGAACTACTACGCCATTCTGAAGTTGAATTTCACTTACTAACGCCATTTATAACTTCCCCAAATTATGCAGTATAAACTTTTTTTATACTCCCTATTATATCATCTAATGTTTTTCCTTGAAGGTCAATTTCGTCTGAATTAACAACATTTTCTTCCATAACAATCTTTGCAGGTGTTCTATCAATCTTTATTTCTGCCTTATTCAATAAATATGCTTCTAATTGCAGTTCATAAGTGGTTCTAATAATTCTTTCCTCACCAGAAAAATCCTGTGTATTACTATCATTGCTTGAAGTATTAAATTTAGCATAAAAATAAAAACCCTTATATTCCATATCTTCAATAAAATATTGACCCCATATTTTATCACTAAATAAATTAGCATCTTTTATATAAGATGACCAAAAAGTTATCGTATAAGGAACATTTATAAAATCTGGAAAAGGCATTCTATGAACTTCATAAACAGGAGCTTCTTCTCTCGGTATACCATTATCATCAACATATGGTGTATTAAAAGGAACTCTTCTATTATCAAACTTACTCTTTGCAATTTCTTTTTTTATTACTATACTTGGCTCACCATCTGTTGTTAGTTTTCTATATCTATCATTATTGGGTTCTATATCACCTCTACGAATAGATATAATAGGTAGTTTTAACATACCCTTATGATCTCTAAGGTTGTTAAGATTTTCATCTTCCTTATTACCTTGCATCTGAACAAATCTTTCCCAACCACCAAATAAAACAGGCACTTTACGACCTTTTATCATAGTTGGGTGTTTTTTATCAAACCAATCAAACACAGCTTTATCTATTGATAAAATATTAACCTCATCCACCTCTATTGATTCTGATCTTATACTTTTTCTATCTGCCATTTAAAATCTCTAATAAGGATATTGAGAATCAGATTCTTTTGATTCACCATGTTCAGAAGAGTTATTACCATTAAATACATCTTCACGGACGGAAATGCATTTCACTATCACACCTATTTTTGTTTGTTCATATGAAAATACATTTCTTGGAACATCAGAAGAAGTTATTTCAAAATATTGATTGTCATATTCAATAAAGTCACCTATTCTTGGTGTTATACCAACCTCATTTAACCTATCTTTATGCATATAACATTCAATATTTCTTCTAACTTCAGTTGTATATTGACCTGTTTGAGTAACAGGTTCTTCCAACATTATCCAACAATATATTAAAACAGGTGTTCTAGTTGTTTTTGAGTCACTTTCTCCATATATGTCATCTGGATTTGAAAGATCTTTTTCTACCTGCCAGTATTTTATTTGTGTTTGCGCGATGATTTCCAATAATTCTGTAGAATAGTCATTAAATAACGACATATCTCTAGGAGTAAAAAATAATCCATAGTTGGGATCACCGGTGGAACTAGAGGGTAAATCTCTGCCTGCCATATTTTTATCCTAACATTAATATTGGTGAATGTTGTGGAACTAACTGTATTTGTCTTTGCATAGCTTCGGCCATATCCGCTTGTCTTTGCATTAACTCAACATTGTTAAGTTCTCTAAGTTCTTCTTTTAACTCCTCTTTTAATCTTGTTTGTCTTTCTATTGCCTCTTGTATTAGTTGATCACCATCTAATTGAATCTCTCCATTAGGAATAGGTATGGAAGAAAACTTACGCCTAATTCTTCCTAACATTTCCATAGAAACAGATAAACAATATTGTCTTATCCAAGATTTACCAGCTGCATTACAGTTTTCATATTTTATATCTGTAAATGGTATGTTGTGAACACTATTTATCCCATTTACACTAGGGTCACCGCTATCAACTGCAAAATCTGGATTAAATGGGTCTGATTTAGCTGTATATTCAATCCAAACTGTAGTGTTAACTGCTGGTTGTGGTAGGAATCTTATTCTATCGCCAGCTATATGATATGTGTGATTACTTCTTCTAACTCTATCGTTTGTTTCTAAGAGAGAAGATCTTAATACATCTGCGTATACTGGCAACATATAAAATACAGTTTGTGTGTTATAACTCTCATACCCAAACTCTGCACTCATTAAGTTAGCGTTTGAGTAAGGGTCAAAATATCTATATATAGATGATGGCTCGTGGTGCATAACATTTCTAACATCTATATTACCAACATTAATTGTGTTTAAGTAAGTTTCAACGCTAGTATTTGACTCTTCATCTACAAAATCTTTTAGTAAACTATAATCAGTTTTACCAACTTCTATTGTTACTTTTGCTTTTCTTTGATTAACAACACCACCTACGCCCGCCTCGGTTGCGTAGGGGTTAGCCATTCTCATGAGAAAATCAAGGGTTGGGTGTGGTAATTTATTCGTTAAATTTTGTGTGCTAAAATCACCATTGAGACCATATAAACTACTTAACCAATTAGCAGCTTGTTGTTTGTTAATAACAGATCCATATTCAATATTTGACTCTTCAAAAGCAGCAAATATTTGATTATTATCCAACTCTACAGGTAACTTAGGTTCACCCAATCTATAACGAACCCATTTGACAATTTCAGTGCTCTCTGCAGACAAACTCCTTAAATCAGCACTTAATGAAAACTCCTGTGCATCTGTGCCAAATATACCAGAATAATCTGTATCCACTGCAGGTTTGGTTAGTTCTGTAAAAAAATTATCAAACGCCATAAGTATATTCTCCAAATAAAAAAATCCCTCTACTTAATAAATATAGTAGAGGGACACTTATGATACTTGATATATAATATTTTTATTTTTTAAATAAACCACTTACGTTTCTTCTTACAGAGTTTCCTCCCTCCGACCAATTGTTAACCATCTTCCACTTACTAAAATGCTTATTCTTGTTACGTTGAGTAGAGACAACCTTCTTAAACATAATAGCAAAAAACCAACCAACTAAAAAATAAAATAATCCACTCATTTTATTTACCTCTTATCAATCTTCCCACTTATAACTATTTAGATTTTCATCATCATCATCATCAATATAATTTTCGTAATAATATCCTTCATCATCTTTCTTTTCCATCTTATCCAACCAATAAGCCATGAAAACAATAGTGATGGTGTTTGTTATACTAATAATAAAAAGTATCCAACCTAAACTCATTTTACCTCATACCATATTGGCTTTCTTGATTCATCTTTCCAAACAGCTATTGTATGTTTCTCATTCATATAATACTGACGATAAGAAGCGATACTATCTCCCTCAATCTTACAATAATCTGGCATACATTGAGGTGGTTCTGTAAACGGACCATCTGGCAAGTTTATTGGGGGTTCTGACAAGACTACGGAATACTTGGTATCACATAGGTGTCTCTTTCCGTAACGGTGTGTATACTCATCACAGAGAGCCACAAAGTGATCGTATAACCACAAATAGTTTTCCTTAGATTGTCGTGCCCAAATAGTAGATGGATGGTTCTTGTGAGCAATCTTATACAGAGGAATATTGTGCAAGGAATCAACATCGTCAACAACACGATGATTAGTGCATAACATCTGTGCTGATTCTAACGGCATCTTTACAATGTGTTTATCGCACATCATAGTAGCAGCTTGAACTGGATCTTTATCTAAGTAAAAAATATTCATAACCTATAACCTTTCATTATATTGTCTATATAATATAAAAAACTATTGATTGTTTGTCAAGGGTTTTTTTAGAAATCTGAAAACTTTTTTCATAAACGTATCCTTTACTATTTCTTCCTTCAAAATGAAGCAAAGAATAGACGCGAGCTGCTCAATAGGTTTGTCTAAGTTAGGATAAACACTACCAATGTGCTTTTCTATACTCATATAATAATCACGATGATGAAGATATGATTCCAATGTCTTACGATAGTTGATATCATCTAATGTAGATTTGGATTCTTCAACTTCTTTTGCTACATTACGTAGATGAACACTTATAAACATAGTTGTTATTGAATATATCTTACTGATTGTATCATTAGCTACAACAATCTCTCGTTCATTAAGCAAGTCAACCATTCTATCAAAGAAGTTATATGAGTCAGATTTTTTATTCACATAATATTTTACAGAAGGCGCTTTCAATAAGGGTAATCCAATAACCTGCGATATCTCATTCAAGTATTGATACTTCAAACCATGAACCCACCCATCTTCACCAGTGTATCCATTGTCAAGGTATTCACGTATACGCCACTTCTCACGATTTATTTTAGGAAAATCACCAACACACTTGAAAGTAAGGTTAGGATATTCAACAACAATACCCTCATGGAAAGGTGCAGCATTTCCCCAAACATCACGCAATGGCTCTTCCTCTAACAAACCAAATATTTCTTCTGAAGATGGGAAAACTTCTTTCTCATCAGTAGGTAATGACATACTCAACTTTACTGAACCTTTGATTTCAAAATCATTGGTTTCTTGTTGAGGCACTATTTCCATACCTTCAGCTTTGTATACGTTTATGGTAGAACTAAATACATATCCGTCTAAACCATTGAAACGCTCATCATGCAATACGATATAGTTTTTACCATCATACTCTATGACATTGGGAATACTCTCATAGAGAACCTCGGCATTTACATAATCACCATTTTTAAGAACTTTGGATATAATATGTGATGAAGATAGTATAGCAGAACCTGCTGTGCGGATTGCATTGTATTGAGGTGTCTTAGGGTAATGATCTATATCATATATCTTAGTAGATTGACCCTTGACAAAACGTGCGATATAAACTTGACCATTATCATCAAGCCCAAAACCTATATTTGCGGAACCATCAACCTTCACTGAAACCTTTGCTTCTGTTCCTAACTCCAAATGAGCCTTCAAATAGAACTTTTCTTGATCGGTCAGATCAGAATAATGTGATATTCCCAAAATTTTGTAACCTTTCTTTGAAATGAATCAATTTATTATATATATAATATAAGGCTAAAAACGCAGTTTGTCAAGGGTTTTTTTCACTATTTTTCCACTTTTTTAGTGATTTTATCTATTTTAGTGGTTTTTTATACGATTTTTCGCTATTTCACAGTAGTTTTCACTAATATCTATACCAATAAAGCGTCTTTCTAACTGTTTACACGCCATACCAGTAGTTCCTACTCCCATAAAAGGGTCTAATACCATATCATTCTTATATGATAACATCTTGATTAGACGATATGGTAAATCCAAAGGAAACATTGCAGGATGACCATGCTTCTTTTGGTTGGTTTGAGGTGCAATATTCCAAATGGGCCAGCTGTAATCAATAAACTCTTCTTTGGTCAAAGAAGTCATATCACTTTTATACTTCTTCTTCACATTACGATATAAGTTCTTTGCCTTCTTTATAGCCTGCTTATTATCACCAATAGCACGCATTGATAAAACTTCTTTCCATGTAAGAGGCTTATCAGTTATCTCACTCCAAAACTCATACTCTTGATTGAGTAATGGCTCAAAATCTAACTCCTTTGGTTGATTACCTTTTGAGAAGACAAGAATGTGTTCGTAAGGAGTAGGAAAACTTGGTGCACTAGGTGATTGGAAACTACCCCATGATAAACGATTACTACAAGTATTCTTATTCCATATAATAGTAGTATACATATTATAACCAAGTGATCTGGTCATAAACTGTGTAACATCTGAATGTGTAGGCACAGATCCATTCTTACCATCACCAATATTAATGCAAACTCTTGCATTATCTTTCATCTTTGGATATAGATTACGAAAGAATGAAGATAACCACTTTATGTATTCATCGTGTGCACGATTATCGTCATAGTTATCGTATTCACCACGGTTAGATATTTTAGCGTGTCCAAGATTTACATTGTATGGTGGGGAAGTTACTACAAGATCAATAGAGTTATTATCTAACTCCAATACTGCTTTGCTAGAATCATCATTAATGATTTGCATATATAACCTTTCTTTAATTTTCAATAAACTATTGAATGATATTAATCAATCAGAAAGTAGAATCTACTTTTGTTGAATCATTGCTAACTATAAATTTGTCAGATATAATTAATTTATTGTTATTTACAATATCTGTTATTACTTCCATTACTCCATTAACATTTTGTTGATCTATTTCCATTAAATCATGTTCTTTTTTTTCTACTTCACTCATAACAAAAGTAACAATACTGCCGCTTTCTCTTTCATAACTTTCTTTTACTATTTCTTCAATTTCAACTTCTAATAATTTATTATCAATAATAGAGTGACTCATTATATGAATACCAGTAAAAACAACTAGGAAAACACAAAAATATGAAAACCATGCTAATACTTTTTCAAACATATTAATATCCTTTCTTTATGACCGACGTTGGGGAATTTCACCCCGAACAATGTTTTTTCCAATTATTGTTTTCCATCACTTTTTAGTCTTTCCTTTGCTATATCAAAATATTTTTCATCTAATTCGATACCGATAAAGCGCCTATTTGTGTTTTTACAAGCAACACCAGTGCTACCACTACCCATTACAAAATCAAACACTGTATCTCTCTCATTAGTATAAGTTCTTATGAAATACTCTATCATCTCCACAGGTTTTTGTGTTGGGTGTTCCGTCTTTTCTTTGCCAGCAGCAATATTAAACTTTTGGTGACTAGAAGGAACTCTCATATCAGAAATTTTATGATGTTTACGACCTTCAAATTTTTGATAAATTTCTCTATCTTGATTGTTATGCTCCACTGTGTATTTAGAACGAGCCAAACCAGATTCAGCCCTTTCTTGCATCTGACGATTATAAATCCATTTACCTCGACTAAAAACCAATACGCTTTCATGCTCTTTCATTGGCTCTCTAACGGTATTGGCAAAATTACTGCCTCTGTTTTTAATCCATACCCATTCATGTTTGAAGTCTTTTACATTGCTCATAACCAAAGCACTTGTAAAAGGTTGTGAAGCGGTGAAAACAAAGGTGGCGTTTGGTTTACACAACCTATACAAATTTTTCCACATCCTATCTAAATCAATAGGTGTGTCCCATTTGGCAGATGTTATACCATATGGTAGATCGGCAAAGACCATTTGAATGTCGTCGCCCGACATATCTTCCATAACTTCAATACAATCACCGTTTATGAGCATAAATTCAATACAATCATCGTTTATGAGACCTAACTCTATTTCTTTCATTTATAACCTTTCTTTATGACCAACGTTGGGGATTTTCACCCCGACATTTTGTCAACATCAAATTTATCTTCTAATATATCTATAATAACATCATTTATATTACTTTTTTTGTTATTAACATAACTCTCTATTTTCAATATCAATGGTGATGGTATATTAAGTATTGTTCTCATACCAACTACTTCTGGAAAAGCCCAAACACATTCAGCGCAATTCAACACACAACCCTCACAAGCTCTCTTCTTGCTTACATTGCAATGTTGACATAGAGTTTGACCATTATCAATATCGTTTGTTCCATTTCTATCAACAGGTATTTTATGATCTGCTTGAAGTCCTTTCAGTCCATCAACACCCTTATCAATAAACTTTCCACAAACATCACAACAATAATTGCTTCGTCCAAATATTTTTATTCTTTGTTTATCAGTAAAGGGCTTTCTTATTTTTGATTCATTTAGAGAAAGACTATTTAACCTATAACCGCTCTTACTATCATAAGTTATATCTAATCCATTCTCTTGAATTAACTCTCTTATTCTACGAGTAAATTCCCCTTGTTGAGCAATAGCTTGTATTTCTTCTCGCGAAACAAAATATCCCATAGTAGAATATAGTTTTTTTGTAATTCTTTCTTTAACAGGGGAAAGTTTTTTTGTTTGACTTACAGTCTTTATGAAATCACTCTCATTCATCTATTATAACCTTTATGACCAACGTTGGGGATTTTCACCCCGAACGCCGGTCTCCGAATTTTGGCTCCGGTGGTTAGACTTGAACTAACGACCAAGTGATTAACAGTCACCCGCTCTGCCAACTGAGCTACACCGGAACACATTTATTTATGCCATATACGCCAACTAATTTCTTTTAGCCAACGTGACCACATAGATTCCCATTGTTTACCTGCAATTTTGGTAATACAAAGTCTCCATACGATCCAAGACATTACACATAACGGTAACCAATAATGCCAATGTATAGACAACATTGTTATATACATTAATGGTAAATAGAAACTTACCCACTTAACCGAATGACGTTTCCACCAACCTTCGGAACGCATCCATCCATCTCTTAAAGCGTCAAAACCACTACTTAAAAGTATAACCATTGTAGCAACTAACGCCTCAAAATCCATTTTACTTCTCCATATATGAAAGTGATTATTGGAGCCGGTGACAGGAGTCGAACCCGTGACATCTTCATTACAAGTGAAGCGCTCTTCCAACTGAGCTACACCGGCCATTAAGCCAGCGGTAGGAAAACCTACTTAATATCGGGCGATACACTGGCCATTGATGCACCCTCTCATATATAAATATTTAATAATTTCATTAATAAACATAAACTAATTTTAATATTATCTGACCTCACCGATTTGCTTCAATGGAACAGGTCTATCGGTCTTTTTATCCCAAACAAGTTCATTGTTTACCATACCTGCCATAAAACTTCCCTTCTTTACAGCACGACCATCATACATGGTTGGAACTACAATATCGTCACCCAAATAACGCTTTCTAGTTATACCTGTTACGTTGTTCTTTGACATCTTACCCATTTTATTATACGCCTTTCTTTTTATTGAAGTTTAAACAAAGCCTTCTTATTATAAGAAGATTCTTTATGATTGTCAACTATATCTCTATAAAACTTTTTAGAATCATTTATACGACCTAGTTTTTCGTAGCACTGACCAATAAAATACTTCTGTTTAGGAACGTCTTTACCTTTAGGATCTTTTTCTATTGCTTTCTCCAAAGTTTCAATAGCTTTCAATAACTTTGATTGACTAGGTGCTCGCTTGCCACCCTTGTAATATAGTTTATCTAGTATGTTGTCTTCCGCCTCAGCCCCTCTAACGCCAGCAACAGTGACAACTTCTTGTAATTCATACTCCTCTTCTTGAACCATGTCATCAACTTGTGACCAAACCGTATTCAACCATTCATCATCAACTGCAGTTGAGTCTGGTTCTTGTGCTACTGACACAGCAAATACAAAAGAAAGAAACCCAGCTATCAATAAACCATAACAACATCCACCACATCTCATTTTTTATCTCCTAAAATGTAAATCTAACACCAAAACGAATACTCTCATTTAAAATATCATTTTTAAATTGTCTTCCATTGTTAGTTTCAAAATTTTCATAATAATCTTTAATTTCTTTTTCAACAAAAGGTATTTTGTTCATAAAAACCACACTTGCGTTTTCAACATCATTAGCCAATACCGGACCGTATCCTCTAAATTCAGCTTCAGCAAAAAACTTAACACCTTTTAACACTTGAGTTTGAACACCAACATTAGCTACTAACCCTAACAATCTATTATGAACATAGTCATGTAAAAAGTCATTATAATGACCTTCCCTTAACATACTAGGGCCTATAGAAGAATAAATATGTAATAAATGAGGAAAAATAACTAATCTTTTACCTATTAATAAATCATATGCCCTAATATCAACTTTTCTTCTCCAATTTGCTAAAGTATAATTAAATTGAAGAGTGTAACCAGCTCCACGATTTGGATTTAGCCATGTTTTTCTAACACCTTTGTTATTTTTCTCATTGTCGCGACCGCGAAGAGAATCACCCCAATAAAGAGAAAAAGTTCCTGCAGATATATTTTGATATAAGGGGTCAGAATCCCTTTCTTGTATCATCACTGGTATTTTTCTGTATGAAAAACCAACACTGAAATCAGCAAAAGAAAAAGTAGGAACTAAAACTGCTAAAAGAACTAAAAACCTCATCATTAAACCTTTCGTTAAATTTGTTATATATATAATATAAGTAATTTAACCATGTTTGTCAAGCGTTTTTTTCACTTTTTTAGAAAATAATACTAAAAATTACTGCCCAAATGGGCACTGATAATAAAATACCCCAAAATAATCCACGAGCTGCTCCCAAACCATCATCTTGCCTATTTAACATCTTGATTCCTTTTTCTTATATCTTGCTCTATTCTTTTGGCTGTTAACGTGCGAACATAACGAGTTTCATCATAGTAAAACCAATGAGTGCCAGTATACAAATAGTTATACTCTTGAACTGGTATATCAAATATATTATGATATACTGTTGGTTTGTTTAGTTCATAATCTTCAAACCTGTCGCGAGTGTAAAAAACAGAATCATTCAATGTTGGTCTTAGTGAAGAAAAACTACCCATCTCTATGAGTTCTGTAACGGATTCTAATGTGTTATAATAATCAAGGAGTATTCTTCCCACTCCACTCAAGTAACCGTCCCAATGACCGTATACAGAGTGATATGTGCCACTTCCATTATACAAACTAACTGTGCATCGTGTTGACATTATATTCTTCCTCTCCTAGGTCTAAATCTTGCCACCTTGATTGTGCCACTTTGGCCAATGACCACCGACCCATTCCGTTTGTTGGTTGAGGCGCTTTTATAAAATCTGTTATATTGTAGTTTTCAATAGAATCTACAAATATTACATTTACATTAAACTCATCTGATAAATTAGACATTGCTTTTTTAAAAAAAACACCTTCACCTTCACTTATAATAAAACCTTTTTTACGATCCTTATGACAAAGAATATCAAAACCATCATATACTAACTTAGCTAACATAGATTTATATCTTCTCAAGTTATCATTGTCACTGAATGAATATATATAAGGATTTATTATACAATAAAAGCTACTTCCCATGCTTTATAAACTCCAATATACCTTTGTCATCTTGACCCCAAATCTTCCACATTCTTGTGGATAACATTTCGTTAATGCTTTGTTCTCCATAATAAAATGGTATAACTGCTGATTCTTCTGTAATCTCTGGTAAATCTACGTTATAAGATAGATATTTAACATCATTAAAAGGATAGTAATGCATGGTTTTTGCATCTAAAATTTCAAAACATGCATAATTGTAGTGCACTTCTTTGTTAATATCTAAATTATCCTCATCCACAATTTTTTTATTCATGTTTTCTAAAAAAATTTTTCTGCCGGTATGTTTTACCTCTAATGTTCTTGATTCTTCACTCATAATGATTCTCTCGTTTGTAATTTGTTTATATTTAACACATTATCACCCATCACCACCCTAATAAATATAAACAAATTACAAACTTCTTTCATAATTAAAAATCTTGACCACTCTCTAATCCAACTTGTTCATTATCATTATCATTATCTTCATCCCAATCATATTCACGACCAAAAAATACTCGTAAAATCCATGTAAAAATCATTATTTACCTCATTTCCAATTTATTGGACGTTCTTCATGACGATCATTGCGGTTTTTAATAGACAATTTGTTTGATTTCTCTAATTCATCAACTTTTGACAATAAAACCTCTATTTCACCCCTAATTTCCCCTATTTTGTCGATAAAAACGGGTTTTTGTGGATTATATAGTTGATTTTTTAGTCGTTTATTCTCGTTTTCTAACTTGTCAATGTAGTCAAAAATAGACTTAAGATAAGATTCAAAGCCATTCTTTATGTTTTTGAAAGCAATATCATCCATAAATTACCAACCAATCCTTTCATGTGGTGTTGATTCAATCTTTTTATCATTGGATAATTTTAAATTAGCTATCTCTTGTTCTAATACATCAATTTGAAACTTTAAATCATCAATTTCATTTTGTGAAGAAGAATTATTATTATAAACAACCTCACTACTGAAGTTGTTTTGATCACCCCAACAAGTATATGGCATACCGCGGTTTTGCTCAACCGACCACGGATCATCTATTTCTTCTTCCTCATCAGATGTATCATCATATTCTATGTCATCAGATAGTTCTACATCTATTTCATTACCTTCATAATCAAATGGGCCTTCGTATACGGAAGATTCTGTTGTTGTATCTTCATCTTGAATGGAAAAATCTCTTGCAAACTCTCCACACCAAAGCAAATCATTTGTTATGGGGAAAACAGCAGTAGTATCATCACCAACAATATAAGGATAACTTACTGGTGGGTTCTTTCTACATTCGCCAGTCGTTTTTCCATCACCATAAGAAAAATAAAACTTACATTCCGAACAACTAATACTTGGGTTATTATCCATTTTAAGCAGCAATCCTTTCTTGATTGTTTGTGTTTAGTTCTTGCATAGCTGATGTAATAATGCTTGGGTAAAAATGAGAGTCATCCAACAAGTGCCTCCAGTTTTCTCTACCGTTCTTATTATACTTATTAAATCTTGATTGATATCTATACAGATTAATACCTAAATCTTTGTAATGTTGCAAATCTAACAACTGTTGAAATGTATAGTTGCGGTTTTGTATGAGCTTATCTAAATCATGATTCTCTTCTGAAGATGCAACAATAACTGAACAGAAAAGATGTGTATAGTTATCTATCCAACGAAATATATTATCCATACTACAATCATCACCAAAAACTTCATAATCATCCTTACCATAAACAACAGCATTGGCAATTATCTTACCAACTGTAGTTCTTGGTATCCAATGTTCCAATGGGTGATTCTTTTCGTATAAGTTATCCTTAACTCCATCCGTAAAATAACCAGTATGAAAATAACAATCAAACTTGAATATAGGTTCACCCAATATAGGATTAATCAAATAACGAAACATATCTGACATTTGGGGGTCATCTTTCTTAGAATGGAATAACTCTGCACCCCACTTAAGTGCCGTCTTTGTTTTCTCTAACTTAACATCCAAATTTTTTCTTGGCTTTTCACGATGTTTCTTCAAATACTCATTATCTTCACTCAAGAAATATAGATTGTTTTCCTTATACATTATTTAATCCTTTTTGATAAAGTAATAAAATCCACCAAAAATAAATCCAAAAACAACCAAACCAATTATATCCAATAAATTAATTTCCATTTTCTCTCCTATAATTTTTATATATGTAAACCACCACCAGCGAATGTTATTCTCAGTGGTGTCTTTGTTATAATCATAGTTGCCTTATTAAATTCTGTATGTTATCAATAGTATCGGTCATCTTTTTTATTTTATTCTCTAAATACTCAATATGTTTAATGGCATCTTGAAGATTGCAATACATTATCATAGGGTCGTTGCTATCAACATCGTATGCACTCCAACCATCTTTTGTAGATACCTTTACAGCAGAAACATCATCATAGTTTTTTATCTCTCGTCTATAGATGGTCTTGCCATTATCGGGGCTTTCATAGATATACTTCTTACCATCATTTGCAACCTTAAGACTATCTATTCTTTCTCTACCTTGTCTATCAACACTAGCCGTCATTTGATTCTCTCCTATTTTTTATATATGTAAACCACCAACCGTGAC